TTGGAAGAAAACTTGATCGATCAAAATTACCAAAAGAAGTTTTACATAGTAAAATGTGTATAAGTTAATACACGCATGGCTTGATGGGGAAGCAATGGACTCTTAATCCATGAAATGCGAGTTCGAATCTCGCTGCGTGTACCATTTCAAAGTTTCGGTGCATTGATGTGCGTATCTTGCAAGATCACATTTGATGAAATCGTGTAAGGGTAGTCGCGTAACCTCACCGAAAGCCATTTATAGGGGAGTAGCTTAAGATAAAAGCGGGACTTCATGAATCCAGTTGGTAGTTCATATCTATCCTCCCCTGCCAACATTATATCAGCGAGCGCATGGGCGTGGTCCGAACTCCAAATCCGGAAACCCGCAGGTTCGACTCCTGCCGCTGGTGCCATTTCAAGGTGCTTTGGTGAATCAGCTATCATTTCTGTCTGTCGAACAGATGTAACGGGGGCAGCACCCGTAAGCACCGCCAATTCAAATTCAAGGCTCATGACGCTGCTGGTGTGGCGATCCGGTTGTCAACCGGCTGAGAGGGGTTCGAATCCCCTATGAGTCGCCAATAACAGGGTATGGGAAAGTCTAGTAATCCGCTACTTTCGGAAAGTAGAGAGCGTTGGAGCGAAGCCAACTGCCCTGACCAATACGCGCCATGGTGTAAGACACGGGAGAGACTTATAAACTCTTTAGCATCAGATGGGTGTTCTTGACTTGGGGCAGTACCAAGATGGCGCACATAGACTCCAAATTATGATAAATAGATGTAATAATCTGTCCTCTAACTTGGAGTATAAATAATGTATTACACCATTTACAAAATAACCAATAAAACCAACAACAAATATTATATAGGCAAACATCAAACCAATAACATTGATGATGGTTATATGGGTTCCGGTAAATTATTACGCCGCGCTATCAATAAACATGGAATAAACAATTTTGTTAAGGAAATTCTCCATATATTTGATAATGAACAGGATATGAATAATAAGGAAAAAGAACTTGTTGTTATTGGAGAACAATCATACAACTTATGTGATGGTGGTAAAGGTGGGTTTGGATATATAAACAAACTTCCAAATCAATCTTGGCGTATTAAAACTGGAAAAATTACTTCGCAAAAATTAAAAAATAAATCGGGGAATGATCATTGGAAAAATATATCCAGATTATCTCATGAAAAATATTCGAATTTAGGATTTCGTAGTTATTCAAAAAAACAACAAAATAAATGGAAATTATTAGGCAGTAAAAACGCACAAACACCAGAAGCTAAAGAAAAAAGAGCAAATACATGGAAAATAAAAATACAGAATGGTTGGAAACCCCACAATTGGAAGATGAAGAATGTGAAGTCTGTCGTTATACAGGTCAGAAACCCATAAAACTGAAAAGACAATGGGTCCATTACTTTCCCTTAAAGGGAAGGATTGTGGTATGTAGATCAAAAAGGTATAATCATGAAAGCAATCTTTAGGTATGATGAATTTTCACACCCACCGCGAATGATGATCAACATTCATGGTGCGCCTCATGAAAGGCAGCATCGTGAAGTTCTTCAAAAGTATCGCGATGATTTGACTGATGCTTTCAAAAGACAGTTGCCGAATGTTACAATTCCTATTGACCATCCGGTTGACTTGGAAGTGTTTTTCACTAATCCGGCAAGTCCTGATTTGAACCATGTATTGACGGCATTGTTCGCCGCAATGGATGCAAAGTCATTGAAGGGTCCGTCTATTTTGACTGATGATCGCCATATTCAAAAGGTGGTTATGTCGAAATATTATATCGGTAAGCCAACAAAAAGGGATAGTGTCCGATGACGATTTGCCGAGTATGTACGGGTAGCGGTTCATTTTTTGCCGTTCAACCTCATAATATGACGAAGAAAAAGGTTTACAAGTGGTTTCCCTGTCCGTCCTGTAATGGACTTGGAACCATTGATGTGGATAGTCCTGCCAAGATTGTAATGCATCCTTTTCCCAAGGGCATTTCTAATAGGCTAAAAAGAAATCTACAAAAATTAAGGGAAGGTAGCGGGGAAGGTCCCCAAGCGGTCTTGAAAACCGCGCCACCGCAAGGTTGATAGTTCAATTCTATTGCCTTCCGCCAATATGGAAAATTAAATAGCCGGGGAGCTATCCACGCTTGGAAAGCGTGAGGCACTTAAATGTGTGTGGATCAAGACCACAGTTTTCCGCCAATAACATATCACGCATACCCCAGTCGGGTCGTGTCCGTCAAGGTATTCGCTCACAACGTCAAGGCGGTGATATGTTTCATTTATGGAAAGATAACCCATAAGGATATGGGGTGCGCCTCGAAAGCGTAACGATGATTCAGTCATTGGGGATCAAGACCTCATCTTTCCGCCATTAGTCTATTGGGATTTCGCGCAAAAAAACCTGATAGGTGCGACACCTGCCTTGCGAGTGGTGTGACTTTGGGGAGAGTCCTGAGCCAATAGGTCCAGTTCGATATAGAACATACACAATATGTTTCTAATTCTATGTTCTGGCGAAAGTGTTTTGCAAACAGCCTAAATAAAATATCAGCACAAACACGGATGTAATGGAGTGCTAGTCGAGAGTTAGTAGCTTGACAAAGTTTATAGCAGGTAGGACAAGGTAGATAAGTCGCCACTCTCATAAAGTGGAGAAAGTCGGGGCAGAGCCGACACCTGCAACCAATAATCTGGTACTGATCATACGTCACCTAAAGACATAGGACCGATCAGCTAAGAGAAAGTATGCGATACTGCCGGATTTTTAATAATGAGTAGGTATCAAGCTCGACGGCAAGGAGCAAGCGGTCTGTAAAACCGATCCCATATGGGCGGGGGTTCGACTCCTCACCTACTCACCATTACGCGGGCGAAGGATTACGGCAGTCTTAGGCGTTGCCAACGCTTCGGCGTGGGTTCGACTCCCACCGTCCGCACCAATAAAGCCTTTTGAGCAAGTATGGTTATTGCACCTGTCTGAAGAACAGTGGAACTCCGTTCGATTCGGGGAAAAGGCACCATTAGATAGGATACCGGTATCCTCCATGTAGATATGGTGGCAGTTAAGGCTGTCGAGTAAAGCCGGGGCTATAATTGGGGTGCGGGATTGCATAGGGTGATCGCCTGCCTTGCAAGCAGGAATCAGCGGGGGGCAGTACCCCGGCACTCCACCAATTTTATTCTATCGTACTCAACTGGTAAGAGAAGTGGCTGTTAACCACCGATATGTAGGTTCGAATCCTACCGATAGAGCCAATATGCTGCTTTCGTCTAACGATCAGGACACCGCCCTCTCAAGGCGGAAACGTGGGGTGAGTACCCGCAAGCAGCGCCAATTTCGGAAGCGTAGATGATCGCGCTACGGTGAGGAAAGTCGGGTCTGCTAATACAACCGTAATGGGTAACGCCCATCCACAGTAATGTGAGGATTAGAGCTACAGGGACGATCCTATTAAGTTAGGGATGAAACGAGCAATCTCTACGGGCAGCAATCTCAAGTTCTCCGAAGGGTATGTATTCCCATCACTTAAATGTGTGTTAGGTAATGGTAGAGAGCAAAGACCTAAATGGAAACGTTTGGGCAAGTCAAATGATCGTCATATATTGATTATAATACGACCATTTCTATAATCAATATGAACAGAAACCCGCTTATTCGCTTCCGAGAAATACTTACCGGGATAAATACCATGTATATCCCGGCATGGCTCGTCCGGGATTTTTTATTTTAGAGCCATAATAATAAAGAGGTAAAATACATGGTTCTTCCTATTGTAGTAGCTGCTGTTGTTGCTGGTTCGCTAGTAACAAGTGGAATTGTTGTTCATGAAAGGAATCCTGTTGTTGGAAATGTTCTAATTGGAGCCGGGGTTGGAACTATTATCGGCGGTGGTCTTGGAACTGCTGCTGGTGCTGGTTTCAGTGTCGCTACTGGAGCAACAACCGGAGGAGTTATTGGAGGTATTGGCGGCGTTGTCGTTGGTCCTCATGTTTCTTATGCAAAGACAAGATATGTGGTATCACATTATCCTGATCCGGCGAAAAATATAAGTGGTTACTAATTTTATCACGTAAAAATTTACTAATACCGGTTGGGGGGACCACAATCCCCCCAATCATTTGGTTCCATAGTTTAACTGGATAAATCACAACCCTGCGAAGGTTGAGTTCCGTGTTCGAGTCACGGTGGAACCTCCATTTCGCGCATATATCCCCTCACGCTTCGAACGTGAACAAAGGTAACTGGAAGGAAGATACGGGTTCGAATCCTGTTATGCGCTCCATTTAAATCTGCCAGCATGGAATTTGCGATGGCAATTTGCACAAAAAACAATACACTTAGAAACTTCGTCTAATATACGTTCTTTAGTGCTACCATTAGCTAATAATCTTGATATGGTATTATCTTTTATTTTTGGGTTCATATGATGAAAATCTAAACAAGAAAAATCATCTTCACCACAACGAACACAATTATATTGAGGCATAATTTCTTCTCGAAACCATTTCTTTTTAGCTTGTTTGTTTGTGAAGGAACGTTTATAAACTTTTTTTTTATTTCGTATGTAAGATTCATGAGCAGCTTGTTTCTGTTTTATAGGGTCTTTATAAGGCATAGTATCTCCTATCAAATGATACTATCTATTTAGGGTTCAAATTTTCAAAATTTTTTGAACCATCAATTCAACTGGGTGAATATCGTGCTAGAAGATTACTTGCCTTGGAAGCAAGTGGACGAGGGGCAGAGCCTCGCACCCAGACCAATTCGTGTTATTAAATATGCCCGCTAGTTAGCGGCTCGTATCAGTCCATGGCTCTGATCGAAACGAGAAAACAACAATAACACGAATGCTATAATGCCGTTTAGTTCAATGATAGAACGTCACGCTCTGAACGTGAATGTCGGTGGTTTGATTCCATCAACGGCAGCCAATTAGGCGTTGAGAATAGCTTTTCCGCCTAGATATGCCAATGCTCCAATACCAACAATCGGCAATGTAGCAATATATACTAAGCCGATGAATGGAGCCGCAAAGAATAAAGCAATATTTTTAATTTTGGTACGCATAATTTTCTTCCTTTCTACTGGACTCGTTGCATAATTTGTGCCAACGAATGTCCTCCAAAATATAGAAGGAATTGACTTACCAAACAACATATGGTATAATAGCGTATAACAAAATTATTCGAAGTATGAAAAAGATATATGAACTAGTGCCGGAATTGGCTACGGGGCGGTCTGCAAAATCGTTTATAGGGGTTCGAACCCCCTCTAGTTCTCCAATAGTACCCATGTAACCGAGTCTGCCTTCTAAGCAGTTAATCGTAGTGGAGTTGAAAACGGGGGTTCAAATCCCTCCATGGGTTCCAGTTAGAGGTTTTTTATGTATCAAAATATCAATGAATATATGCAATATGGTTTTTATTCTGGAAGAACTATTTACTCGCGTAGTTCAGTGGAAAGAACGACAATTTCCTAAATTGTTGGTCCCCGGTTCGATCCCGGGCGCGAGTTCCAATTCGCCTTAGTATCGGACCTGTTGTTCTAAACAGGCAAATAATAAACCGTAATGGACTATAGGGGTTCGATTCCCCTCTAAGGCTCCATTAGAAAGGTAAATCATGGTTACGCTAATTGGTGACGTTCACGGCAAATATGGTGAATATAAACAAATTATAAAAAGGCATAAAAATTCTATTGCCTTGGGAGATATGGGACTTGGATTTTTCCGTTTTGATCATCATGAAGGGAAAATTCCAATGGCTAATCCTCCGTATGATTACATGGTGAAATATAATGCTCGATTTATTCGAGGCAACCATGATAATCCGGAAGTTTGTAAAAAACATACCCAATGGATACCGGATGGAACTATCGAAGGTGATATGTTCTTTCTTGGCGGGGCATTTTCAATAGATCATATGTATCGTCTTGAAGGGTATAGCTGGTGGAAAGATGAAGAATTGTCACATGAAGAATTTGACAAGATCATCGATCCCTACCGGAAAGCTAAACCAAGAATTGTGATAACTCATGATTGTCCTTTGCGGATGGTTCCTTATGTTGGTTCACACCATATTAGGGACAATTCGAGAACTCAACAATTCCTGCAATCATTGTTCGAGTTTCATCAACCCGAATATTGGTATTTTGGTCATCACCATAAGTCATGGAAGATGATTTCAGATAAAACAACATTCCGATGTTTAGCTGAACTTGAGACATTGGAAATCTAACCGTTGTCGGGGCAACGTAAATAATCCCCCCTCAATTGAGGTTCTACCCGAATACGAAGTGCATAGCCACCGTCGCACCAACCAAGGATATCGGGAGACATTCGGTTCAAAGGCGTGAGAACCAGCAATTAGAAATAGAGATAAAAGGAATGAACAAGCCGAGAGGATCGGCAACTGTTTGCTAAACAGATTGTTCCGAGAGGAATACGGTTCGAATCCGTGTCATTCCGCCAATAATGCGCGCGTGGGTCATTGGTTGATCGTCAGCCTTCCAAGCTGTTCCAAGCGGGTTCGATTCCCGCCGCCCGCTCCAATTCAGATAATGGGGATAACAATGTTCAAATGGATAAAGTCGTTCTTTGAACCAAAGAAAAAGGTGCCACATAATGGCATGAGAGCCTATGATAAAGGATTTGATATAAATGATAATCCTTTCTGGAAAAACACGGTTCAATATGTAATTTGGCGCAAGGATTACATTTTTGCGTCACAATATCCAAAGGTGAAGAAAGATGTTAACATACAGTCAACTAAACCAAGAGTGTGAACGATGGCGAAATCGCTATCTATCATCCGATGCTGGTAGTATAGTTGAAGTAAGCAAGGAACAAATTCGATTGATCTATCTTTCGCTTGCTGCTGCTAAGGCGCGGCATTACAATGATAAGGTTGATCCGGAATTTGTAGAGTTAGATAAGAGTTTATAGGGGATTCGTTCAATGGTAGGACGGCAGACTTTGAATCTGCCTACGTGGGTTCGATTCCTACATCCCCTTCCAATATGGCGGTAGTTCGCTGGCGAACGGGCATTGCTCATAACGATGCACAGGTGGGATCGTCACCCACAACCGCTACCAATAAGCTGGCTATGCTCGATGGCAATGAGCGGCGTGTCTGTGAAACACGAATATTCGGTTCGAATCCGATAGCCAGTACCAATTAATGTAGCTTTAACGCCATAGCTATCCGCTGCCGATGAACATGATCGTATCGGGCTACATTTGCACAAAACAAAGGGATATCCTTTGTTTCGATAATAGGAGTATCAATATGGAGCCTTTCTCATAGCTTGCCATCTTTCACTAGATGGTAAGCGGTTATAAGTAAAGATACCCATCTTTCCCGCTTACTAAGAGGGTAAGATGCGAGACTACAATAACTATAAACCGTATCGGACAAAGGCTCAAAAAGCCGTTGCCCGCGCTACGGCAAAAAAGGTAAACGGAACTTGGGTGTCGAATGCCCCAAGGTCCTTTCACGCAAGAAAGGAAAAAACATGTTCCACAATGAGGCTTTCCAATGAAGTAATGAGCCAATCCCGGCTCTTATTCATAGGAGAGCAAAATGCCCGTCAATCAGCCCATCAAACAGAAGGCTAAGAAGGGTAAAAAACAACGTAAAGTTGGTCGCAACGCCAAGTATTGTCAATTCTATGCGTTGACCCATCGTCGGGAGAAAAATAAAGTGATTCGTCTTAAAAAACACTTGAAATATTTTCCCACTGATCATTGTGCCATTAATGCCATGGATCGTTACAAGAGCATGGTATGAGAGCTATTTGATATAACAACAAAGCCGTCCCTCCGGGGGCGGCTTTTTTTTTGCCTAATTTGCCTTGACTCCTCCCGATTTTTGTGCTATCATAAGTCATGAAAAATGATGACTATAATGAAAAATTTATAAAGATGCGGGCAATTGGGCTTCATGCCGCCCAATGTTTGGATGTAATTGAAGGTGAGATAGTCCCCGGAATGTCCACTCAAGATATTGATGATATAGTTGTAAAGTATGCTAAAGAAAATAATTTGATATGTGCGCCTTTAAATTATAAAGGATTTCCAAAAAGTTGTTGTACGAGTGTAAATCACACGATATGCCATGGCATTCCCAAATCCAATAAAATTCTAAAAGAGGGGGATATTGTAAAGGTCGATATTACCTTCAAGGATAAAGAGGGATGGCATGGTGATACCTGTAAGACATTTGCAATTGGGAACGTTTCGGTCAAGGCAAACAAGTTAATCAAGATAACTGAACATGCCTTGACCTTGGGTATCAAAGAGTCCCGCGCCGGGAACAGGATCGGAGATATTGGGCGAGTTATTCAGGATTATGTCGAAGGTGAAGGATTTTCGGTAGTCAAGGAATATGTCGGGCATGGTATCGGGCAGGGTTTCCATATGCTTCCCCATATCTATCATTACGCTCGCCCATGGAAAAATGATATGGATACGAAACTGGAACCCGGAATGATCTTTACAATTGAGCCAATGGTTAATATCGGAACCGCTAAAACAAAGGTTTTAAGAGACAAATGGTCCGTTGTGACCCGGGATCGATTATATTCAGCCCAATTCGAACATACTATTGGGATAACCGAAGGTGATCCTATTATATTTACGGAAAAAGCATGATATATGATTATGGTTTAGAGAAACTACGTAAAGAATATCGAACAAAAGATGGTCAATTTGAAGTAATTCAATCAGATGGAGAAGGATATAAAGTTTATTGGTCTTTATTGAAATATAACCCCACCGAATTAATTTGTGAAACTCCAAATTTGGATTTCGCTATAAAGATTACCGATGCTTTGAATAGAGAGAGAAAATAAAATGGAAATTATAATCACATTAGTAGTATGGTATGTAATGGGATTTATTTCATGTGTGTTAATACTTATTTTAGCACAAAATGAAAAAATCAGATTCAATAAAGAAATGAGAGTAAAATATATAGATTATTTTGCTCCAGAATATTTTCCTCTTACAAAAGAATTTACTGTTGGAGATTTAATATTTTGTTTGATTTTCGGATTAGCAGGAATATTTCTTACTGTTATCTTGATAATCTCATTAATTGTTTATTTTTTCACCAGTGGAATCGGTAAAAAAATTGGAAAGAAGATAAAAAAGTTTTTTGATTATAAATTATGGGAAAGCCATGAAGAATAAACTAAACGACGATATTACAAAACAAACCCGCAATCTTCTCAATCTTATAATGCTAATCCAACGTAAATGTCGTGAAAACAATCTATGGTTGGGAGCCGGATGTGATCCTTATAAAGAAATGACCGATGAAGATCAGCAAGGTCCCTTGGTAACAAAGATGTATGCCATGGTAAAAGAGCTTCGAAAAAACCTAAATAAACGATAATTCCTTCCTTCTTAATCCCCACATTTTAACTAAACATGGAGAAAAACTATGAAGAAATTTCTATTATCCTTGATGTTGTTAGCCAGCTTTAGTATGGTAGCCGAAGCTCGCCCACACCACCGAAAACATGTGCGACATACTGTCTCTCAAGTGCAACAGTCTGAACAAAAATCTTTTTTTATATGGAATGGTAGTGATCTTGTTAGTAAAGCACGATCTTATATGGGAGCTACTGCCTCTACATTGGGTTTACGCCGTAATAAATGGTGTGCTGCCTTTCTGAATAAACTTACTGGATCGGGTAATGATGAACGAGCTATTTCATATGCTAGGCGTGGACAACCCGCTAATAAAGGTTGTGTCGGTTGTGTAGCTGTAATGCGTCATCATGTTGGGGTTGTATCAGGTTATGATAATAGAGGCAATCCAACAATCATTTCCGGCAACCATAACCGTCGAGTAGGAGAAGGAACCTATCCGGCTGGTAGAATTTATGCCTACCGTTGGGTCAACTAAATAATACATGGAATATACCGCTCAACAAAAACAAGTGATGTTGTTTCATCCGGCGATAAAACGCCAGATAAAAATACATTACAAATATAATTTTGCCTATGATATTCCGGGGCTTGTTGGTTTGTCCACCGATAGACGGACGATCTATATTGATCGGCGGTGTTTCCCTCGCAGTAAAAAAATAGTCAACGCTTTAAAATCTTATATATTAACTCGCAAAGGTTTATTTGATATTTATCACATATCACCTAATGATGCTCGTGACCTTGCTTTATCTGTTATTTCGTCCGATGTAGCTGCTTCCTTAAAAGGCTATAAGGCAATAAATCTCAAAAAGAAAGTCAATATCCCTCTCAATCTGGATACATCATTCTTTCATCCTTATAATGCTAAAATTATAAAGAAAAAGATTAAACAAGCTAGAAAACGAAAAGATTTACTTGACACAACCCGTAAAATACGCTATGATAAACAATTAGCGGAGTATAAAGAATTTGTTAGTAGAAATCTACATAAATCCAAAGATATTATAACGGATGATTTATTTTCTATACACCAAAATTCATAATAAAACCAAGAAAAAATCAAATAGTATATCCCGTTTCTGAAGAAACTAGACAAAAATTAAGTAAAAGTAAATTTGGCGAAAAAAATCCAATGTATGGAAAAATACCAGCTAATGCCTTTCGAAAAGGTAATATACCATGGAACAAACATGTTAATTGAAATATATACAAAAAAAGACTGTCCAGCTTGCCAGAAAGTGAAGCAAATACTGACGACTTTTGGGTATAATTACACTGAATATGAATTGGGTCGGAATATAACCCGGGAAGAATTGCGTCGTCAATTCCCCGAGGCTAAATTAGTTCCAATTATAATAGTGGATAATGAACGAGTCGATTGCTGGAACGATTTACAATTGTTATTGGAACAAAAATAATGGCTACTGAAATAATCACCCCATATCCGCTTCCTCCATGGTATGATCCATATCTTTATTACGGATGGGGTGGTTCCGTATCAATCGAAAAACGGTTAGGACAAATTGAGGAAAGATTATCGCGTATTGAAGAACAATTATCTAAAAATGCACCAACTGAATAAGGATGAAAAATGCCAACACGTAAAGTAGTATATGAAGTTATTGATAGCGAAAGAGATTATCAAGATAAAAAATGGGGGATTCATCCAGCCTCTACAGGTTCATATTTGGTTTTTATGCAAGATTATTTGACCGAAGCAATGCATCAATTTACCCGTCAATCAGGTGAAATTGCAGGTTGGCAGGCTCTTGATACAATCCGCAAGGTAACAGCTTTGGGGGTTGCTTGCATGGAGCAAAATGGGGCATATTACCGCGAAAATGAACCCAATTGGAATATAAACAAATATAATGAATTTAAAACTAAAAACCCAAAATATAAATTATTCGATTTCAAACAATATCATACACATTGGGAGAATCCTAAAATGAGTTATCTATCAGTCAACCGTCAAACCCTGATCAACGATCTAAAGCAATGCGTTGCTGAAATTCGTTTCCAGAAAAAAGATGGCAGCACCCGAGTTATGAAGGCAACGTTACAAAAAAACTACTTGCCGGAAGAATATCGGGACGATCCAGAAAAGCATAGCAATAAGCATTATAACCCCGATGTATTATCGGTATGGGATATTGATGCTAATGAATGGCGATCTTTCCGCTTGGATTGGATATATTCAGTTCAGCAATTGCAAGGATACTAATGTTCAAATTGACTAATCCGCTTTGGTTTTATCCAAACTGGTTTATAAAACCACAAAATTCTTTTCCAAAACCATTGGAAAGCTTTTTTGAGACAAATGAATGTCCAGATTGTGGTTCCAAAGATTTTTCAGGATGGGAGGATGGTGGACACGATATAGCTTTAGAATGTAATAAATGTCATTCAAAATTTGGTGTTCAGCTTCCCCCTTTTAATTTAATTGAAAGAATAGGAAAAATATAATGGCACTTTATTGGGTTGAAGCCCGTTCTTACCATAAAATGTATTATGTGGTGGAATCGGAAGGCATTCCGGATGCTGACGAATTGACCAAACGTATCAATGAAGGAACTCTTTCGGAAGTCGCCCAAACATGGGAAGGGGAGCAGCTTGAATCTGTTACCGAAGTCTCTCCCGAGCGTTATAAGGAATTATGGGAACAGCTTTATCCGACTGATCACCCATATCATGAAATATTTTCGGAAAATCGAAAGGTTGCTATGGAAAATTCTGTTATCAATCTGGAGGATGAAGTTCGATTCGAAGAAAAAAGTTGAAAATTTTTGACATAAATAAGTTATCTTTAACAACGTTATTGGGGGTTTCATGAAATGGACGAACAAAAAGTTTGGGGGAAACACTATCTAGTTGATTGTGCAGGATGTAATATTCCTCAAATAACAGATGAAAAAAATATTAGAAAATTTCTTCAAGAATTAGTAAAACGTATTGATATGAAAGCGTATGGTCAGCCTGTTTTAGCGCATTTTGCAACACATGACCCCTCAAAGGGAGGATGGACAGCTTGCCAAATGATCGAAACAAGTCTAATTGATGGACATTTTGTTGATGAAACAGGCGAAGCTTATATATCAGTTCATTCTTGTAAAGATTTTTCGAATGAAATTGTAAAAAATACAATTCAAGAATTTTTTACACCGTTTTCAATAAAAGATCATACTGTTTTACGGGCGGCATAATGTATCATCCTTATACTGTTTATCTTATTACAAATACATTGAATAATAAGAAATATGTAGGATATACAAAACGAAGCTTAAAAGAAAATGATAGTGAAGCAAGACTACAAGCCGTTGAATGTGTTTGAAACATACCTTCCCCCGGTCAGTAAAGCCATCTTTTTTGACCGGGATGGTGTTATAACTAAGCTTGTTCCAAAAAACGGTAAAATGCGCTCGCCATGGATTTGGAGTGAGGTTGAGTTTTATCCAGATATCAAAAATTTACTGACCCGAACCAAATCTATGGGGTATCGGAATTTGGTTGTGACCAATCAACCCGATATTGCTACCGGGGAAATGCTAAAGACTGATCTTACGCTTATTCATGAACAAATGCAAGAAATCTTTCCTATTGATATGATTCTGTCTTGTTCTGATCGATCATCCAACGATTTCAAGCCTAATCCGGGTATGATTCTAACGCTACAAAGAGCATGGAATGTTGACTTGAAAAAGTCATGGATGATTGGGGATCGCTGGAAAGACGCCGTAGCCGCCTATCTTGCCGGGGTCCGTTATATTCATGTAGGAAATGAAGATGCAATAGCTCCCTGCCATTACAAGGTGGGAGAACTTAGAACTGCCATTGATCTAATTGAGGATGATTATAAAAGAACATATCATGATTGAATTATATGAAGATTATATGAAAATTATAACAAATGCCATCAAGGATTTGAATAATCCTGATGATCAAGAAAAATTCGAACGGATAGTAAAAATCCTTCGAAGTTGCCGGGAAAGGCGGGGTCGAGTATTCATTGCTGGTATGGGAGGATCGGCAGCAAACGGTCAGCATATGGCTAATGATCTTCGAAAAATGGCTAATATCGATGCAATCAATCTAAGCGATAATATTGCCGAACTTACTGCTCGCGCCAACGATGATGGTTTCGAAACTATCTATGTAAACAGTCTCCGAGTAAGCAATTTTGAATGGAAGGATGTTTTATTCATCCTATCAGTATCCGGAGGAAGTTATGAAAAGAATGCTTCCATGGGTTTAGTTCACGCTATCGATTATGCTGTTGAAAAAGAGGGAACGGTTGTTGGTATTGTGGGGATGGAAGATAGTGTAACGGCTCGAAATGCTGATATTGCTATTATTACCCCATTTACGTCCGTATTTACAACCCAAGTTTCCGAAGCCTTACAAGCCGTCATTTGGCATGGCTTGGTATCCGATGAACGTCTAATGGTCAACAAAGCGAAATGGTGATTTATGCCTGATACTATGAATACTAAAACTGCCCAATTGTGGGAAGTATGTCGAAATTTTATTGAAGAACAACAAATATCTTGTGCGGAAGCTGTTTGTCAATCTGATCGTGTAATTCTAAATGCTTATGAATTTATAGAAAAAATTTGTGATATTGTCGGATATTACCAATATCCAGAAATGGATGAAGATGAAATTTGATCATACAGGATTTGAAGAAAACGAAATATCAATCAAAGCGTTTGGGGGAACTGAACTAACCAAGCGAGGATTGGCAAAATATATCGATCCTGATTTACTTTCTAATTTCCAGATTATATGCTCGCGTGTGAGGGAACTCGATCCCGAAAAAATTCGGATTTATTATATTCATGATTTACCGGAAGACCCGGAATGTCGAAAGATTATTGATCCTAATTTTCGTAACCAATTTCATTTGATAGCATTTACTAGTGAATGGCAATATCAACGGTTTCAACATATTTTGAATCTTCCTTATGAGGAAGATTTTGTTGTTTTGGATTCAGGCGTTGAACCAATCGAAGATCATGAAAAACCAACCGATAAAATAAATCTGATTTATAGTTCAACCCCTCAAAGGGGTTTAGCTCTTTTACTACCAGTAGTTGATAGGCTATCGGCGGTTTATCCTGAAATTCATTTGCATGTTTTTTCCTCATTCAAGATGTATGGATGGGATGAATATGATAAAAAATTTGATGAATTATATAATTTTGTTCGTAATCATTCCCATATGACTTATCATGAATTTAGCGGTGAATCATCCAACGATGAAGTCCGTGCCCAATTGAAACAATCCCATATTTTTGCTTATCCATGTATATGGCAGGAAACATTTTGCCGGTCAGTAGTTGAAGCTATGTCGGCTAAATTGCTATGTGTGCATCCTAATTATTGCGCCCTTCCTTTTACAACCGGAGGATTGAATATTATGTATCCCGGTGATAAAGACCCCCAAAAACATATCAATAAATTTGCTCAATATCTGGAAACTGCAATTCGCATGATAAAAACAGAAAAAGATTTGATAACTAATAGATTGATGTTCAACAAAGCTTTTGTTGATACTCGTTTTTCAATGAATATGGTTGCTCGTAATTGGTCATTGATATTAGATCAATTATCGAAAAAATATTCAACCATTGAATCTCGCAAAATCCCCGAGCAAATGTTTCATTATAATACGGGGGGATAATGCGTATATCCAAAACACCCCTACGAATAAGCTTTTTTGGAGGTGGTTCCGATTTGCCAGCATTTACGGAAAAGGAAAATGGAGCCGCCCTATCGGCTACTATCAATAAGTTTGTCTATGTTATTACCAATGAAACCCAACGTCCCTTGCGATTTATCCACGAAGATATCCAATATGGATTATCCAACATGCGTAATAATATCCTCAAGGAAACTATAGAGGAATTTGGTATAACCAAAAATCTGGATATTGTATCAATGTCGGATATTGATGCGGTGGGAGCCGGTTTAGGCGGATCATCAGCATTTACGGTTGGATTACTAAATGTTTTAGAACATGGTAATATGTTTCCAACCCATCATGCTTTAGCTACAAAAGCGTGTGAAATTGAAATTGATAAATGTGGTTATCCTATCGGTATTCAAGATCAATATGCGGTAACTTGGGGTGGATTCCATTTATGGGAATTTCATCATAATCCCCGATATGCTGACCCAATTGATAATCTTATTTATGATAAATCTATTATAGATACAATATTAGAACAAAGGTTGGTTTTGATTTTTTCAGGTATGGCTCGAAGTGAAAATGCTGGAACTATCCTTCAATCACAACAAAAGTCATTGAAGGATGATCCCCAAAAATTTGAATTGATGAAAAGAATTAGGGATCGTGCCTATATTGGAACTGAATTATTACATAATGATAAATTTGACGAATTTGGCGAATTATTACATGAAAATTGGATGGATAAAAAATCTCTCTCTATTGAACTTTCCAATCCTAATTTTGATTATATGTATGAATTTGGATTGAAAAATGGAGCTATTGGAGGAAAATTACTTGGCGCTGGCGGCGGCGGGTTCTTTCTATTTTATTTACCTAAATCTGTAAATACAGAGAATTTTATTAGCGATTTTCTTAGAGAATTTCCCTATAGTAAATATTATCCTTTCCAATTCTATCCCAACGGATCAAGGATCGTATGACCTAAATAGATGGACAACAGAGATGGATTAGATGAATAATGCTATAGGATCGTCTAATAACATAATCGAATTTCCACTCGAAATTTCACGGAATATTCGAAATATCCCTCAACTTAATAAAGAGCAAGTAGATGAACATGTTCTTTATCTAAAGAATTATGTTGTAGATGAAGTTCTAACAGTAATAGTCCAAAGTGTTTATAATCAGTTGGCAATATCCGGTCATGAAATCAATGAATATACCATGAAAGACGGTGCTTTGATTGTTGAAGCTATTCGATCTATTATACAGAAAAATCATGGTATTTCTCATGAATTTCAAAATCTAGCCGAAGAAATGTTTACAAAAGATGAAAATAATTCCTTGACTTTGAGCGCCGATTTGAGTATAATAACAAATAGCGCAATGAAAGCTGTTGGAAATAATTAATGTCTAATGTTATAAATTTAGCCACAAAACTCAAGACTGTTGATGAACCAACAAACGATTTACGTTGGATAATTAGACATACCGAAAAAGTATTACAACAATACTGGAAGGTAACAAAAATGAATCGAGTAACTTTTGAATGGCGTGATGTGCCTATTGAAATGGAGAAATGAGGTGTATCATCTTTATAAAAAGACCCATAATATAACTGGGCTAAAATATCTTGGTCAAACAACTAAAAACCCTTACAAATATAGAGGCTCTGGAACTTATTGGAAACGACATATCAAAATTCATACATTAGAAACAAAACAAAAAATGAAAAATAGTTGGAAAAAACGAAAGGAAATATTATGCGCTTAGGAATAGCAGAAATATTGAAGGAAGTTGCAAGTAAACCTAACAAGCAAGAAAAGATCAATGAATTACGAAAACACGCAAATAACAATGTATTGACCTTGCTTCTAAAAATGTCCATGGACCCGGGATTGCAATGGCGAATACCTCCGGGAACTCCTGAGTATAAGCCTGCTGTAAATGCGGATCAACAAGGTATGTTGTATAGTTCTATCAAATTGATTCTTCGTCTTTTTATCATAAATCCTATGCTTCCCCCTCCCCCAACTAATAAAAGACAACAAGCTAAAATAGAAATGAAATTTATCGAAGTTTTGGAAACCCTGCATCCTGACGATGCTAAACTATTGGTTGCCGTCAAGGATAAAAAGCCTTTGGCTCCGGGTATTACCAAAAAACTGGTAGATGAAGCTCTACCCGGATTATTGCAATGAGTTATGTTTATTGGATACATCATAAGGATCATACGGACATAAACACTCAGAAGAAACAAAAAAGAAAATAAGTTTAGCTAATAAAGGTAAAAAAAGACCTGATCTAAGTAAATATAATAAAACGCGAAAAAGGAGAAGCGATTTTGTCCAGAAGTAGAAACAGAAAATATTATGATGATTATGGTTATGAAGAAGAATATTTCGAAATTTTTGATCGAAATAAAAAAAGACGACAAGATCGACAAAAAAAAGCAAACAGTCGTGAGTCATTCGATAATGATATAGAAGAAAACGATTATGCCAACATACACAATTCGCAATTGCAAAACCGGTAAAGAATTTCAAAAAACCATGACTATAAGTGAAATGGAGGTTTATCAAAAAAAGCATCCAAACCACGAAGTTTTATGTGGATTACCAATTATCGGATACAGGATGCATCGTGCAAAACCGGCTGAATGGTTCCGGGACAGATTACGAGAAATCAAGAAAAAATTTCCCAAAAATACTATAAACGTGCCTTAATGATATTTCCTCATAAATTTTTACCGCGCCAAGAATTGGTAGCGATTACCGATGAAAACGGACGGCGTTATAAGACTCCAATTGGGGATTTGCCATCCGTAACTACTGTTATTGGTCAATCCATGGATAAAACAGGATTGGATCGATGGCGAGAATCCATTGGAGACGAGGAAGCCGATGGAATTGTAAATCAAGCCCGAGTTCGAGGGCGAGAATTACACGATCTAGCCGAAAATTATGTCCGAAATAATCCAAATTATGCTGATGAAGCAATGCCAATAAATCTGGATACTTTTCGCCAAGTAAAAGCTTTATTGGATAAAAATCTGGAAACGGTATATGGGATCGAATTGCCCTTGTGGTCTAAAGTCCTTCGAACGGCAGGACAAGCTGATATGATAGGGAAATGGCAAGGAAAAAATGCCATTATCGACTATAAAACATCATTGAAACCCAAGACTGAAGAAAGATGCCTTGGTTATCTATTACAGGGAACCACCTATGCCTGTATGATGTATGAACGTTATAAAATGATTATTCCTTTAGTAGTTATTATTCTTACTATTGACCACGAATTAAGACCTGTTGTCTATTCTGTGTCATCTGATAAATACTACGATCAGGTTTATGATATTTTCGTAGAAAGGCGGCAACATGAAATCATTCAAAAGGCATTTGCTTGATGAATCGGCAAGGCGTAGCCTTTCACGTATTATGTCTCACCTTGAAGGGGGTAATGTTGGAATTATATCCGCTTCCTTGAAGGATCGATCCGCCGCCGAAAATAATAAACATACAAACGAAATGGAGAAGGCAATCAAGTCAAGCGGCTTGGCATATTTCCGTCGCCATGGTCAATATGAGGGTCCAAAAGGTCTGGAAAAGGAACGGTCATTTGTTGTTCTAGGAAAAAAAGGTAATGATCAGGGTCAATTGCTCAATCTTCTAAAAACCCAAGGTAAGCTACACGGTCAACATTCGATCCTGCATAAATCTTATGATAAAAACGATGCTGAATTACACTTTTTACAAAATGATGGAACCAATAAGGAAGGGGATACAATGTCTGTGGGAAAATTCCACCCCAACCATGTAAATCCTTATGGACATACCGTCTTATCCAAAGGGGGAGGCAAAGCGGGAAAAACACCCGCCGCCTTTAAAACTTTTGCATTTGAGGAAATAACCAATGAGTAAATTTGAGTCTTTTGCCCGAGCAACCATTATAGCCCGTAATAAAATTCGAAGCCGAAGTGGATTGCCCCTGTTGAATTTTGAAAGTGATTTGGATGAAGAAATAGCAAGTTTAAGACAGGAAGATTATCATAATTTTTATAATGATCATCGAAAACAAGCGGAAGCTGTTATTTTATATCGTTATTTTCCTACAGAAAATGTATCAGATAGTTTTATGAAATCGGTTAAATTTGGAGCGGAAGTTTCGCAAATAGTCAAGCAATGGTGGGAGGAAAAAAATGGAGAGAAATTATAATTTTCCAGTCCCTTATCATTTTTCAGCATTTGAGGTTAGTTTTGCTCCGGGAAGATTGCAATCAATGGGTATATGGGATTTATTGCCCCGTTACATGCGAACAGAAATAATGGAAGCTTATAATAGAAGGGCTGGTTATACCCTAACTCGTGAAGATTTAGACAACATAAACGATGAAGCATGGGAGAAAATTTCCCTATTATTTTCTTGACATATCCTGTTGAACGTGATATGATAATATACTAATCATGGAGAATTTATAACGAACTATGTTGTTGGTTTTTAGCAGCGAAATTGGGGAAAAAATATTACATTCAGAACAAGCCAAAGGTGTAATCAATCCATCCGTTGAATTATTGAAAAACTGGATGGTCTTAGAGAACAAAAAACTTCTCAAAGAATTGAAAAAAGATGACTAACAATCAGATTGTTGTTAGTGATCTATTTCAAGGTCCTTACGAACATAATAAACGATTAGCCGAGCAAGAAATTCTAATTAGTCGTCTGGATTCTCATAAAGACGATCCGGTTATCGAAAATATTATTGCGACCTTGCAAGATTTGACTGAAAATAAAATAGCTTCGGTTGTTCATTTTGAATCGGTTGTTGATCGATTGAAAAATCATGTGGAAATTATATGAGCCAACGCAATAGTGGTTATAAGCGTAAAAAGAATGATGAATATTTTACCCCGGAATGGGTAACAAAGGCGCTTATTCCTTATATTCCTTCTCATGTTAAACATATATGGGAACCTGCTGCGGGAAATGGAAAAATTGTAAACGAATTAAGAAAAAATCTTTATGATGTTACTCCAACTGATATTACAAATGGAAAAGAATGGGATTTTTTAAAAGCAAAAATTGAATATCCTTTTTGGCATGTACCACCTGATGCTATTATAACGAATCCGCCTTTTAATCAAGCACAAGAATTTATTGAACACGCATTAAACTTGATAAGAGTATATAACGGAATGGTCGCAATGTTATTGCGAACTGATTATGATAGTGCAAAAACTCGTCGGCATTTATTTGGAGATAACAAAGTATTTACAAGGAAAATAATCCTAACGCGACGAATCATATGGTTTCCAAAAAAGGGTGCTGCACCATCCTACAACCATGCGTGGTATATATGGGATTATAATCATATGCCTCAAGGTGCTGCCCCTGTTATGTCTTATTATTATGATCCCTAACCCATTGATTTTCCATGTTTCTTAGTTCTTGACATAGCCCTTGGGGTGTGTTATTCTCTTATCATGAGAAAAAGAACCGACATTCATCGCCCAAGTGCGATCCGTCCGCTTGAATATGAATATATCGCCATGGACTATATTGGTCCATCTGCTAACAATGATTGGCGATTCCTAGCGTCGGAAAGACAGGTTTTCCGCGCCCATCAAGCCGATACCAAAGGAAAATTTTCCCACCACGATCATGGCGGATCATGCCATATCTGTGGTGCGAATGCGTTTTATATTGCCAAGTTTTACCACAAGAAAACCAATTCCTATATCGTTACCGGCACCGATTGTGCCGAAAAGATGTCAATGGGTGACCCCACCGCTTTCAAGGCTTTCCGTAAGCGGGTGCTGGAACATGCCCGCGCCGAAAAAGGCAAAAAGAAAGCTATCGAATATCTTTGCGAGCGTGGCTTGTCGAAAGCTTGGGACATTTATATGAGTCCCGAATATAAAACTGGCTCTGTCCCGCGTGATGTAAATATCCTTAGCGATATTCTTGCCCGCCTTGTAAAATGGGGCAATTTGTCGGAAGGTCAGGTCAATTTTCTGAAAACGTTGGTCAATCGCATTGAGAATCGCGACAAGATCGAAGCCGAACGTGCTGCCAAATATGCTACCGCGAAAGAGGTTCCGGTTAGCGACAAGCGCATAAAGGTTACCGGTGTCGTGCTGGCTGTGAAGCCCCCAAGCGAATGGGATCGTTTCGGCATGTGGAAAATGCTGGTCGAGTCCACCGATGGCTGGAAAGTATGGGGTTCGCGCCCGCTTGCGTTGAGCGATGTTGAACGGGGTTCCTTGGTCAGTTTTGAGGCGAAGGTGACTCGCAGCGATAAAGACCCTAAATTCGGTTTCTTCAACCGTCCGTCTAAACCGGAAATAATTCAATCTGTATAAACAAAAGGAAAATATCATGCTTCAATTTTTGGCTTTGCATCCTGATGTAACCCCCGATCATGTTGGTCTGATTCCTACATTCCTTGATGTGAATGATCCGGAACCGGCTGCAAAACAGATCGATAAAAATTATCAACATGGCGGTGGTTGGCATCCTTCGAAGGGTTTTAAATTGACAAAGAAATTTGCGTTGGTTTATCCGGGTGATCCCCCACTTGTGCCTTTGGCAATGTCTCAACTCCGGGATGAAACTATTCTTATCTACCCATACGGGTATGTTGCTATTGTGCAACCTAACCACGATTTTGAAGCTTCCCGGGTGGACTAAAAATAGTTCTTGACTCCAATCTCCAATCATGGTATGATCTTATTATGATGACAAAATTGAGCTATGAGGAAAAGGCTAAGTCCCTATGGGAAGCCTTTGATGAAAATGCCAAATGTGGCATTCGTTTCGGTTTATTTCCCGCTGATGTAATGAGGGAAGCTGAAAAAACCGGATATACCGATTCTAAAAAGCTATGTGTAGCTTTGATGGATTGTGCTTCTAACGATGGTGGAATGAGAGCTTAATAATGAAATGCGATTTTTGCCAAGACACCAAAATGCTCATTCTCGATGCATTGCAAGTTGATGCAGCTAGAAAGCGATGGCAATGGGCGAGGCTTGGTCCGGGAGCCAATGATTGCCCGTATTGCGTACAAATACCACTAAATGAGAAAATGGAAAAGGAATATAGGCAATGACTGATGTAGTTTACACATTCGAAGATCGTGCCGTAAAAAATGAGCGCAAGGCGCAAGAATTAATCAAGACGCAAGCCGTTCATCGTGCCAATGCCGAAGCATGGGAGACCATGGCGGTTTATGGTCCGGAAGAATACCGGGATGCTCGCCTCAAAATGGCGGTATATGAATTGAAAAAAGCGGGGATTATGTAATGGCTAAGAAAATTTCCCATATGGATTTGTTGATGGCGATTTCGTCATTAACCGATGAAAATCAGCTAAATCAGATAAGCGCAGCGGTCAAGAATCGCAAGGATTCTTTATCACAGATTAGGCTTACAACAATCAAGGTGGGCGATACTGTTAAATTTGCCAATATTCGCCCGACATATTTGGCAGGATTAACTGCTAAGGTAGTCGATGTAAAACGGAAAACGGTGGTAGTATCAATGCCGCAAAATCCGCAATATGGGCGGTTTGCAGGATTGCCGCGAGTCCGGGTTCCTATATCTCTTATTGCGTGAGGAAACATGCCGAATAAAGACAAAGCTGATAAGGTCAATGCTATCATTGCTGATTTAGCAAATGATCTGCGTCCCCTAGTGGATCGGATTGAAAAAAGACCGCTTCCGACAACCAAAAACAATTATGGCGAATATCTCGCCCTAATTGGCAAGCTTTCACGCGGCGATCATAATATGGGTAAAATAGTTACCGCCGCTTTGCTTGATGCCGGGGCAAACCATGCCGGGGTTGCTTCCGCTTACAAAATCTCGTTTGGGGGTTGATATGCGAAGCAAATCATATCTATTTACGCTTGATTTGAATCCTATAGTTCAACCATGGGACGAATATTTTGATAAACTTGGTTGTTATAGCAAATTGAAACGACTTGCCAAGCTTCATAATATTGTTCGTCGCGTTGTTGAACCTGATAAACCCGAGAACGATATCCGGGTCAGGGTTTATGGGCGACTTGGTAAAAATAGCCCTTATCGGCGTTTATATAGTCGAACACGCGGAAATGTTAGGCTCCGAGATGCTTCCAGATTTGACGTGTATATTCAAGGTGGATGGAAATGGTTTCGCGTAAACCAAAAATAACTTATCAGCAATCATTGGCGCTTAATAGTCTTGAATGGCAAAGACAGCAATTAATACGATTGGGACATATTGAGGCGGCTAAAATTATTACTGAGGTTTATGAAAAAGTTTTGGATGAAATGGTGGAACAAAATGCCAAAAAATGAACAATTAGAACCGGACCTTTACATTAGTAATGAAGGTTCAATTTTTCTTGTCAATCCTATCTCCGATAAAGGCAGACAATGGTTACAAGAAAATATCGATCCCGAAGCATTAATGTTTCATGATGCTATCGTGGTTGAACATCGCTTTATCGGCGCTATTGTCGATGGTGCCCAAAATGATGGATTGATGGTCGAATGAAAGAATACCATACTACTGGGGGTCGTCTTGCGGTTCCGTTTGTTCATATAAATGGAACTAGCAAGGCAAGCTTGCTTGAAGGTTATACAAAGGCTTATGAAAGCCTATTGGATGCTGAAAAAGCTTTGTGTGCAATGGCACCCCATATGCGGGATTATTACCCATATCCATTAAAAGATGGTCAATGGGAACTAGCCGATGATCAACATGCGGCTCGCTTGAGAAAAATATCTGAAATTATGTCCGATTTGATCGTGCTTTCGACGGCGGTTATGGAGCAAGGAAAATGAAAAGTAGAGGTGAATTTGTGAATGAAGCGGTAAATCTGTTAACTAATATAGGGGCTACAGATGTATCACTCAAAAATGTTACCAAATTAGCCGACACATTACAAGCAAATTATAATGCCGGTGTTATGAATAGTATGCAAACAATAAGATCAAATGAAGAATTTTACAGTCACCAAATGAGATTGGCAAAATCAAGTCTTTCGAGTGTTTTGCGAATTGTTCTTGATGATATTCACAAACTGATGGTGAAGTCATGAACCTATACGAAAAATGTCTAGTGTTTTTCTTTTCGGAAGTCCTGAATGGACTATTCGTTTTGTTGGTTTTAACACCGATAATAGCGGCATGGCTGTATTATTGGGGATGGTTATAATGACTGAAACAGTATCGCTACTTGAATTTTGGGGAATGCTTGCTCGCGCCGATTGGTATTATGAGGCTTCGGACGATCATAGTGTTTGGCAAGCAGGTGTAGAATCTTTTCGAAAACTGGAAGAAATAGCTAAACAATCGTCTAAACATACCAAACTTTATCAAAGATTTGGTGACCATTATTTCAGTGGAAAACCTTGGGGAACTAAACAGGCTCCCTTACCAAGAAAGCCAAAATCATGAAGAAACACGGAAAAATATATGAAGCCATTGCCGAAGATTTGACTAATCTAGGCGGTCCTATGGGCACTGAGGAAGTTTATGAAAAATGGCGACGATTATTTTATCAACCATCAGCCGCTAAAGAATATTGTGAGCAGGATTATAAAAAATACCATAGAAGCTCATTTAAATGGAAAAAAGATGGGCAAGGATGGTCATCAGGTGATTTATTATTCATTATGTATTCGGTGCGTCCGGTGAAAATTTATACTTGACACCGCCCCCTAAATATGTTATGATAATAAAATAAGATTTGCACTTTTAAAATGGAGAAAATAAAATGTCGCATGATTTAGAATTTATTGGCGGTAAAGCCGCTATGGTATATACCAAGTCCGGGGGTGTTCCTTGGCATGGTTTCGGGTTTCCTATTAAAGATGATATGGCACCCAAGGAAATGCTCAAGGTAGCCAAATTGAATTGGACCGTTGAAAAGGTCCCGGCATATGCCACAATCAACGGTAAAAGAATTAATCTTGATACCATGGCACTGGTTCGTTCGTCAGACCACAAAATTCTTGATGAAGTTTCGGGCGATTGGAATCCCCTGCAAAATGAGGAAGCTTTTGACTTTTTCCGCGAATATTGCGATGCAGGCAATATGAGCATGGAAACTGCCGGTTCCTTGAAGGGTGGTCGCCTTGTATGGGTTATGGCAAAGATTAAGGGCGACAAATTTGCTCTATTCAAGGGCAAAGACGTAGTTGAGTCTTATGTCCTACTAACGAATCCATTCATATACGGTATGAGTATTTCGGCAAGCCTTAGCATGATTCGCGTGGTTTGTGCCAATACCCTAGCCGCTTCGCTAAGTGCTTCTAAGGGTGATAAGATCGTCAGAGTAACACACCGCAAGGAGTTTATCGCTGATGATGTAAAACAGACCCTTGGCTTGGCGCATGAACGCATGGTGAAATATAAGGAAGCCGCTAATTTCCTTTCCAACAAAAAGGCAACCCCGGAACAGATTTCGGAATATTTGAAACAAGTGTTCCCGGTAATTACCCAAAAGTCCAAATCCAAAAAGGAATTGAGCAAGAATGCCAAGTCCGTTTTGGCGGTCATGGATACCCAACCCGGAGTTGAATTTGGGCGTGGAACTTGGTGGCAGGCATTGAATGCGGTAACCTACCATCTTGACCATAGTGCTGGTCGTAATGCCGATACCCGCTTGACTAGTGCCTACTATGGTCTTGGCAAGAAAACCAAGCTAAAGGCTTTGGAACTTGCTGTCCAGATGGCAGACGCTTCCTAATGCTTTTGACTGCTGAAGAATGGCTAAACCGTCCGGAATATCAGGATTATACAATTCTTGACCCGGACGGTTGGGATAGGGAAAATTTTGACGTTAGTTGGAATGAAAAGATAAGTCGCGAAGAATTTATCAAACGTCTTTATGAATCCACCGTTATGATTAGAAGGAAATAAAAATGGGTGACCGAGCGCAAAATGTAAAAGCACTTTTGCCTTTAGAATATATTACCCTCAAGGCACTCAATCCTGCTTGGAAAAATAGTTGGGCTAAAGATTTGGTTCGAAATCCTATCAAAGTAAAGGGAAAGCAATATGAATTAATTACTGAGCATTTTTTGACGTATAAAGGATATGATGTTCGTCCCCGCATTCATTCATCACATGATAGAATCATTGATGGGAAAACTGCTGAAATAAAGGGAGCATCAAGTTCAAATGGGATTTTTTCCTTTATGCAGATTAGACCCAAACAAGGATATCAAAAATTAATTTTTATGGCTGTTCATCCAGATAAGGTTGAATTTTATGAATTTGACCATAAAAAGGTCAAAAGATTTATCACCAATGGAACTTTCAAACCACAACATGGTGGTAAAGAAAATAATGGAAAATTGAAAGATACATATATGTTTATCGGAACATTAGATCGATTTTCACAACAAAAAATGTTTGAAATGCATTCTTCCGAATTTATGCAATGAAACGACACACCAAACAATCAACCAAACAAAAATACGGAGCGTTTCATACAGAAAACGTTGATCAACTTTTTTCTGGATTTGAAAGCCTTGTAAAAAATAAACTCATTATCGACCCATTCGTAGGGGGCGGCGATTTGATTGATTGGGCATTACAACATGGAGCTAAGGATTACGAAGTTTACGATTTATTTCCGGCATTTCCAAAAACATTGCAAAACGATTCCTTATTCAATCCCCCGGATTATACCGGTAAATTCTTAGTAACCAATCCCCCTTATCTATCCCGGAATAAATCAAAAAAAGAAAACGTCAAGACGTTTGATAAATGGGAACAAGATGATTTATATAAGTGTCATCTGGCGTCCTTGTATCCTACTTGTGATGCTGGTTTGATTATTTTACCGACAAATTTTTTATCAGAATCTCGACCAAATGCACGTTATATGTTTTTCAAAAATTATACAATTGGGAAAGCCAAATACTACATGTATCAAGCCTTTCCTAACGTTACTACCGGAATAATGGTATTTAATTTTTATAAAAACAATGATCAAATAAAAAAATTTGATATTGAAATTCATCGATCTGCGACGGATATCCAAACCGTAAAAGTGAAATTATCTCCACAATATAATTATTTGTGGGGGGATGAATTTTTTGATTATATTGAAGATACCGACCCGATAAAAATCATCAAATATGATACCGCAAGCAAAAAGAAACCTAATACAAAAATTGTAATTGGCTTGCTTACTAAAGGAAGCTATGGTTTAGGAGCACACATAAATACAGGAAACCCTTTGTTAGTTAGAAAAACGACATTTACAACATATCAGATTTCTATCGATGGATATAACCTATCTAATCAACAACAAACCAAAATTGTTGATTTGTATAATAAAAAACTGAATTACTATATCAAAAAATATCATGGTTTATTTTTGGCAAATTACATGGGAGCCGAACAAAAGATAAAAAGCCGAAAATTCTCGAATCTTTTGTTATCTCGCGTGATAAAAGAAATATTGAACGAAAAACCATCATCTTTGGAACAATTTTTCAAATAATTAGATACTAAAATGGATAAATAAACCGTATAAATCCGGGAGATTATCCATAATGCATCGATTCGTAGAATTTTTGGTTGAAAGAGCCTATAAAAAAGGTCCGGATGAACCGACCTTGCCGATGAATCTTCCGCAAGTTCCTAATCCGAAGGCAAAAGCATCCAATACGCTCAATAAAAAAGTGGGCGAAATGAATGCTCAAGAAAAAGAACGATATGCGGCTCGCCAAGAAAAGGGTCGCAAATGGATTGCATCCCACCCTATTTCCGCCAATAATGTCCTTCATACATTCGATACAGCCACAAAAGAGGAACGCCGCAAGGGCATGGGCTGGTATAAACATGCTTCCCAATTCAGTGGCATTGTAGCTCATGATACCCATCTTCCAAAAAGAACTGTGGCTGGCCTAGTGGGAAATTACAGTCCCCAAAGCGATTGGTTTACTAATATGATAAACGCAGCGCGAGTTGCCCGAGAAAAAAAGGGAATCGGTGGAAAAGATCAGGAATCATTCCAAGGTCGCAAGATCATGGCATCAACATCCCAAAAGAAAAACGCCGATGCTATGCTTGCTGGAAAACACTACTATGATATTCTTCGTGGTTATAAAGTTAGAGATTTTACATCATTGGTGCATCATGGTAAAGACACAAATCCAACAAGACCCAAACTGGCAGTTGACCGTCATGCTTATTCAGTCGAAGCCGGGGGACGTATTCCGGATGAAGCATTTGGACAGATTGGATTGCAAAGCCTAAAGAATTACCGGAAATATTCCGAACCTTATTTACAGGCAACATCAGAAATAAACAAGAGAGGAAAGCGCAAGGTCAATCCTTTCCAAGTCCAAGCTGTTACATGGCTGGCTCGCCAACGTAAAAACACTGAACTAGATCGTCGGACAGCATTGCATAACATGGTCAAAAAAGGTGGTTCATGGTTGCCGGGATTGCAACCTACCGCAAAAGACTTGCCAAAAGAAATGACTTGGGGTAAGAATAGAAGCGGAACCAAAGAAAGATGGAACGAATATATGAAAAAATATCATCCCAAGGCTTTAGGCTTGTTTGATGAATATCAATTCTCATCTTTTGCAGATTTCATTATTGAGAAATTTGTTCAACTACGTCCTTCAAAACACGGTGAACACGCTGTTGGAGCCGGGGGACGACGAAAAGAACATGAATTTGTAAAATCATTACAAACCGACAAAATTGTTGATCGAAGTTTTCATCCGGCTGGTTCATCAAATAAAGCAGATGTTATGACTAGTCGTCATTACAATATGGAATATAAAGCTGATAAGGGAGCCAATGCCGGTCAGCTTGAATTGCAATATAACAAAAATCGGTGGGACCTATCTCCCCGAACTGTCCGAGAACAACCTGCAACATCTAAATGGTTGCGTGGAACTGGATTTATTCGTCAAATTAATCGTCAATGGGGAAAGCCAAGCACTAGTTTGAGAAAAAATTATGCAATGGGAAATGTTTATAAAGAAATTCCGGGAACAAAAGGAATTGAAGCCCATTATGGACAAGATCGCAACACCCCCTATATGCATATTGGCGGAAAAGGAACCTATCGTGTCGGTAAATCCGATCCGGACCTTTGGGGTGTTCCGCAGCTTTCGGGTAATACACAAATTCGAGCAAGATTTAAAAATCGGGGACATAAAGCAAAAGCCGGGGCATTGGTCAATATAAGCTTCAAAGGAAATATGAAACCTTCGAATTTAGACCTAGAAAATAAAAAATCCCGAAAACAATTCTCAATGCGTCGATTTGGGGTTGATTATCCATACGAGTCTTGACTTCATCCCTATATTATGATACTATAAAGCATGAGTGGACATTATCCGTTTGAATTATTAAAAATGAAATTATCATCTCCTTTGAGATATCCCGGAGGAAAATCCAAAACCATTAAAAAGATGGTTCCATATTTTCCATCCAATTTTTCGGAATACCGCGAACCATTCCTTGGCGGTGGTTCCGTAGCTCTTTATATTACTCAAAAATATCATCCCACATATATATGGGTTAATGATTTATATGAACCATTGATTAATTTCTGGACTCAATTGCAATGTAATGAGCCGGAATTAACTGATATTATAATAAGAGCCAAGTTTTCGGGTGCTAATATGCAGCCGCTTTTTGCTCTATGTAAAGCTATCATTCATGATGATGAAGTTGCCGATGTTCAAAGAGCCGCATGTTTTTATATAGTGAATCGATGCTCGTTTTCAGGTAGCACCGAATCAGGGGGTTTTTCCAAGGAAGCCGCCGAAGGGCGATTTACATTGCGGGGCATTCAAAAGCTTGCTGAATATTCCAAGCTGATTCAATCATGGAAAATAACTAACCTGCCGTATGAAGAAACATTACTCAATGACAAATCCGCTTTTGTTTATTGCGATCCTCCCTATGAAATTAATCAGTCGCTTTATGGGAAGAATGGAAATATGCAGCATGGGTTCGATCATGTGGAATTTGCCAAACGGATGGTAAAGACAAAAAACAAGGTCATGATATCCTATAATTCGGATGATTTTATAAAAGACCGGTTTATTAATTGGGAAGCCATTACCTTCGATCATTCCTATAGCATGGTATCCAAAGGCACCTATCGCAAGGATCAGAAAAAGCGGCGAGAAATGCTATTATTGAACTATAAGCCATTGAAAATGTTTGATTCATAGTCCTTGACTTTCCCTAATGGGTATGATATTATTATATCATGACAAAATCGACAGGTTTAGAAATCCCCGCTGATTTATCAATTCCGGCATTCTTGAAACGCGGCAAGAATTATAAACGTCCGGAGAATAAAAAAGTAGTCACGGTTCATGAGGATAGAAATCCTATTGACCGTTTTGTTCCCATTGTTCTGCCGGATAAGAAAAAGAAAAGAAAGGTCACCGTCAAAAGACAGGTATCGGTCCAAGATCATATTCGCCAAAAAGGTAATTTTGTAATTGGCGAATTGGAAGGTATGATTGACGATGGTATTATAACCCCGGAATGGTCATTATATGACCATCTACGAAAAAAGGAAATTTCTAACGTCATTGCCAAGCGAGTTGCCGAACATTTCGAACCAATTGCCAATGAAATATTAGAAGCAATTACCTTGGAAGATGATGAAGATTTGCAATATGCATATCGTCGTTATAGTCCCGAAGAATTGACCAATATGGGCATCATGTATCAGGGTTTGGTTGATGAAGCCAATCGCTATGCCGTGAACATGAAGAAGGTGCGTAAAATTCGTAAGCGCAAGCTTCCGTCAATGGAAAAGGTGTTGAAGAATTTCGTCTATGCCAAGACAGATAATACCTATAAGCTGGCATCTATCGATCCGTCTAAGATCATTGGCGCGGCGGCTTTGTGGGTATTTCATCCTAAGTCAAAGGTGTTGACTGTTTATCGCGCATTGGATCGGGGTGGTCTTGGTATCAAGCGCACCACTATTACCAATGTGGACGAAAAGGAATCGGTGTCGAAGCGCATGGGTCGAAAAACACAAGAACGTCTGGATACCGTTCTGAATGGTGGTAAAATTACGTTGCGTAAGCTAATGGATACATTTATTGGGGAAAAGCTGAAACTTACCCGTATCACCAAGAACCATGTTCTATTGAGGGTGGAATAATGACCAAAAAGCTTGACGAACTATTGAAATTCGACGCTACGCTGGAAGCCGAAAAAATTACCGGCGTCGAATATAAACCGGGAAAAGGATTTGACAAGGAAACCTTGGCAACAGCTATTGCTTTATTGCAGGATAACATTGCATCCCGAAATGAAATTCTAATGGATTTGAATGATACTCTTTTAGAGAATGAATTGAGTCGGTATCTCTTTATCATCGAGAAATATGGATTTGAAAAGGTTCTTGAGGAAGATTTCGGAACGAAGCATTTTATGTCGGATGAAACTACCTATGAAAAGTATTACATTTATGTTCACAGAAAGAAAGGATTATTGCTTTCGTTTGATACCTATACATGGACGAAGAAACCCCCGCGCCTGAATGGCGGTAATGTTTATTATCAATGGAAACCGTTTGTTGATAATTGGGCTGAATGTATCAGTTCCGGAGGATTTATCCGGGGTGATATTTGGTCAGGTCACCATGATTGCCGTGAGGCTTTAATTCATAACCTGACTAAGCTGGATAACCGGGGAGAGTTTGTTGTTCCTTGGGTGGAACGTCCCGCCTTGTGGTTGATCAATTACGGCGATGAAGAAAAAAAAGACCCGAAATATGATCACAAAAAGCTTGTCAATGAACGTATTGCGCGGCTCCCGGAATGGGTGCAGACAATGATAGGACCGGAAAGGGAATAATATTGAAATGGACGAATTAGATTGTATTTTTCCGGATTGCCAAGTCAAGACCAAATATAGTAAGGCTTGTGAACATTCTTGTCCATACGAAGAAAAACAAAAACTTTGGCAAGCGCAACATGAACTTTATAAAGAAACAATGGAAACACCTTAAAATAGGAGTATATAATGACTGAAAATGAAGTGAAACGACGCGGATTCAAACGCAAGACAATTGAAAAGACAATTCGGGCTAAAATCAATTCGTGGATAAAGACCCTACCCGAAGAAATCCGGGATAAGGTCCGGGATGATTATATTGTAACCGGGGGAGCTATTGCATCCATGCTAATGGGCGAGCTACCCAACGATTATGACGTGTATTTCCAGACCCCGGACGTTGCCTTGCTGGTTGCCAGCCATTATGTAAGTCAATTGACGACTACCGATAAGGTCAGTAGGATTGAAGCTAAGATTGTGGACAACAATCGTGTATCCATCCTGATCAAAAGCGCAGGCATCTATGAAGATGGAGTGGATATTGACGATTATCGATATTTCGAGCAATTGTCACCAGAAGAAATGGAGAAATATTTTACCAAGGAACCGGAAGAAGGGGAAGAAAAGGTAAAGAAAGAGCCTTATCGTCCCGCTCTTATTTCCACCAATGCAATCTCTCTGCACAATGACGTGCAGTTAGTTACAAGGTTCATTGGCACCCCGGAATGGATTCATACCAATTATGATTATGTTCATTGCACCAATTGGTTCACCAATAAAGGGGGATTAGTTCTAAGACAAGAGGCGCTTGAAGCAATTCTTACCAAAGAACTGAAATATGTTGGGTCTTTGTATCCGCTATGTTCCATGTTCCGCCTGAAAAAGTTTATCAAGCGCGGCTGGACAATTACAGCGGGAGAAATGTTGAAAATCGGATGGGATATCGCCCATCTTGATTTGGACAATCCAACTGTATTGCGTGAACAGCTAGTCGGGGTCGATGCGGCTTATTTCTTCCAATTGTTATCAATGTTGAAGGGTAAAGAAAACATTGACCGCACTTACCTATTCGAATGTGTCAATCGAGTTTTTGATGCGGACGAGTTCAATTATGGAGATAGGGAATAAATATGTTTGGATTTTGGTTGGCTTTGTTTCTTGCTGTAGTAGGATTATTTCAGGAACGAGTTCTTCATGTATCCTCAAACTATATGTATGTATTAGCCATTATTACAGCTATTTCATTCAAGGATTAGGAACTATGATATACGGTTTAGTAGATATAGACGAAGCGATGAACCAACATCTTGGTCCCAAAACGGGTGAGTATGATATGGCAGGAGCCGTTCGACGTAAACCCAAGTTTTGGGAAAGGATTTATTATTTTTGGTTTGGAAAGTGGAGAAATGGCTGAATACCCTCTAGCCGATAAGGCACAACAATTTGCAATTCAAGCGCATGGTGAACAAAAGCGCAAATATACAGGACATCCGTATGTTGTTCATACCCAAGCTGTAGCCAATACCTTGCGGGGTCTTGGTTATCGGGATGAAGTGGTTGCGGCTGCACACTTGCATGACGTATTGGAAGATACGCCGGTTAAGAAGCATGAAATCGAAAAGCATTTCGGTGCCGATGTTGCGCGTCTTGTCGATGAAGTTACGGATCGTCACCAAAAGGAATTGACCCGCACCCCCAAGGGAACATGGGTCGATAAAGAGGGCAAGATGGTCAATCGTGAAGCTCGCAAGGCTATGGATCGCGAACATCTTACCAAATCTTCTCCGGAAGGGGCGAGTATCAAGCTTGCTGACTTGTTGGATAACCATAAGGATATCAATCAACACGATCCGGATTTTGCCAAGGTTTATAATAGTGAAGCAAAAATGACTTTGCCGTTGTTGAAGCATGGTCATACTGGCTTATTCTTGAAATTGAAAAACAGATTGGGTAATTGATGATGTTGGTAATTGATGCGCCGTATTATTATGCCGCCATTATATTCAAAAATGGCAAAGTTATAAAATATCCGGATATTTTGAAATGGACTAAGGGTAAAACAGCCGAAGAACTCATACCATATTTCAAAAGAAAAGGATTTAAGTTAACAGTTATGCCTTAAGAAATTTTAATCTGATTTATAAGTTCTATTAATTCTTCATCTGAATGATTATTTTTAGCAAGATTAACACCATAGGCAACAAATTGGACATTTCCTTTTACATAACCAATTTTAGAATTTTTTCGATCTAATGAAGCTGATAATAATGTAGAATGTTGATAGGTCTTTCGTAAATTAATTGGAATATTAGAAAGCGCACATAAACCATTTTGTTTGTTCCATAAGGATTTTAAATATGCTTCATCAATGTTTGAGGTTCCATACTGTCTTTCTCTATCTCTGATTTTTTTAATATAATAATAAAAATTTACATCAAATTGGCGATTAGCCTTTCCATATGTATTTCCTTTAGATCGTTCACGTAACTTATTTCTTTGATCTTGAGACATATTTTTATTTTTATATGTAGCGGTGCAAGATAATGAACAGAAAAAATAATTTCTACCATTTTTTATTTGACGATTATATTCATTGAATGGTTTATAAAAATCTTTTTTACATTCAGTACAATTTAGCTTGACTTCGGACATAATATCTCCTATACTAAATAGAGTTGCAGATGATGACTTCTGGATGAAATACTTGCGGAACAGGGGGTGCGACTCCCCCTCACCTCCACCATAAATCCATTAGCTCCATATTTATATATTTTGTGGATTTATGAAGGGGGTGCGTAGGATCGCCCGGGGTAAAGTAAAAAGGAACGAGTTTGTCGGTAAGGTCTAAGCCGTAATAGAGACACAAAGTAAAGGACAACGATTATGTTGCTCCATTGTGGGATTTTGCATCCCTTCGTGAACCGGCGCTTGTCGCCTAATTAGCGGGGATAAATCCTACGGGGTTAGGGGGGAACCTGTCACAAAAATCCCCCCATTTATTATTGAGGAAATAATGCCTGACGATCTAACAAAAAAAGAAAAATGGAATAATCTAGTTGTTGATCTTGCTCGACATCTTTGTGAAGAAAAAGGTGAACAATATCCTTCCGATGTAAAAATATTGAACAAATATATAGAAAAAGCCGAACAATATTTGGAACAAAGAACTCTCAACAAATATTTTTGGGAAAATCTTTGTGGATGTATGAATGATGAAGGAAATCAGTAAACCTTTTATATCTCTATTTGCAACAATAGTATTTTTTGTTGGAGTTGTTCCATTCTTTACAATTGTCCTAATGAAAACAATGGTCGCGATTTTCCGCTCCGAACCAATACATTTTTATATAACACAATCGGAAATGGGAACTTGGGTATATTCTACTCTGATGGAAACAAGTAACTTTTATATGTCTCTTGGTTTTTCTGATTATGCCAAATATGTTCTTTTTCCCACCGTTATTATTATAGCATTATGGGCATACTATAAAGATAGAAAAGAAAAAAATGAACGTAAATAAAAAAATAAAATTGCCCGGGGAAGAAGAAACAACATTTTTTGTTGATATCGAAAATCATATCAAATCGTCTAATATTAGTGTAATAGATGCTATCATTGAATGGTGTTCAAAACGAAACGTTGAAATTGAATATGTTGCTTCACTAGTTGCTAATAATGCCAGCTTGAAAGCAAGGCTACAAATCGAAGCCGAGCAATTAAACTTTCTCAAAAAGACAATTCGGATACCAATATGAAACTAGAAGACCTAACCTTATACACCCTTACCGATGTTGCCATGTTTGTGCTGGCAACGACAATCGTTCTGGCTCCATGGATACCGTTTTTCGTCCAAACTTATTATTACAACAAAAAGTTAGAAAATAACGATAAAACGGACTAATTTTTGAAGATTTCTTCCCCAAAATAAATATTGAATGGGGAGGGTTAAATTATGGATATAACTCTATCAGGCAATCCGCTTCATACAACAAAAAAGGAAGTTGTTCAGTGTCTCAATTTTTGCGCTCAAGAATTGATGCATTACAATCTCATACCCAATTTATCAATTGATGTTAAGATTTATAAATTTCCCCCGGAATTGAAAGGTTATTGTGGATTTTGTGATTATGAGTTCCCGGAATGGGGTAATCCTCGCGAATTTTCACTTGAAATAGAAAGAGGCATTTCTCGCCGCAATACCCTTCGAACAATCGCCCATGAAATGAAACACGTCGAACAATATGCAACCGGAAAATTGAAAGATTATGTAAAATATCCCGGAACTATTCGGTGGATGGGTAAAAAGATCAAGATCAATGAATATCGTTATATGTATGTGGACAAGGATGAAAAATATCAGTTTGAAATGGAAGCAATAAGAGCCGAAGAAAAATTATACCGAGCATATCTGGAATATCAAAGAAAGACAAAATGAACCGAGTAGTATTTTTAGACATTGACGGACCAATCATCCCGTTCAGTATGTATTTGGTTAATCGTATGGCATCCCACCACCGGATCATCCCCAAAATTCCGATTGCGGTAGTAAATGAACTTTGCAAACGGGGAAATGCTAAAGTAGTATTCAATACCACGCACAATAATAATTGGGATGGGGTTCCCGATATTGATGTAGCGTGTGTTCGCGCAGGATTGTCTCCTGAAAATATTCATCATGATACAAAAACTAGATACCCTCAGATCAGTCGGGATCAAGCAGTAATAGATTGGTTAAAAAAACATCCGGAAACTACTGATTGGGTCGCTTTTGATGATGCTAAATTTATCGAAGATGAAAGATTGGTTTGGGTTGACCCGGACGCTGGATTGCATCTTGGTCATTTGAACCAAGTTCTGGATCGTTGGAATATTCCACAATTTTTGGTGTTGTAATGATTCGATTTCCAATATTACCTTTAGCACAATATAATCCACCCCTTCGTCTTACCAAGTATGGAGAACAAGATGAAAATGGTGTAATTTATATTCCATCCAAGGTTAGAAAATATTGGACTTGGGTTTGTCCTATTACCGATAAAATGACAAGAGAAATAATCAATATAGGAGAATAAAATGCATTGGCAATTTATTATTGGAATAATTGTTGGTTTATCTATAGGTTTACCATTTTTTACTTGGCTTTTTAATTGGCTTTTCAAGAATGGATTTATTCGTTTTTTACCTTGGTAAAATAAGAGGAAAATAATGTGTCTTAAATGTAAAGATTACGCTGGTAAATGTCCATACTGTGGATCGCCCCGCCCAAAGCCAAAATAGGAGGAAAATAATGCGTTCAATAAGAAAAACACCCCCCGAAAGAAATATTCGAGAACTTTATTATGATATCGCTGAAATTTATGATAGTGTGCAGGGTGATGATGTATGGGATGATGGGTTAGTTGCAGAACAAAGTAATCGTCTTTATAAACGTCTCAACCAATTTTTCCTGAAAACTATTGATAAGAGTTTATAATGCCCCGGGTATATAACGCTAATAAAGACTTTTATCCAGCCGAAGCTGTCTATATCGGGCGACCATCAAAATGGGGCAATCCTTATATTATTGGAAAAGAGGGGGATCGCAAAACAGTTATTGACTTATACGAGAAATGGTTATATACTAGTGGAAGGATCAACGATATTGAAGAATTACGCGGCAAGGATTTGGTCTGCCATTGTGCGCCGCAAGCCTGCCATGGTGATGTTTTGATCAAACTGGCAAATAAAATATAATGTGTTATATATATTGGCTTAATTTACCCTATCATACTGACACAAAATTTACAAAAATGATTACTCCAAACGACACATTACAATTATACACCGCTCTTAAATTGCATTTCTCAACCGAGCAATACGATTACAATACATATCATGGAGGTTTGAAAAATCCCCCGAAATTTCACAAACGAAAGGATAAACATTTCTTTTCGTGGCTCTCTCGTAAGCCTGACCCCAAGGGGATTTTAATTGCCAATTTATCAAAAAATCCGAATATGTGGATCGGGGAAATCTTTTCGGACAAAGGAACCGAAATATATTTGGAATGGAAGAAACGGCAAGAAAGCCTGACCTACATATTCGAGGAAGAATATAATAAAATAGCCGATAAAATTCCCGGAGGATTGATTGTGCAAAAAGGACAACATCCTTCGGTATTGAAGGCTTATTTACAAGGTAAAATATCCTTGGATACCCTGACTATTCTGGATATTATATTGGGTTTTATGAAAAAATGGGATTATCATTTGAATCATGATCCAGTTTGGCATTCAATTCGTGTTCCTTTGTTGAAATATCGTTCATTCATGCAGATTGATGTCAAGAAATTTACCAAATTATTTTTAAAATTGAGTCGAAAACATCATGATAAAGAATTACAAGAATTTTTCGAAAAAAAGACTTGACATTGATTGAGCCTTATGATACACTAAATATTCAATCATAAATTATGTGTTTTTGAGAAGAAATATTGCGTATATTGCACACATAGAAAAAAGGAGAATACAATGTCTTTCGCAGAACTAAAAAAAGCATCCAAATCCGGCTCTTATTTCGAGTCTCTCAACCAAAAAATTAATGCTCTAATGAACCCCTCTCGTCAGAACGATGAAAGGGAATGGCAACCAACCGCCGACAAGGCAGGTAATGGTTATGCTGTTATTCGTTTTCTTCCGACCCCGGAAAAAGATGAAATTCCGTTTGTTCGAGTATGGGATCATGGTTTCAAGGGACCGGGAGGTTGGTATATTGAAAAATCGCGGACTTCGCTTGGTCCTGATGAAGCCGATCCGGTAACGGAATATAATGCTATGCTGTGGAATACTGGTAACAAAGAAGATCGTGAATTTGTTCAGGGTATTCCCGGTAATAAAGAACGTCCGGGTTCAAAACGCCGTTTGCATTTTTATTCTAACATTCTAGTTATCAATGATCCGGCAGTTCCGGCAAATAACGGTAAGGTCTTTATTTACCGTTATGGTAAAAAGATTTGGAATAAACTCAATAACATGATGAACCCCAAAGTTCCGGGATTGGATAAGGTTAATCCGTTCAATCTTTGGACCGGAGCAAACTTCAATCTTGTTATTGAACGAGTTGAAGGTCAACGTAGTTATGATCAATCGAACTTTGACAAGCCTTCACCGGTTGCTGATACCGATGCCAAGATCGAAGCAATCTGGAAACAGACTTATTCCCTAAAGGAATTTGTTGATCCGGCAAGCTTCAAATCATATGATGAACTAAAGCGTAAGCTTGATCGTGTTCTTCGTCTTGGAACAAGAACGACAACAACTGTTGAGGCTGATTCTATTGCTCCGCAATCATTCCCGAAAGAGGATGCTCCTACTCAAAAGGAAACAACTCCCCCATGGGATACATCCGATGATGATGACGATGAAAGCGAGTTGGCTAAATTTCGGCAGCTTGTAAATAAATAAATAGTAAGACATATAGAAATGTCATTCCCGGCATGGTAAATATGTCGCGGATCAGGGGCGGGGTCGAAATCCCCGCCCCTATTTTTAATATCGTCTATTATTGTAAGTTGAAAGATTAGCCAGCTTTTCCCTTGTCCGGGACCACGTATAAACTCCAATGATAGCTCCAAGGCTAACATGAATTATTCCGCCCCCTTCTAAACTAATTGGGTGCCATTGCACATAAGGGGTATGAGTCAAAAAAGCAAACCAAAAAGTGAATATGGGAGCCGCTATGAAATCGAAACCGACTATACAGAAGTATAACCATGCCATAGCCGGACGCCAATGGTTAGTAAACCAATGCTCTGTTTGAACTGATGTTTCAGGATTAGAAACAGTTTCTACATCTGATAAAACAGATTCATATTGTGAACCATAATTGCTTCGTGGATAAGAACGATAATAATCTCCTCCTTCTCGCATATCATTATAACGCCCCGAAGAAGGGGAATAACGCGAAGAAATAGGACTAACTGATGGGTTTTCTATATCATCAATGCGACCCATAATTATACCTCATGTTTATATGGTATTTAGATCGCGCAAATTCCGCCGCCTCCATCCGGATTGCTTTTTTGATCCCCATAACCATCCGAACCCGGGGAAGGTCCCGCTGCTTCGGGATGATTGGTAGGCATTCCTGATATTGAACCATATCTTTCTGCCAACGATTGAGCATTACGGTCAATATCCTTGAATGGAACCGGATTGGTAACTTGTTTTCCCTGCATAGGAAAACTACCATCTGCATTTCTTTGTTGATCAGTTCTTTTCCAAACGTCTTCAGTTTCGGCTTTTTGTTCCGGAGTTGGTTCAAGTTTTTTCCAATCACCTTTTACATTTTCTTGTAATATAGCTTGTTCTTCAGGTTTTAAACTTGTTGCAGGTTGAGATGGACTTGGTTGTTGCATTGCATCGAAAACAGAAGCTACCCGTTCATTTGGAGATGTGAACAATTTAGCAAATGGTGACGGTTTCTGTTCCAATGCTCCAAATGCAGAATCTATACGTTCATTACGAACTGCTGTTGGTTGTTGTATTTGTTGATATGATGCCCGAGAAAATTCTGCATATGCTACTTGTGGTCTATCTCTCAAACCAAACCATTGAGGTGCCATTTTTCGTCTAGCAATTTCAAATGCTCTTGGATCACCTGATTTTAGGGCGGCATATTCAGCCGGATATTTTCTACTCAAGTATTCATGCATTGCTAAAGTTTGTTGTTCATACGTAGAAGTTCCGCCGCGCCCTCCACCGTTTAAATGTTTAGCAATTTCAGGATCAACACCCAATCTAATAGCATCATCAACATCCATAGCATTGGTTTGATAAAAACCATAATCTGCCCCTCGTTGTCCATAAGCAGCAACGTTTTTATTATTGTAGGATTGATTCATACGGTCAGAATATGCTTCCCTTCTATTGAAGCTAGATTCTGTTGCTCCAATACCCCGAACAAAAGCTAATTGATTTGGATTTATATCGGATAATTTTTCAGATTGTTGTCTTGGTTGTGAAGGAGTATAATCTGTTCCTTGTATTAAATGTCCCCGAGATTGTTGTTCTCTCCTAATTTCTAAACGTTCTTCCGGACTCATTCTACCTGTTCCGGGTGGAAGACCCAAAATAGATGCTCCTTGAGCATTTAAACCAGTATTATAATTACCAAATCCTGCTTGACCGGTTGGGTCTTTCCAACTACCCCAATCAGTATGCATCCAATCAAAAGCAACTCCCCCCCTAAAAAATCCTCCTGATCGAACATTCAAATTAGGATATAATGCTTCTTGAGCAACTTTATTATAATTCTGATATTCCATATACAACTTGGCAATTTCAGGTGGAATCTTTCCTTTATTGGGTAAAGATTTGCCTGTTTTCTTATCATATATTTGAATATCAACTGCCCCGCCAACCCCCGGTTCTAAACCCATTTTTCTTCCACTATGTAATTCATAACCCCCGGCTCGATAACCTGAAATAGTTCGAATACCATATTCAGGATGTTTTTCCATAAACATCCGGGAACCTTCAGAAACAATTCGTTGAAGTCGAGGATCAACTCGTCCTCCCCCGCTTTTATCCAAATTAATTCCGGGTAATTTTCCTTCGGGTGATTGTTCACCAGTTGGACCTATCCCGCCCCCTCCTGTTCCCGGTCCTGTATAACCACCAGTTGAGGGTTCACCCATTCTTTCTAAGGGACTAATAGGACGTTTTCCTGATTCATCAAATTGAGGTAATGGGGCATTCGATGAACCAAATCCAAAATATCCTTTCAATTTTTCCAATAAAGATGGAGATGTTTCAGGTTCACCGCTAGGACGTTGTGTTTGTCGTATAGCATCAAAAGTCATTCCGGTAAAGCTAAGAGTTTTAACATCCAAATCAAGTTCATCAGCCGTAATTTTCAAAAATCTTCCTTCCAAAGAAATATTATTTGTAGCTTTTAATTCTATAGATTCTTGGGATGTTAAATTGATATTACGTTTTTCAATATCAATATCAGGTTGTGATGTCAAGATTGAATCAGGTAGAGCATTCTCAGCCGTTGGGGGTTTTGATTGAGCATTCTCCAGATCAAGAATTTTGACCGGCGAATACATAACTGGTTTAGCATGTTGCGGAATAGCATCTTCTTCTTGTTGTTCCAGACTACCTTTATAAAATGGATTGAGATATTGATACCATGGCTTTTTCTTTTTTTCAGGCGGGGGAGGTTCTGTAACAGGAACAGCATTAAAACCCTTGCTCCAATCTTCAAGTGATCCAGAGTCCTTTTCTCCCGAAAGGGGTTGTATAACCGGTTTCTCAATAGGTAATGGAATATTCGGTTTCTGAATAGAAATTTGTGGTTCAATTGTCTTGGTTTTCGGAGTAATAGGAACAGCATCAGGAATTTTTTCATTATCCATTATCTCTCGTAACTGTTTGGGAGATTTAGTTAACAAATCCCAATACCCAAAACGTTTTCTCATATCTTCGGGTAATGAAAACATTGTCCCATATTTTTTTTCTTGTTCTTCTTTTTGTTCATTTTTTTTCTTAAAATTTTCATCATGAACATCATTTCCAGTAACAACATCCCACATTGAAGAAATCATCTTATTATAAGGAGATTTTTTTTCAAAAGCTTGAATTTCTTCATCAGACCATCCTCTTTTTTTCAAATCTAATGCAGTATCTTTATTTTGAAATTCTTCCCAAGCTTTCTTTCTTTGTTCAGGTGTCATTTTTAGCCATTGATCATCCGTAATCTTTTGATCCGATCCAGTTCTAAAATGATAAGGATTTTGTTTTTTTAACCACATAAGAGCAGCAATACTTGCAACAGTAGCTCCATTAAGAAGTGATGATGCAAATCCTGCTAATCCTAACCCTGCTCCTGCTAATGCCAATGGTGAAATTCCACCGCCGCTACTCCCCGACATGTTTCTTATTTGATCTTCAAGGTCAGCAAGTTTTTTTCTCAATTCAGCCTTATCAATATCATCCTGAAGTGTTTTTTTATCTCCTAATGTCGATTGAACTTCAAGAACTTTTAGACGATCCTGTAAATCTTCATATTCATGTAACATATGATGAAATTGATTAGTTACATTTTGAGCATGTTCATCAAACTTGATCGCAACTCGATCAAATCCCATTTTTACATGGTCAGTCAAAGCAACAAATCCTTGATTTAGTATTTGAATAGCTTCATCTGGATGTTGATCCGGATCAAATCGACTTGACGTTGCTTGTCGAATAGCATCCTCTAATTGAGGATTGGCGGGAATTTGAAATTCTTCAACCCCGGATGCTTCTCCAAGATTTCCTTTGTTGGAAACTTGGGGTGTTTTGGGAGATTCGGCGGAAATTTGATGAGGAGATACACTAATATGGGAAGCATCAACTCCCAAGCCTCGCATAAAACCCCCAATGCCTTTGAACAAAACATCAGCAACCGCCCGGGTCTTCACAAACCGTTCTTTAGGTTCGTTGATTGGATTTCTTGGAGGATTTTTTGGATCAGCCATTATTCTTTCTCTTTTCTTCTTCTAATTCTGCCAAATATTGTTGCAACATATCGATGTATATTTCACGTTCAAAGGGAATCAAATTCTCCAAAGATTCAATATCCCATTTATGATGTTGTGCCAATGCAAAATTCCACCTATAATAAGTCTGTAGATTAGTATAGGTTACCGAAGCATAAAAAAATCATTTAGCGTCGAGAGTGTAATCTTCCTCTGATTTCCATTGTCATTTACATAGTCAATTTCATATTTCATAATTGGAAGATGGATGAAAAAATCCCGTATCTGATTATATGCTTCAATTGGTAATTCATTCAACCATTCGGCTCTTTTTTCATTAGGTAGAAACTTGGCATCGATTACCCCGGTTCCATTGTGAATTTTAGAAAGACAACGTATTGCCAATTCTTCCAAAGCCTTTTCACCCGACAAATTCAAGAATGCCTTATCGTCATATAGACTAATGTTAGGATATTTCAAAATCAAACTGATATTATCATCAACGATAATTTTCGAATAATCCTTATCAGGAAATACAACCTTTACATCATCAAGGTTTATTTCAAATTCCCGACTCTTTCCATCTTCAGTATCTTGGAATGTCAATTTGATCTTGTTTCCAATTGATATTGAACGAATACGCAGGAACAGATATTCCAAGTCGAATAACGCCAAAGTATTGAACCGTTCACTATTCACATCAAGCAAACAATTATTGACTATTTGTTTTATTGATAGAAGAATTTCTCCGGGATCGCCCCCTTCCTTGGCGATCAACAGTATCTTTTCTTCACGCGCCCGCATAGGACGGACCTTTATTTTTGTCTTACTTGATGGTATTTCTGCATCAAATATTGGAAGATTTACTTTAGGTAAATTTACTTGAACATTCATTTCATTACTCCATTAAGTTAGTCACCGATATCTTGTCTCGCTCCCAAGCTTGCTTGCATTGGTAGATTGAATTGATACCAATCGGTAAATTGCATTATTACATTAAATCTAGCCGGTCCTCCTACATCAGCCCAATCATGACGTTGATCGGATACTGCAACCGGAAATGCTTGTCGCATAATAATTCGAAGAATTTCTTCGCCAGTATCAACAAAGGCACTGACTGTTGCTGTATCTACTGTATAATCATCCGGATAAGCAACTTCATAGGCTTGTTGATATCCTCCTCCCCCACTAATTCCAGATATTTGGTTTCCCGGAGAATCAATACCATCTTTCAAATTGAATGGAATTATCAAATTTATCCATTGATTGAAAAAGGTGCGACTTGCTCCTAAACCATCAGCCGTAAAGGTTATTTGCAAGGGAGTGAAAGCCGGGGAATAAGGACGTTTGACCGCTACTCCATAACCATAACGCATTGTATCATGGGTAACCAGAATAGCTCCGGGAACAGCCGCCGCCGAAGCCCAAAATTGCAAGTTTCGAGCAGCATTAGTCGGAAAGGCTCCCCGATTTACCAATCCTTGCGGAACAGTTGTTGAAAACATCCATTTAGTCGGCTTGAGGATATCCGCTTCCCCAAGAATTGAGCGAAATCGCCCAATATCGAAGCCATATAATTCATCCCGGGATTGAGGGGGTTTGTGATATTCTGCCATTTAGGTTCCGTTGTTTATTATATTTAGGGTCGTTTTTTGATTCCCCGTATAATATCAAGGGAATCGTTCCAAACTCGAAGCTGGTCAGCCTTGACAAATCGAGCCAAAGGCAGGGTCAAAACCATATCCCATTGGCTTGGATGAACATTGATTTTGACGCTCCGAATATGGGAAGTTAGATATCGTTTGATGCAAGGTTTGAATGCCTTGAATTGAGCCGCCCCCTTGAGAATTTCATAGTTGATACGCAAACGAGTTGTGGCGTCCATGGCTTGATTATTCAATGTTGTATATAATTCATCCATCAACAATGCCCGATGATAAGGCGGAAGATAATGCAGATTGATCCCCAAAAATCCATCTTCCTTGAGAGATATGGGAAATACCAAGGGGAATGTATCATAATAGGGAAGTTTTTCCTTGGTTTTTGGATCATAAATGAACATGACCATATCCCCGGCATGAACTGGAGCATTGATAACAGCCGAGGGTAATTTGGATTCGGCAAGTTCCTTGGTAGTCAAGGTTCGCGAACGAGTCTTGAGAGTTCCTTCGGTAGCTTCCCCAATTACATTGCGAGGTTCCACGGTTGAAATGCCCGATGACTTGACCGCTTCGGCGGTTGCCTTTCGGGTTGCCCGAGCTTGTTGCAACAACCATGACATTGACCGAGCCGATGTTTCGAAAGGAATGCCCAAACCCTTGGCAAACCCCGAAACAGCTTCGGTAGCTATTTTGGCAATACCCCGGGTATTGATTGAATTGAGCAGATCGCGAAATGTTGTTGCCATTGATTGTCCGAATAAATAATGATATAATATTTAGAACAGGATAAAAATGCAAGGTTTTTTTCGTCCCAAAAATCCCGACAAATATAAAGGAAATCCAACCACCATAGTATTTCGTAGCAGTTGGGAGTTCATCGCTATGCGTAGTCTGGATATCAATCCCAAGATCAAAACATGGTCGTCAGAGGAAATAATCATTCCTTATCGATCCCCCTTGGATAACCGTATCCATCGTTACTTTCCCGATCTTTATGTAGAAACCATTGATGGCAACAAATATTTGATTGAAATCAAGCCGAATAACCAGCAACAAGCTCCTGTTCTAACCGAAACCAAGCGGCATAAACCAACCAAGAAATATTTGAGGGAAAATATCGAATGGATAAAAAACAATGCCAAATGGGAAGCCGCCAAGGCTTATTGTGAAAACCGAGGCTGGAACTTCCGAATATACGGGGAAGACGAGCTAAATATTCAAAGAAAAAGGAAATAACATGGTTGATCAATCCGCTGTTGATATCTCGTCGGCTCCAAGTCAGCCGGTTGTGAATCAAGCCCCAAGAGTAAGCTTCATCAATCCGGGACCAGCCCCGGCTGATAAAATTGAACGAGCAAAAATCAATACAAGTCTAATTACTCAACTTCAATTTCCCGAAGAAAGAATCAAGTATTATATACAATTAGAAATCATGGATTATATTTCGGGTGGGGGAAATGCTGGTCGTTTCAATCAAGCCTTATCAATTACCGATACAATAGTTCTTCCCCTTCCGGATTCACTTCGGGATCATTTATCGGTTGATTGGTCTGAAGCTAATATTTTGCGTGATGTTTTTCAAGCGGCGGGAGCTATAGCGGGGGGAACCGCAATGATGTTGGCGGGAGGAGCCAAAGACGTTTCAACAGCCATGGCTGGAGCAACAACATTAGGGGGAGCAGCGGGAGTTGTTGGAGGTCTTACCTATGCGGGTGGTATTCTGGCTAGACTAAGCGGTATTGCTCCGAACCAGTTTCTTACAATTCTATTGAACGGTCCCAAATACAAGCAACATGATTATCAATGGACCCTTGCTCCCAAAACACCATCCGAAGCTGAAAAATTGCGGCGCATTATCCAGATATTGAATAATCGTATGTCGCCTGCTTTATCTAATATTCATCCATTAGGAGATACCATTGGGGGTCTATGGTGGAATTTTCCAAGTATTTTCAAAATAACGTTCATGCCTAATGAGAAATATCTATTCGAACATAAACCCGCTGTATTGGCTAATTTTGCCATTGATTATGCGGGAGGTCATGTTCCGTCATTTTTGCGAGCCGATTCTCAAACCGAAAATTTGAACCCTCCCGAAGCTGTTCAATTGCATATGCAGTTTCTTGAAATCGAATATTGGAAAAACGGGGATTTTGGTTCCAAATTCGGAACAGCCGAAGGAACATCAACGGCTCCGGATGTAGGTCAACGAATCCTCAACGATTTGCAAATTTTCCGTGAAAGAAATGAACCAAACGGGAACGTTCCTGGCCCAGCCCCAACCATAACGTAATAATCCATGGAAACATATTCATTAGGTCCTCAACAATATAAAAGAACTAAAGAACATTCAGCCAAATTATGGGAATCAAGACGAAGAAAAAAGGAGTTAATTAATGGGTGAATTATACTTTACGAAATTTCCCACTATAACTTATGCCAACAACAATATGCGGGATTTATCTCGTCGGGTAGTTTTGGCTAATAATCTGGCACAAATTCCTACGGCATTTTATCCTTACGATTTGACCGATGAAATGCGAAGCGATGTTGTGGCTCATACTTACTATAATGACTCCGATGCCGATTGGTTGATCTACATAATCAACGGTATTGTCGATCCTTATTATGGCTGGTATCTGAACGAAACCGAGTTCAATCGTTTCATTATACAAAAATACGGCGACTTGACCCTTCCGCAACAAAAAATTGCCTATTGGGTAACCAATTGGACCGAAACCGACATAAACGTAACGACAACGTTTTATGAACGTCTTGCCTCGATCCAACAAAAGTATTGGATACCGGTATGGGGACCAAAGGCAAGTATCATTGCCTATAAACGCCGCCCCGAAGATTGGATGATGAACGTCAATAAGATATTGCATGTCGAAGTCGCCAATACTTCCGTTTTTTCAGTTGGAGATTTGGTGCAATCAATCGACGTTGGCAACAATATTATCGGAACAGGTGAAGTGTTGGGAGTCGAGAGTAATAATTCGATCCTGCAAATCGGCAATGTTCTGGATCATTGGGAAGATAATAATGCCGTTTCGGTTCAGGTTCGCAACGATGAAACGACAATAACTGCCATAACCGATACCATTGTTGAGGCGGTTGTGAACATCACGGTATTGGAAACTGATTATTGGACTCCGATCTATTATTACGATATGGAAAGGGAGTTGAACGAATCGCGTAAAACCATCATGTTGCTGGATGCTCAATATCTAGGCGAAGCTGCCCGGGGTATCATGAAGAAGCTCAAGGAAACATAATGAAAACATTTCGGGAACGATTGAACGAAACCCAAGATCAAGAACAATTTCTAAAGGATTTGAAATATCTGCGAAAAGAGCGGGAACATATTGTTCCGGCTTTGCTTGGGCGACATACCGGCAAAATGATTCTTGGAAATCCGGAAGATATTCATTGGAACATCGCCCAACGGAACGGCATCAAGATTTACGATGTTGACGACGAAATCTATCATAAGCCGATCATTACGGGATTTTGGCACAAGAAGGACAAAAAGTTCATTTCCACCGAAGTTTCCACGCTCGATTTGCTAACACCGCTACAGCGCATGAAAAAGTTTGGCAATGAGGAAACCATGCGGGAATATACTGACCGCAATCCGGAAATGTATGAACCATGGAAATTGTCCCCGAAACGTCGCGAGTTCTTTGGACGAATTATTCCGGCTTTGCGTCATACAAAAACCGGTAAGATACTTATCGGCAAACGGGGCGATTGGCATCCGTTGATTGCAATGAAACATGATTTAGAACAATATCGCTATGGTGCGCCGGATTATCAACGGGGGTTTGTTGATCTGAAAACCAATCATTTTCATGATGCATTACGATTGGAAATTGATGCGGCGTCGTTAGGCGATTTCGACAAACGCCTGCAAAAAAGAAATTTCCGGCAGGAATTGGATCATTATAGTCCAAGCGGGAAATTTACCGAAGCTCTTGATTATGATTCAATGATTTTGCGTTCCCGGATTGTTCCCGCCATAAGAATGCACAATACTGGCAAGGTTTTTATTGGCAAACGGGGCGAAACCCATCCGGATGTTTGGAATCAAAAGGTCTTGAAATTGTCCCCGGGCAATTATTATCAATGGGGTGATCCGTCTTGGGCAAAAGCGAACAATGTAACATATTATGACGATCCGCCTTATGACCGTCTTTATCATGATCCGGTCACCAAGAAAAACTATCATGATAAAGAAGTCAACATAGATTCCACCGAATTGATGACTTCCCGGCAATGGTTGAAATGGCAACAAAGGAATGAAGATGTTGACTATAAGGACTTGGTTGCGGCAATCCGGATACCGGGAGGAAAAACCCATATTGGAAAGAATTGGACAGAAGATCACCCATCGATTGCTCGCCGTGTCGGTTTGCCTGAAAAACATCCGGAAAGTCGATTTTATGATCAAACTTATGCATACCAACGGGGATTTTACGATACCAAAAACAAGAAATACTATCGAGCAAAGGAAATTGGTATTGATGCATGGGATTTGCCGGATTATCATCCAAAGTTACAAAAAAGCATTCGTCACCTAACATCCGAGAACTATCCGCAACAATCCGTCGCCGCCGATGCCAATCCCGAGGATATGGAAGGGGCGGAATTATTGCCTCCGGTTGACAAATTCCCGCCCGAATTTCGAAGAAAGAAGCGAAAAATTATAAAATTTAAGGAAGCAATCGATCCACGTCGCCTCAAAAAGTTTGCCTAAAACGGCTCAATATCATGTTGCTTCTATCCGTCCCCGTTTTATTCCATTTCGTTCAAATCTCTTGAACCACATTGAGCCGCTTTTTTCAACTTCTTTTTTCTTTAGACGTTTTGATCCCCACGCTTCGGAACCGTTCCATATATCATATATCAAGCCATTTTCGGTAGGTTGAACATAGCCTGCGTATTTTAAACCCGTTCTATCATCAATGGATGCATGAGTATAAAAACCATTGCTGGCATGTAATTTATCATCATGATCGATCCCAAATCTTGTTATACCAAAGCCTTTTCGGATCGCATTTTGGCCAAGTCTTTTCAATACGTCCAATGATGTGCGGCGATGCAGTTTTTCATGAAAACCTTCGAATGGTTCATATTTTTCCCAATCTTCTTTCAAATCATGGTCAACCCGGATTTTCTCTATTTGCGACGGATGCCATTGACCCGTTACTTCCTCGCCGCCGTTCCAGTAGCGAATATCGGCATGGATCGCCGGGATTTTGTGGCGCAAAGCGTAAGCCAGCCGATGATTGCCTTCGCCAATAACCGCCCCGCCCCGATGGTTAACGTGCATCAATATCGGATACTTACTTGTATCGAAATTCTTGGGATCACCAATTTCCTTCTCCAATACTTCCGCCTTGGAATTACCGATCAGCGTATCGCGATATGATTCCTCGCCCATTTGACCGGGAACATGGCGCAATGCTTCGGGATTGACTATCAACGGTTTGGTATAGTAGCCGGTAATTGATCCGGATATTCCCTTACTGCGGGCATAGTTCTTTTCGGCATGTTTTTGCTCGCCTTTGAGCCAATCGCCCCCGGGATTATCGGTTCGAAATTTACCGCGATCTTCGGCTAGGAATTGCACAAATCGTTTCATTTTTTCTCCATTTATAAAGTCGATGAATCGTTTCATTCTATTCCCCGAATTTTATACCAGCCAAAAACATTATTATGATAAGAAAAATCAAGATGAAAGAATTGATGGTGTTATAATCTTCGTTCATGGTTTTCCTCCGTAATATTTAGATAAATAACTTATATAAATCGGAGAAAAAAAATGGATTCAGGATTGATTGTAACTTTTATTGGTTTGCTAATTTTGGGAGGAGCCGCATTCTTTATTTTCCGGAAAAGACAAAAAGAAGTCGATACTTACTATGAGCGGGCTTTCAATGATGTATGGGATTTACAATGGTCCAAGAACGTTCCGGCAACAATGGATAAAAATGCCGATGGGACGTTTTCTTTCGTGTTTCCCAACAAAGATGGCGTTCATTACATAACATCGCCCAATCCCCCGGTCAAAAAAGGCAAAACAATTACCATGCGATTTCGTATCGAAGGCGCGGGTATTTTTACGCCCGATCCAACTAATCCCGGCACTCCCGCCATTCGATTGTTCATTCAGCGCAAAAAAGACAATATGGCAATGGACGGTTACCGATGGTGGAGCAAGTTTTTGATGGAAATTCCAAATGCTCCAACCGGCGACCTAGTTTTATCCGCCAAGCTTGATTATGCAAATTGGTCCGGATTATATGGCGAAAGTGCCGATAAAGACGATAAAACCAAAAAATGGTTTGATGATTGCTTATCCGATATTTCATGTGCCGGATTTACATTTGGGGCAAGCTTTGCCGGTCATGGTGTTTGGGCAACAAGTGGATCGCCAAAATTTACCCTGCTTTCCTATACCATCGAATAATGAAAAATGAGCTAATTCGAACTTTGATAGCGACAATAGTTTTGATAATGAGCTTTTTATTATTTTCTATATTTTTCACCGACAGTTCATTGTATCATGATCCGCCCGATCCATGCTGCATATCCCCCTGATTTGACCGATATATGATCCGACCTCGTAAAGTTTTTGAAAATAGCCCTCAAAAACCCAATAGAATCAGGGGTTAAAAATGGCAAATTTTGCATTTATGGACATTTGGCTACACATGTACCGGCGAACATAATAAAACCTCCCGATTTTTCAATTTTCACAACTTATAAAAATGAAATGAATTATAAAAACGTTGCGCCCCGCCTCCTAAATATATTATCATGGAGAAAAAGCTTAAATGTCATTAGATCAAGCGGGTAAAGGTGGAATTGCAACCTTTATGTTGAATAACCGGGAAATTGCGCCTTTTGTCAATCGTCTTCAAGTTTTCGAAACATTGTGCAAACCTTACCTAACAGCCAAAGCAATTATTGTCGATGCCGATTTGATCATTGACGAGATGAAAATTGTCGGCGGCGAGCCGGTAACATTTACATTCCAAACCGAAGGCGGCGGCGAATATTCGGCAAATTTACAAGTTTTCTCAATAAAAAAAGATACTCCCAACAAAAACCATCGTGGCTTGTTGTTCGAAATGGATATGATTGGGAGCGAATATTTTGGTGACAGAACGCAATTGGTGCAGAAGGCTTTCAAGAATATAACCGGCACCGATGCAATAAAGAATCTGCATAGCGAATATATGAAAAGCAATTTGCAAATTTTGGTTGATAGTATGGGATTATTGTTTAACAAAAACAGTCATGTAATTAATTCTGTCAAACCTTTCAAAGCAATTGACGATCTGCGACGACAATTGACGTTTGCCAAATATCCAACAGGTAGTACAGTTTATTATCGTGACAAGGATGGAGTCAAATTTGCCCCGGCTGAGTATTTGTTCGACTCATTGTCGGCAGTTGAACAATATATACAAAAAACAACGTGGGGTGCATCATGGCGTGATATTGCCGACAGTAAAAATGCAATCGTGGACTACACAACAAATATTCAAAACAATAGCGCGGGGCGAACGAAAGTTGCGAACATAAGTGCGATGATGAAACAAGAGTATAAAGTGATCAATGTCCTGTCCAATAAATTGATTTTTAATAATTTAGCATCATTAATACCCAATCCAATCGTTGCGGGAATGCCATTTGGGCAACTTGCCGGTCAAATAATGAACCAAATCAATGCCAGTGTGCATGGCGGTAGCCACAATTATCTCAAAATTGACACCCAAAAAATACCCGAAACCTCCGTTCGCCGTACTGAAAAAGAAAATTTGTTCAAAGCAATGCTGGCTGATGCTCCCCAAATATTCGTCAAAGTCCCAATTCAAGGGGGTCTAAAAGCAACAGTAGGAAAGGGTGTCAATATACAGATTATGCCTCCTATTGGCGAACGTGAAACATCAAGCGAAGATACCAGTATGTTATCGGGGGATGCATTGGTAGCCGATTTGACCCATGATGTAATGAATAATAGCGGATTATCTAGCACTGTCATGAGACTCGTGAAAGGAGGATTCAATGGCTAATCCATATCAAACTGGTCCATGGTCATCCAAATCATATGCTTTCATTGGCACCTATCATGGTCGCGTTGAAAGCATAAAAGACCCGGATCGCCGTAATAGAGTACAAGTACGCATATTTGGTTATCAAGATGATCCAAGCTCTATTCCCAAGGATTTGCTTGAATGGGTCCATGTGAGAATAACTACTGATTCTCAAATGCCGGGAAATGAATCGACTCAACCATTTTATCCCGGGGCTGATGTAATGGTTGATGATTATGGCACCGAAAGATATGTAACGGGAGCTATACCCGGATACGATAAAGAAAAATGGCTTAATCAAAATACCGGGGGATTGAACGTTGCCGATCAATATCCCGATGTTAATGCAACCCAAAGAACTGCCAAATATGGCGGCAAGGAAATGGGCGTTAATGTCCGTTCCTCTCCCGGTATCAATAAAGGTCAAGCCGACAAATATCTGCAACTTCAAAATTATGCTTCAATGCTGCATAATTGGGTAAAAGTATCGTTTGGCGAAGAAGCTCCCGCTCCCTATGGACAAGGAACTCAAGCATTCCAGCGTGATCTTAAATCCATTGGAGTCGATAAACTAATAACCAAATCCGATATATTGCAAATTATCAAAAAATTGGACAATAATCAATCCGGAGCCGTCATTCCCGGAGTCGATATCATCATGCGCTTGCGTAATGGGGGATTTGGCACTGGACTCGAAGCAATTGGAGCCTCCCTGATCAATAACGAGAATGCCATATTCGATGGTATCTTTGGCGTTCTATTGGCTATATCCAAAAAGAACAAGGTCAATGATACGGCGGAACAAGCTAAAAAGAATAAGAAACTGAGCAAGGGAAAGAAAAACCACAAGACGAATATGGAAATATTGAATAACAGTATGGCAATGCTATCCGATCCAACCTTGGGTATTGATTTGAGTCTATTGGCTATGATCCAAGCCCTTATCGATAATCTCAACCTTGGCTATGACAATATGACCGAATCTCAATATGATGCCGCAATCGACAATATACAAGCTCAAATAGCCCCATTGTTCCAAGTAGCGGCAACCAAGCTATTCGATGATATCAATACCATTGCATCCATGGCTGATACCGATATCGATATTATCAATACATTTGGGGGAGTCGATGAATGTGTAAATTTGGCTAATTCATGTATTGAATTGGCGGCGGCTGTCAATTTGCCTAGTTCAACCGTTGATAGTCTTGCCAATGGATTAATGGGATTGGCTCGAAAAGGTTTATTGAAAAATACCGCCCAAAACAATAAAAAGAGCAATCAAAACCAAGGAGATACCAGCGTAAGTATATCCCTCAAGGGATCGTCAGGTTCATCTCAATTGATGACCAATTTCTTTATTGGCAATCCAATTGCCCTGCAAGAGATAGCCAGTGGTCAATTGATCAAGACATTCCTTAGTGGCAATCCTATTAAATATGAAAGCAATGATCGAAATGATGGAAAAGATATAGCATTGAAACGATTCCCCGATAAGAAAGAAGCCGGAAGTCAACCCCCCGCCAATACTCAACCTAAACCAATTGGTAATTACTATGAAACGGGGGATACTACTCAATCAACGTCGAGAACTGTATAATGGCAACTGAAAACGAAAATACTGAAAAAGTAAAACTAGTCAAACCCAAAAACGTATCATTCAATGAGGATGAAACCCAAAAGATATGGACTCATCCCGATGGCACCATGGAACGTATTATAACCAAGGAAGGGCATGAAACCCGGCAATACTGGCATTCGTCGGGTTCCTATGAGGAAAACCGGGCTGATGGCTCAACTATCAAATTCTATGCCAATAATATAACCGAATACGCCAAAGGCAGCGTTACCATAACTATTGATAATAATGGCGATATCAAGATACATGGACATAATCGTATCAATGTCGATACCGATGCTCATATTGAGGTAGGTAAACACGCCTCAATCGTTGTAGCCGATATGGCTGATGTATATGCAGGAGGGCACGTAAAGGTAGCTGCCACCGATATAGCCTTGCAATCAACAAGTGGCAGTATTGTACTCAATGCTGAACGTGATATTGAGTTTAGAGCCAAGGGGGGACGTATAAGTGGTCATTCCAATGGGGTCACTACATTCACCACCGATAATGGGGACTTTCATGTGGCAACAAAAGGCAAGATTGATATGAACTCAGCCCTCGATACCAAGATAGCGGCGGGAGGTCAAGCCAATGTCAGTTCGCAAGGCACAATGAAATTGGCATCATCCGGAACAGCAACATTAAATGGTAAAGGATCAACTGTTATTGCCGGGGGATCAATTAGAGTAGGAAGTGGACAGGTAGGACCGGCAACAGCCTCGTTTATTCCAACAAATGGACCATCTCCGGATAGTCCCAAGACATAAGGAATAGGAATATGGCACGATCAGATCGTTGGACGGCTCTAAAGAAAACACCGGAGTATTACAGTGATTTTCTTAATAATTTCGATCTAAATCCCCAAACGGGCTATTTGGCAATGGCAAGCAATGGTCAAGCCGTTGCCAATTCAATACGCAATTTGGTATTGACCAATAAATTCGAAAGATTCTATCAACCCCATGTAGGATCGAAAGTTCAATCCCTATTATTCGATATGAATGATATACCAACTCAACAACTATTGATTGATACTATCCTTGAGACTATCAAATCATATGAACCAAGGGCCCAAAATCCTATTGTAAAGATAGCCCAAATAATAGATGCCGATCAGGTATTGATCACTGTAATATTCAGTATTGTCAATATCATTCAACCATTCAGTTTTAACTTAATATTAAAACGGGTGCGCTAAATAACAAATATTGGAGAAATAAACCCCCATGATCACCAAATCATTAAATCTTGTCGATTTAGACTTTGCAGGTCAAAAGAATGACTTGATCGAGTTCCTCAAGGGTCAGACCTTATTCAAGGATTATGACTTCGAAGGCTCCAATCTCAATATATTGGTTGATCTATTAGCCTATAATGGCAATAAACACGCATTCTTGACCAATATGCTATTGAGTGAGGCTTTCCTTGATTCGGCTCAATTGACTAGCTCGGTATTCTCCCATAGTAAGGATTTGAACTATTTGCCTCGTTCAGCCCGTAGCTCTAGGGCTAATATCACAGTTGATTTTGTGGCAACCGGGGAAAGTCAACCATACATAATACAAAAGGGTAGTTCATTTGCTACTTTGATCAAAAATACATCATATGTATTCTCTATTCCCGAAACTATATCGGTATCATCGCCTAATACTCAATTCAGTTTCACTACCGATGTATATGAAGGGATATATGTCAAAGACTCATATGTATATAATAGTACCGATTTAGTACCCTATCCAACATTTAGATTGACCAATAAGAATATCGATACTACATCATTGACCGTGGCAGTATATGAAGATAATTCAACTATTGCAACTCCATTCAAATATGCATCATCATTACTTGGTTTGACTGAATTGGATAAGATATTCTTTCTACAGGCATCCGAAACCGGTTATTATGAAATTCAATTTGGAGATGGTATTATTGGTTATACTCCTAAACAGAATAGCTTGATTGTATTGGATTATCGTATTACATCTGCTGATTTGGCTAATGGAGCTAAAAGTTTCAATATCAATTTTGATCCAACCGGAGCATTCGCTGAATTGAATTTGAGTACCACTCCTAGTGTATTGACTAATGAAAGCGCAACAGGAGGAGCCAAGGCTGAAGCTATTGAATCAGTAAGATATTATGCGCCTCGACATTTCCAAACCCAAGAACGATGTGTAGTTCCGGCTGACTATATTACTCTAATGAAAATAAACTTTCCGGAGATAAATGCTATTACTGCATATGGGGGAGAGGAATTGGAACCAGCACGATTTGGTTATGTGGTCATATCAATTGATATACCGGGATTGGATACATTGCCTATATCTAAAGAGAATGATTATAATAAATTCCTATTACCCCGTATGCCAATGAGTATAATGCCACTATTCATTGATCCGGAAAGAACCTATGTGCAAGTCAATACATTGGTAAGATACAATATCAATATTACTACCAATACTCCCAATCGTATTGAGTCGTTGGTATCAACCGCTATTGCCAATTATAATATTGTTGAATTGAATGATTTTGATGTAACATTGCGATTCTCTCAACTAACATCCGATATAAATGAGGCTGATCCTTCGATTATATCAAATATAACAAGTATCAAATTATATAAGAAACTAAATCCAAATTGGGGAGTATCTAATAACTATACTATTGATTTCAAGACTAAGATTGTTCCGGGTTTATCATCAACAGGCTTTACTTATGAATATGAACACGTTTATTTACAAGATAGCGGAACAGGCGATGTGCAAGTATTCAAGTATATCAATAATCAAACTGTTATCATTGATACAATTGGAACCATTGATTATGAAAAAGGTATTATAATAATGAATGATTTGATATTCGACAATTATGATGGTAATTATTTCAAAGTATATGTAACCCCGGCTGATCCTGACGTATCAACAATGCAGCATACTATTTTGGCGATAGAAGCTGATGAAGTAAACATGACTATTCAACAGATATCCGAATAACAATGGCTATTATAGAATCCTCAATTCAACCATTTATAGATAATCAGTTTCCGGCATTATATCGGGATGATGATCCTAATTATATTTCCTTTGTGAAAGCCTATTATCAATGGCTGGAGGAAACTGGTAAACCATTATATTATGCTCGTAATTTCCTTGAATTGCAGGATGTGGATAAGACCACCGAAAATGTATTGGTATTCATCAAAGAGAAATATCTAAAGAACATTCGTTTCTCAACCGAAGCTAATATTCGAGCTATTATCAAGCATAGTTTAGATATATATCGATCAAAAGGAACTCAGCGTTGTATTGATCTATTGTTCCGATTGGTATTCAATGAAGTTATTGAGATATATTATCCCAAGGTGGATATATTACGCTTATCGGATGGAACATGGCGTATTCCGCAATATCTTGAATTATCATTATCAGTAAGCAATGCCAATCTTAGACATAAGACAATAAGGGGAGCCGACTCTGGAGCTATTGCATTTGTTGATGATGTAATACGCCGTACTGTCAAAACACGATTTATTGATTTGGCATACATATCAGCTATTGAAGGACAATTTATAACTGGAGAAATTATTCATCCAACCGATGGAGAAATGGAAATTGCTTTATGTCCACGAATTATTGGTTCATTGAATGAGATTGTACTTCCTGCTATTGGAACTGGAACTGGTTATACTAATGGTGATATTGTTACAATTCATTCTGATTATGGCGAGCAAGCTCAAGCATTGGTTATCAATGCAAGCGAACAACCAAGTATTATTGCAGCTATTGTGAATAATGGAGGATATGGTTATACAACTAACGCAGAAATATTGGTATCAGAACGATCATTATCATTAGCTAATGTTGATATTACCAATACATATGCTCGATCTTATCTCAATTTCCTTGATACAGTAACTCAGGGAGGTAATACAGCCCAAGCAATGGGTATTGATAATATTACAATTTATATTGATGCGGTTAATGGAACGTTTATTGTCGGAGAAACTATTATTCAACATAATAGAAATTATGTCAATGACAAATCAATTATAGGACAAGCAACTTTAACTAAAATACCAACATCAACAATTTTATGGTTTGATGATGTGAAAGGGGTATTTTATCCTAATACCCAAATAATAGGACTAACATCCAAAGCTACCGCCAATGTAATATCGGTGAACATGACTCTTGCTATTATCAATAGCACTGGCACATTCTCCAATACATCTCTAACCATGCCATCCTTGACGGCTGATGTAATATATGTGGGAGCTAATACACAACCAATATATTCTATTCCAAGTAGTACCACATATCAAGAGAATGTTTTGGTCAATACTGATTTATTGAGTGATTGGACAGTGCCTCTAAATTCGGCTACCTATCCTAATTTCCCGGCTAATACCAGCGCCAACTCCGGAACATCATTTGATAATTTCCTATCCATGAATGCAATAACAATTGGAAAAATAACTGAATTGTTGCCTCAATCCAGTGTATATTTGACTGATTATTTGCCCATGGTTACAATATCAGAGGCTCGCGTGAAAGATTTGAATATATGGGATAAGGTATTATTTTATACTGGAGCTAGTGCAACATTTAAGGTAGGAGAAATAGTTACTCAATCAGCTACATCAGCCCGGGGTATTGTTCAAAAAAATGCTAATAATAAACTATATATCCAAGAATTACGGTTTAATTCGAATAATTGGTTTATTGTCACATCCAATACTACCACAAAAATACTAGGAGCAACAACTGGGGCAACCGCTAATGTGACAATAATATCTGATCAAGGAGATATAAGACCAACAGGATTGAATGCTGTAATTGATACTGAGGCTCCGACAGCTATTGGTAGTGTCCTTGAGTTACAAATCATCAATTCTGGATTTGGTTATATTGATAATGAGCTAATTTGGTTCAATATTGGGGATACATTTGATGAAAACAATGGTTATGGATATACTAATTTGGTTACTCGGGGTATTGGACCCGGATTCTATGAACAAAAGGGTGGTTTCCTAAGCGATCAAAAGAAGCTATATGATGGATATTATTATCAAAACTTTTCCTATGAAATATCATCCTCAAAAACCGTTGATAAATATAGAGATATGATGAAAAAAATAGGTCATGTGGCTGGAACCAAGATGTTTAGCCGGTATGTTCATAAGAGAACACTCGACAGTTCTAGTCTTAGAAAAGAAATAGAGGTAACCCAAACATGACTTCAACTTATGCTTTTACTAATGATTATAGAATAGATAGGGCTGTGGATTTTATCAATTCATTAGTGGATAATAAAATGTATTTCTTTGTTGGAGATTATATCGATCATTCCAACACCGAAATCCAATTAGCCAATAATAACATAGATTCTTTATTTTATAATGTATTTGATAAAATGATAATGGGAAAGCTCATATCCACAACAGCAGCTATGCAAGGAATTAGAAATATTCCTTATCAAAGCGATATAGTTTATACTCAATATGATGATACTGTCGATTTAACTGATGAAAATTATTATTGTATAGTTAATGCTGGTTCATATTCTCATGTTTATAAATGTCTGTATAATAATCATGGAGCCAATTCAACAGTTGAACCTAATTTCATGCATATTGAAGGGGCTAATACTATCGTTTATCAAACATCCGATGGTTATATTTGGAAATATCTATACAGCTTAGAAGATAGTACCATTGCTTCGTTTGGAACTTCTCAATTTATTCCATATATTGCTAATAATACTGTAATAAATGAAGCTGTTATAGGATCAATCAATGTTATTGAAGTTGAAGGGGCTGGAAAGCTTTATAATAATTATACAGCCGGAACATTATTGAGTGACGATATACGAGTTGAACCTAACATATATCAGATAACCAATTCTACTATTAGCACTACCACAAGCTATTATACTGGTTGTATCATGTTTTTGACTGATGGAGATGGAGTTGGACAATATGCTACTGTTAGTCATTCTTATTCTAATTCAAGCGGTAACTATGTAGTAGTTGAAACTGATTTTGTTATTAGTCCATCCAACGGAACCAAATATGAAATAACCCCACAATGTATTGTCTATAATAATGGATTAACATCTGATCCATGTGTAGCCCGGGCTATTGTTAATGCTACTTCGTCCAATTCAATACATCATATTGAGATATTACATCCCGGAACTGATCAATTTATTGTTACAGCCAATGTTATTGCTAATGCAGCAGTTGGAGTAGCATTACAAAATCAAGCAGTAGTTCGTCCAATTCTACCTCCTCATGGCGGGCATGGTTCTGATCCAGCGTCCGAATTGAACGCTTCATATGTCTTATTATCAATTACCTTAGCTAATAGTGAATCTAATACAATTCTGACCACTAATCAATTTCAACAGATTGGATTGATCAAAAATCCTATATTTGCTAATGTTGAATTGAATATAACTGGAGCTACTAAGTTTTTTGACCTTGGAGAAACCGTATATAATGTAAATTTGGTTGCTTATTCGACTAATGGCATTATAAATACAACTAGCACTACTATAACTGATAATGATGCAACTTTTGATATAACTTTTAATGAAGGGGATGCAATTTGTGTTAGTAATGGTTCATTATATCAAATGAGTAATGTTGTAAGTATAACTAATAGTACCGTCATTGATATTGCAGCTAATGGATTTTTTGATGTGTCCAACGCAGCAATATATGTTCCTACTATCCATGAAACCCTTATTGTATTATCTATGTATGGTGATACCGTATTAAATGTCAGCAATACCACCGGAAATGTAACAGTAAGTACCGCAGTTATTGGAGCCAATTCGGGGGCTTATGCGACTATTTCCGAAATAGATCGAAATGATGTAATAAAGGACTTCCAAACCTTCATACAGCTATATAAATACATAATAGTTCCAATTCATGGGGAATTTATTGCAGGAGAGACTATAGTTCAAGGGAATGAAACGGCTGTTTTGCATTCGGTTGTTGCTAATACTACGATGTATTTGTCAGAATTAACAGGTCAATTTACTAATACTGGCTCAACAATATACGGAGAAACAAGTGGAGCCGAAGCTCAAATTACTCAAGCATATATTCCTGAATTGGAAATAGGACGAGGCACTATTCAATATATAGATAATATTGAGCCAGTAACTCGACAAGCTGACGTAACTGAAACATTCAAAATTTGTTTGGAGTTTTAAAGGAATAAAAATAGATGTCAATTGCAACTGATCTTAATGTTCATCCTTATTATGATGATTATGATTCTTCGAAGGATTATTATAAAATCTTATTTCAACCGGGTGTTGCTGTTCAAACCCGGGAATTGAATCAATTACAGACATTATTTCAGAACCAAATTGAAAAATTTGGAGATAATATATTTCAATCTGGAACCATTGTTTCGGGTTGTAACTTTTTATTCTTGGGTAAAGTTCCTTACATAAAGATTAAAGACCAAACAGTTGAGGGAGGAAGTGTATCTCCATCAGCATATGTATTTTATCGAGTAACTAATGAAACAACTGGATTATCAGCCCAAGTAACTCAATCATATGATGGTTATGAAAGTGCTGATCCTGATCTAAAAACATTATATCTAAATTACATTAATACTGGTTATGATGCTAATACATTTACCTTTGCATCAGGTGATGTTTTAACAGTTTATGATGGAACAACCGTAGGTATTGAAAAAGTAAGTATAGCTAATAATGCAGGAGGTTCAGGATTTTCTAATACCGATCCAGTAATAATAATTCCGGAAATTGCTATTACAGTATTAACAGGTACATTTTCTAATGGTGAATATATTACTAATGGTAGTGGAGCTAATCTCCAAATTATAGCCGTTGATACTGTAACATTAGCTAATAGTAATCAAACAATTCTTAAATTAAAACCACGCACTGTGGATTTGGCTAATGCTTCGGCAACTGCTAATTCATGGACTATATCAATGAACGAGAGTATTCTTGATATTGATTCATCTGCAACAGCAACAGTCACCAAAATATTTGGTTCGGGTTTTTATGCAACAGCATTAACCGATCCTAATGGAACTATCATCAATATTGATGTTTCTAATAAAGGATTTGGTTTTGATGAATTACCATTTATTACAATACAGTCAGCCGATAATGGTTCGGGAATTGATGCTCTTGATTTGGTTCCACAAAATTATGTGACACAAATTTCAGTAGCAACAGTAGCTAATACAACAGGACATGGTTGTTTGTTTGGAATAAACGAAGGTGTAATTTATCAAAAAGGATATTTCCTTCGAGTTCTTTCTCAAAGTATTGTTGTGGACAAATATTCAACAGTTCCCGATGGTGTAGCAGTTGGATTTACTACCCAAGAAAGTATTATCAATTCCAATCTTGATACATCATTAAATGATCCAGCATATACTAAAAATCAAAATGCTCCGGGTGCCAATCGATTGAAATTGGTTCCTAAACTAACTCTTACAACTATTGATAATGCATTATCTAATACTAATATCCTGCCACTTGTCGAATATAGTGAAGGTAAACCCTATATTCAGCGACAAAAAACAGTATATAGCAAAATTGGTGATAAAATTGCCGAAGGAATTGATGACACGTCCGGTAATTTCTTTATTAATCCGTTTTTGATCACTACTCAATCCGATACAGCTAATGATACAGCCGCATCATTTGATACAATTATTGATCCGGGAACTGCATATATAAGTGGTTATAAAGTTTCAACACAAAAGAATTATACATCTATATATCCAGTATCATTCTTAGAAGCAGTTCAAAATAATTTCTCCTATAACTTGAATTATGGAAAGTATATTCGTCTTAATAATGTTGGAGGTTCATTCGAATTTAATACTGGTGATATTGTAACACTATATGATACAGCCAAACAATTTGGCGCTAATTCGACTCTTGTATATGATCAAAACACTAATCCAGTAGGAGTATCTATTGGAACGGCTCGAATGAGATATTTTGGCATTGAAACATTGACACCGGGAAACCCAATCTATGATCTATATATTTTCGATATACAAATGGCTAATGGAAAAAGCTTTTCATCCACTCGTTCAATTCATTATAATGGTACAGCAAATGGTGTTGCTGATATTGTAACTGAAACTAATACAACTACCGGATTAGAACAAGCTGTAATTATTGATCCAACACAAAATCAATTGGTTTTCCCAATTTCTTCAACCACCATTAGAAATATTGCTAATGTAACATATCAATATCGCACCTTTGATGATACATTAACAGTAAACACTTCGGGCTATATTGTAAAAAGTGTTTCATCCAATACAAATTTATTTTTTCCATTTACTGGAGATTTAACTTCCTCACAACTTACTGATTTGTATGTTGTTCCTACATCAATTGATCTTGTGTATGCAGCTAATACATCCGGAACGGTTTCGGTTAATACATCGTCAGCTAATCTTACAGGATCATCCACCAATTTCTTGTCGGAATATGTGGTTGGAGATTGGTTATACATTTATGATGCAGCATCTCACGATTTGAAACAAGTTCAACGTGTAGTTAATAACACATTGATGACTGTTGATTCAAATATTTCATTTACTAATGCTACCTCAAATATGACTCGGGTATTTCCAAAAGATATCCCAATTCCATTTGGTATGCGATCAGGTTTATCAGCCAATGTCGATGTAGGACAAAATATTCTTACTATTAATCTTGGAGGAGCATTAACAACAGGATCACCACAACCAATATCTCTCGGGGTAAATATAAATCAAGTTGATATTGGTCAAGGAACTAAAACCCCTGTTCGTAATGCATATGTATTGTTACAATTATCTAATAATGAAAATGGAGTTATAGGTCCATGGTGTTTGGGTGTTCCGGATGTATTCCGTTTGCGAGGAGTCTATATTGGTAATTCATCAGTTAATAGTTCTAGCACTGATTATTTCAAAGATTTTTATATCGATAATAATCAAACGTTGGAATATCGAGGATTGAGTTGGTTCTATAAGAAACCAACCGCTACTGTTAATTTAACATCATCACAATATATTCTTGTAAAATTTGATTATTTTACAAGTTCGGGACCTTCTTATTATAATCCAGTATCCTATATAAGTTCAAATGTAGATCAAATTATTGCAGCCGATTCCCTATCTCTAAATGGATTGGATGAAAATGCTGGTTCAATTAATACATGGGAAATTCCGGAATTTTTCAACAATGAAAATCGTGTTGATTTATTGAAATGCATCGATTTCAGACCTTCAGTTGCAAATACTTGTGTTCCAAGCACTAACTATGCTACAGCACCCACAAATCCGGATTCAACAAAAACTTTTGATAATTCAGAAAAATATTTTCCTGTTCCAGAAACAGTTTTTACAACAAATAACGTAACAACTTGTATTGGTAATTTTATTACATTTTTCATTGATAAAGATGGTAATTTTAGTTCGGCTAATTCTACTATTACTGGTAATAAAGTTGTTTCAGCCAAAACACCACCGGATAATATTAAAATTGCTGATATTATTGTTCCTGATTATCCAGCTATTCCAATTAATAAATCTATTCGGTTAACTGAACTGTTGAATACAGGTGTATTGAATCAAAAATATTCATCAACTCGCCAATCGAATCATACAATAGCAGTCAAAAGTGTTATTAATCAAAATGAAGATCAAGTATATACTCAAAAAGATATTGGTAAAATTGATCGTCGGTTGAAAAATGTTGAATATTATGTTTCTCTAAATCAATTAGAAACAACAATGAATAATTTGATCATTCCAAGCGTAAATGATCCAGCATTGGCTCGCTATAAATTTGGATTTTTTGCAGTTGATTATTCTCAACCTGAATTATTAGACATGGGCGATCCACAATGGGCAGCAACTAATAAAGATGGTTATATGTGGCCAGATCGTCTTGATTGGGATATTTATTTTGGTAATGAAGGTGGAGCATTGCCATATATGAATGAATTGATTATTTCTCAACAAAACGCAACAACTGGAACTCTTACTAATCCAGATGCAATTCCCGATTGTGCTATCGATGTTGCTAATACAGTTGCATATCAATTGAAGTTACGTTCCGGTATAACTTATATAAACAACTTTAATATTATATTAGCTGATGCTGAACATATGGCTAATACAGTTTCGGTTGGTATGGGCGCTAATAGAGACTATTGGAATAATGATCCAACAAGTTCCAGCGTCGAAGTTTTCTTTATAACTTATACTGATGCAATTAAAATTGAAATATATCAAGGAAATACTCTAATAGTTGATACATCTTCGGCTGAAAATTTGAGCGCAATTGATATATCTAATCTAACTGGTTCTAATTCAAATAAATGGTTCTATGATCCAACTGGTATATATTTGGTTAATTTTACAGCCCAAGGAAATAATTTTGTTACAGGTTCAGGTAAAGTAACGTGGGATTATAACGGAACAGGTGGAACGGCTGTGACTATCAAGACTACTCGATTAACTAATCCAGTTTTAGCTCCTACAACTAGTGGAGAAATTAGAGGGGGGCTTGTATGGAAAGAAGCAATAAGCTATCCAGTTAATGGATCAACAGCCGGTTGTGCGCCACCTCCTCCGACCATTCCATGGCATCCATCTCCAATTCCGGATTTGCCACCAATAGATATTGATTATCATGATTGTGGAAATGGTATGCAAGATGCTAATATAGAATGGATTCCTTTGGATATGCCATCTATACCAAATTTTACTACATATCCGTCTATTCCGGGTCCAACATATAGTCCCTTTAGTCCACATTATCGAAATATGGACCTTGTAAAAGACTCGCAAGGTCATCTTTATCTAGTTAGTAATGGAATGAATACTTGGGATTTAGCCGCATATAAGCCCGCAAATCAACAGACCGTTACGGAAAATCCTATGGATAATACATTATCAACAGGAAGTAGTCAAGGATATAATATTATCCAAAATCAACTAATATGGACACCGTATAGTGAAAGTGGTCCAAATTCATCGTTTAATTATGTTTCAGAACTTGTTAATATTCAATGGTAATATGAGGTTATAAATGACTATTTGGCTTACAGACGTATCATCTACATTATCGGCTGATAGTGTATCGATAGGAATACAGAAAACAAAAGCATTTCTAATGCCATTCTCAATAAATGGATTGCTTCCTAATTCAGAATATTTCTTTTTTGTTGATGATACTGATATGACTTGGGCAACAGCACAATCCGGAAAAAATATGGGTGATGGACTTTTATCTGATGAAAATGGAAAATTACAATTTAATTTTTATGCAGAATTGATTATTTCAACTTCTGAAACATCTAATGATCTTAAGAAATCTCATTTGTTTCAGATAAAAGATGTAAATGGAATAGTAAGAGCTACAGGTATTGTTTCACAAAAAATAAAAGTGAAAACCTAATAAGGAGTTAGTTAAGTGACATTATTTAATACAGCATTTACGTTTTATGTTGATCCATCGGTGATTGATAACTCACCGTCTATATCTATTTCTTCAATTGGATTATATTTTATGTATCGTCCAAGTCCGACACAAAATATGTCTGGTTTGCAAAATCCGGGTGTTACAATGTATCTTGTGGATACTGTGAATGATGTGCCTAATGTCGCAAATACAGTATTATTTCAAAATAATGCAAGATGTGAATGGAATGAAATCAATACATCATCAGATGCAAGTGTAGAAACATTGTTTACATTCCGTCGCCCAATATCTGTTGTTACCGGTAAAAAATATGCAATAATTTTGAATTATGATGGTAATGAAAATTTCAATCTCTGGACCAATCGTCGGGGATATAATCTAGTTGGAACAACTACTCCATCAACTGGACCATCCTCTCCATATGGAGGAAGTTTATTTAATGCTTCATCTCTTGTTCAATCATTAGCTGAATTGACTGCTCATGATGTATCAACATTATGGACTCCGGTAGTTGATGTTGATGTAAAATTTAATGTTTATTGTGCAAGATTTGCCGTTAACGGTGAACCAGTATTTGCGCTTGGTACTGCTCCGGATGAATATATCTATTCCCCATCTATAATTTTTGATTATGATGAAGCAAATAATGTAGTTATGGTTGAACATCCATCTCCGCGCATTGAAAATATACAATTTGATCCAATTTTATCATTGAAACAAGCATATGTTGGACCTCAAAAATCGTTCCAATACACAATATTTTATCCGGGTGGGGGTGTAACAGCAACCGTTTCTAGTTCAATGTCCAAAGTTATTACTGCGGCTGCAACTTTATCTAATAGTGCGCCATTTAGTTGGGATGATGTGTTTGGAACCTATACTGGAGACAAATATATTGTTATTTGGGATACCGATAGTTTTAATATTCGAAAAGTTGTAACTGTTGCTTCTAATACTCAAATTGTTTTGGATGCTAATACTACCTTTATTAATAGTGCATCATATTTCATGATTACTCCTGTTGCTACAATTGACTCATTCAATGAATCATATTTGACAGGTAAAAAGAACTCTTTAATGTTTTTGCGGGATTCAAACGCCAATTCATCTGTTAGATTTGTCGGAGATGCAATCAATCATGCGAATGTAACTATTTCGAGTGGAGGAACAGGTTATTCAAATGATGAAACAATTTTCATTGTTGGTTATGATTATGTAGCAAATAAGATTGTAGGTAATTATCCGGCTGAAATAAAATTGCAAACTAATACGTCCGGAGGTGTTAATTCTATCGCTTTTGCTAATATTGGAGCAGGTTTCTCCAATGTGGACAATATTCAAATTGTTGTAGCTAATTCAATAACTACCACAGCCAACAATGAATCAACTAATACTGCAAATGGAAGTGGATTGAGTTTGAATATAGTAGTTGGATCAACAATCCTTACTGAACATGTTGTCAATAAATTCCGGGGTTGTAAAGTTTTGGATGTTGGTATTAGTGATTGTTATGTTTCATCTGATATTCTTCAAACAAGCAATTCATCTGTTATTAATTATATTACAACTACCTATTATACAGAACAAGATAACACAGTTCCGGGGGGATGGGTCAGTTATGTTGGTCCCCAAACTGTTGATATAACTTTGAATAAAACTCTTGAATCCATTACTTGGAATAAAACTCCTTCAATAGTCTCACGATCTAATGAGTTTGTGACCAAATATTCGGGGGGAGCCGATAATGATCAAGTTGATGCTCTAAATCCATATTCTAACTGTGTTGTTATTTCCTATGATATAAAATTTAATAATGATTATGTGGTTCCGGGTCCATTTGAATCACCAGTAGTTAACTTTGGTCGATATATCATAAATGATGATTGGACTAATGAACAAACTAATAGTGGAAATGCATTAGCTAAAGTTATTATGCAATCAATCCAATTCCAAGGACAAGTTGATCCAACTAAACAAAGTGAAGATGTGGTTGTTTATATTACTGGATGGCGACCTCCGGGAACTGATATCAAAGTATATGCTCGTATCAAAAATAATTATGATTCTGAAGCATTTGATGATGAAGATTGGTCGTTACTAAAAATGTCAGCAAATAATATTTCTCCAATTAATCAAGTTGAATTGACCTATGGATTTACAACTGAACCTAATACAACTCCAATGGTTGGAACTATTACAACAACTAATAATTCAGCTAATGTTACAGGTTCAAACACTGATTTCAGTGGATTGGTTCAGGGTGATTTTGTCAAAATATTTGACCCATTATTTGTGGAATCCGGTCTAAATGGAACCAATGCAAACTTTGTTATTGCGATGGTAAATTCAACTCCAACTGATAATACTACATTGATAATTGATACAGTCTTTTCAACTAATACCGAATTGGGTATTGGAGGTCCAGAATTGGCTGATGTTGATGGTCTAAACATTGCAAAAGTTGATTATCCCCATCAAGCATATACCTATATTCAAAATGATAATATTGTTCAATATTATAATTTGACGAGTGAAAAATTCATGGATTATGGAACCATTCAATTGAAAATACTATTGTTGTCGGATAATTTTACAATTCTTCCACATATTTCATCAGTTCGTTGTATAGGACTTAGTGCATAATGAAACAATCAAACCTAGTTCCAACTAATGTTCCGGGACTATATAAAAATAGAAGAAATATTGTAATAAATGAAAATATCGGAGATTATCAACGATTGGTTGCCCTTCGAAATAGGAAAAAGATCGAAGATAAAATGCAAAAGGATATTGGAATTTTACAGAATGAAGTCAAAGAACTACGAAAGTTAATAGAGGAAATTCGAAATGGCTAAAACACTTACGCCTATTGATGTACCGGGGGGTGATACACCGCTTGATTTGGTAACATTAGCCAATGCAATAGTCAACACGATAGCAACCGAAGTAGTAACAGCAAATTCAGATGCTAATGGAGCGTTGACTATTGGCAATAGTTATGTGTCGGGAGTCTTAGGAGCATCGGTTATCGCGGCAGGTGAATTACGAGGCGGCACCGTTGCAACCCCGGATTATGTTCTTGTATCATCCAATCTTGTTGCTACTAATGCCAGTGTTACTATCAAAATGGGAACAACAAGCATTAATTCATCGGTAATCAATGCTTCATCGTTAGTTGTAAATGCCGCTGCTATTGAATATTTTACTCTCGATAATATGACCTTGGGTAACACCGAATATACTTCTCTTACTTTCAATGCCAATTCATCACCTGATCAGGTATTTGATTTTTTTGCCAAATCTGCATATCGATCAGCCGAATATCTTCTCCAAATGACCGATACATCTCCAGCCGCAAATGCCTATCAGGTGATGAAATTCTTAGTTGTTCATGATGGAACGTCAGCCTTTATTACTCAATATGGTATTGTTACATCCAATGGCGAAATTGCCACAATCAATGCATCGGCAAATAGCACCTCGATTTTGATTACAGTATCGCCAGTTTCCGCGACAAATGTGGAGTTAATAGCTACTCGGACCATGATGGGAATCTAAATACCTTGAAGGGAGAGAAAAAGTGGCTATTAAATATAACTTTGTAATAGATCAAGGTTCCGATTTCGACTATACAATTGTATTGAATGACCAAAATGATGAACCATTCAATGTTAGCGGATTTACGGCTAACGCTCAAATGCGATCAAATTACACAGCTTCCAACTCCATTCCTTTTACCACAACGTTAGCTAATGGTAGTCTGACTCTTGCATTGGCAGGATCAGTTAGTGCCAATATTGAGGCAAAACGTTATGTTTATGATGTTATGCTTTCTAATGTCAATGATGGTATTGAAGAACGAATCCTAGAAGGTATTGCAACTGTAAGTCCACGAGTAACAAGGGAAGGATAATTATGACCGCTAATACCCTAGTTATCAAGCTTGGAGGCTCGGATGGACGTGGTTCTCTAACATTCTATCGAGGATATACAGGTTCTCAGGGTGTGCCCGGGGAATATGCGGCTCTTGGTTATACTGGTTCGCAGGGTATTCAAGGTGATCCCGGGGGTTATACTGGTAGTCAAGGAGATACTGGATATACTGGTTCGCAAGGTATTCAAGGACCGGCTGGTGGATATACCGGTAGTCAGGGTGATGTTGGTTATGTTGGTTCGCAAGGTGATATTGGATATACTGGCTCGGTTGGTTTTGTTGGTTCGCAAGGTGATACTGGTTACACCGGTTCGCATGGTGGTATTGGTTGGGTAGGTTCGCAAGGTGATAAAGGTTACACCGGATCGGCATCAACTGTCATTGGATATACAGGTAGCCAAGGTATTCAAGGTGATTCCGGATATACCGGATCAGCATCTACTGTTGTTGGATATACTGGTAGTTATGGTTATACTGGTTCGGCGGGAGCCGGATATACCGGATCAGCATCGGATGTAATTGGATATACTGGATCGATTGGTTACACTGGTAGTCAAGGCATCAAAGGAAACACCGGTTATACTGGATCAACAGGAATTGGATATACCGGTTCGCGGGGTGGTATTGGTTGGGTTGGCTCGCAAGGTGACAAGGGTTATACTGGTTCACGTTCCACTGTAATAGGTTATACTGGTAGTAAAGGTGACAAGGGTGATCAAGGTGATGTGGGTTATACTGGTAGCGAAGGCTATTCTGGATCAACAGGATCAACTGGTTATCAAGGCTCGGCAGGTTATCAAGGCTCGGTAGGTTATCAAGGATCGGTGGGTTATCAAGGATCAGCGGGTGTAACTGGTTATCAAGGATCAGGCGCACAAACTGGATATACTGGTTCAATTGGTTATACTGGTAGTGAAGGTGTTGGATATACTGGTAGTCAAGGAACCCAAGGTAATATTGGATATACTGGTTCACAAGGAACCCAAGGTAACATTGGATATACTGGTAGTCGAGGTTACACTGGTAGTCAAGGAACGCAAGGTGTAATTGGATATACCGGTAGCCAAGGAACCCAAGGTAACATCGGTTACACTGGTAGTCAAGGAACGCAAGGTAACATCGGTTACACTGGTAGTCAAGGAACGCAAGGTGTAATTGGATATACCGGTTCACAAGGAACCCAAGGTAATATTGGATATACTGGATCGGCTTCAACTGTAATTGGTTATACCGGTTCACAAGGAACTCAAGGCAACATCGGTTATACCGGTAGTGCATCGGAAGTGATTGGTTACACCGGTAGTCAAGGTGATATTGGATATACCGGTAGTGCATCGGAAGTGATTGGTTACACTGGTTCGGCAGGTGTTGGTTATACTGGTAGTGCTTCAACAGTTATAGGTTATACCGGTAGTCAAGGTGATATTGGATATACCGGTAGTGAAGGAATTGGTTATACTGGTAGTGCTTCAACTGTTCCCGGATATACTGGTAGTAAGGGTGATCAAGGTGATATTGGTTATACTGGTAGCGAAGGTTATTCTGGCTCGCAGGGTGAAGTTGGATATCAAGGATCAGCCGGAATTACAGGTTATACCGGTAGTCAGGGTGATGTGGGTTATCAAGGTAGCCAAGGTATCACCGGTTATCAAGGATCAGGTGCACAAACTGGATATACTGGTAGTCAAGGATATACTGGTAGTCAAGGTGTTGGTTATACCGGTAGTGCATCGGAAGTGATTGGTTATACTGGTAGTCAAGGTGATATTGGATATACTGGTAGTGCATCGGAAGTAGTTGGTTATACTGGTAGCCAAGGTAACATTGGTTATACTGGTTCTGCTTCAACTGTTATTGGTTACACTGGTTCGGCAGGTGTTGGTTACACCGGATCGGCTGGTAGTGATGGTGCGGCGGGTTACACCGGTAGTCAAGGTTATACCGGTAGTCAAGGTATAGGTTATACTGGTTCAGCAGGAGCAGATGGGGGGCTTGGTTACACCGGATCGGCTGGTAGTGATGGTGCGGCGGGTTACACCGGTAGTCAAGGTGATATTGGTTATACTGGTAGTGAAGGTATTGGTTATACTGGTTCGGCGGGGGCTGATGGTGGTTTAGGTTACACTGGATCGCAAGGTTACACCGGATCAGCAGGTGTAGGTTACACTGGATCGGCTGGTAATGATGGAGGACTTGGTTACACTGGTAGCCAAGGTTACACTGGTAGTGAAGGTATTGGTTATACTGGTAGTGCATCCGAAGTGATTGGTTATACTGGATCGCAAGGTTACACCGGATCGGCTGGCGTAGGTTACACTGGATCGGCTGGCGTAGGTTATACTGGATCGGCGGGTGTTGGCTACACCGGATCGGCTGGCGTAGGTTATACTGGATCGGCTGGATATACCGGTAGCCAAGGAACAACCGGAACAACAGGTCCAACATCACCTAAAGCAATTACTATTCCAGCCCCAGTAGCGGGTGATAGTTTCGCACTATTTTGGTCTAATGTTGCAATAACAATTGCTGAAATTCGCACTGTTGTTGTTGGTTCGGCATCTCCATCTGTAAATGCATCATATTTCCATGGAACAGATAGATCAGCCGGAACGACTATGCAAGCAAGTATCAATACATCAAGCACAACAACAGGTAATACCCAAACATCATTCTCTAATGCTACCCCGGCAGCAGGTTCATTCATTTGGGTAAATATCAATCAGGTAAGCGGAACAGTAAATTCCTATCATGCAACAATAAGGTTCTAATATGGCATATTTCCCGGCAACTCCTGCTTTAGATGAAACAAATGACTGATTGGATTATTTGGTATTCAAATGGAATGTCTTTTTCAAGTGATGATGGACCACCCGAAAATGCGCCTCGGGATGATGTGCAAATAGTTGTGGTTCCAAGCGATCAAGTTGGAAAACTATTATGGCATGATTCAGATTATTATTGCTGGCAGGATAACCAATGGATTTGTCATGATAAAGAAGGGTTGCGTCAATATTTGAATCTTCCGGGTAAAGAAAAAATCCGGTTGTGTGGATTCTGGATACCGGATGCTCAATTTTATGCATTATATCAGGTAGCATTGCACGATCCGCGTATGCCATCAAAAACGGGACAAAAGCCGGGAGAACCCGACGCCCCGCATAGGAGATAATAATGGGTGGTGGTACTCCTTTTACCAATCAGGTACATTTTCGATTTAGAACTGATGCCGAAACAGTTGATGCTACTCCTACATGGGGATCAACCGAAGATCAAGCTACTTATATTCCGGCATTGGATACTGCTTTCCGGGTACGATTTACTGTGGAAAATACCGGAACAACCAATATGCGTTCTTCTCGAAGCTTATATTATAGCTTGAATGGGGGAGCCTATGTATCTGTTACAACAACATCGTCAGTTGTGCGGGCAGTTGATGCCGGGGCTAGTGCTGATGGTGATGCAATTGCTACCCAACGTTTGACTTCCGCAACTGGAACATGGGTAAACGGCGAATATGATGAATCAGGTGCAACAAGCAACTTCAACTTGGTGGACGGAAACTTTACTGAATTTGAATACGGTATTCAGGTCATTTCAGCAGATGTTTCGGAGGGAAGCAACGTAGCCTTGAGGATTTATAATTCTTCAAGTCCTATGGATAACTATGCTAAAACACCTTTGATGACCCGACCTGCTGCCCGCCGTCGAGTTATAGTTTGTTCCTAAATACCAAAAAGGGTGTATAAATGGCATATTTTCCTTCAACTCCTTCGGTTGGTGACGAATACTCCTTCGGTAGTGTAACCTATCGATGGGATGGGAGCCGGTGGATCAATGTTGTTAGTCCTCTTTATAATGAAAGCATAAATTTTTATCCTGCTGATAATGAACCTCCATCAAGTAACTATGCTACATTAGATACACGCAATGGTCATACTGTTCTGGATTTTGATGATACAACGGCTGAATATGCCATATTTACCGGGGTTTTGCCTATTAGCTACAATGGAGCCGGTTTGACCGTCCAAGTTGCCTATTCAATGACTTCCGACATTGCCAATACTTGTGGCTGGACCGTTGAATTTGAGAGAATTGGGGATCAACAACAGGATATTGATAGTGATAGTTTTGCTACGGCTCAAACCATTACGGCTGTTACTGTTCCGGGAACCAGTGGATATGTTGATTTAGTTAGTGTGGATGTTGTGAATGGAGCCAATACTGATAATATTGCGGCGGGAGAATTGTTTCGATTACGATTGAAACGTGATGTAGCTAATGATACAGCAGCAGGTGATGCCGAAATGCATTGGGTATCAGTCAAGGAAACTGTATAATGACAATAAGTTTCGATGGAGTTGATATGGCTTATTCAATCCCGGATATTTCGGGATTAACATATTTTAGTATTTTTTTGAATTTTGTTGAAAGATCAGAAATATCCAATGCTGTTCTTTTTTCGTGGAACGATGGTTCCAATACCAATATTATTGGATATGCTCCATATTGGCTTTCAGCCTTCGGACTTTTCACTGTAGAATGTAATGGAACGGGAAATTATACAGCAGTTAATAAACCATCTACTGGAACTTTATATAATATGGCTATAATTAGGAATGCAACTTCAGCAAGTCTCTATCTAAATGGATCATTAGCAACATCAAATATAACGGGTATTACTAATACATCATCTTTTACTGCTCCAAATATTCGAATTGGATGTCACTATGATGGGGCAGCAAATACATCTTTTGCAAATACTTATATTTCAGAAGTCGCTATATATAATTATAATTTACCACCTTCCGAAGTTATAGAAATAGCTAAAACTCGTTGTCCTCCCACTGTCCGAAAGGCCAATTTGATTCGATATATACCATTTGTTAACAATGCTGTGGATTATGCCGGAAAAGTGACCACAACAGCAATTGGTTCCCCAACATTTGTAGGTCATCATCCAATAATTAGAAACCGACATTCGCCTACTAGTTCATATAAACCTCCCACTCCGGTATTATTGATGCATTTCAATGGAGAAGATGGTTCCAATACATTTATTGATGCTACCAGCAAACATAATATCACTGTATATAATCACACACAAATTGATACGGCACAATCACAATTTGGAGGTGCATCTGCACTCTTTGATGGAACAGATGACTATTTAGCATTAGATGGTAGTTCTGATTTTGCTTTTGGAACAGGTGATTTTACTATCGACTTTTGGTTCCGTTTTAATATAGACGATGCCAACTATATGAATTTTTACACTGGGTCTGGTGCTGGTGGAATTGATACATTTCCTATAATACATAAAAATACAACAAAGAAATTGGGATTTTACTCAAATTCAGCAGAACGTATCACTGGAACTACAACACTAACTCCTGCTGGTGGTTGGTATCATGTAGCGGTAACTAGGAGTAGCGGTCAGACAAGAATGTTTTTGAATGGGGTACAAGAAGGCTCAACATATGCGGATTCTGTCAATTACACAATAGATGCTAATGCCCCACAGATTGGGCGTTGGTCTGGAGCTACTTCATATCTTAATGGTTGGATGGACGAATTAAGAGTTATCAAGGGTTATGCTGTTTGGACCAAGAATTTTACTCCTCCAACAAAAGCTTATCAAGTATAAAGGATAAATAAAATTATGGCAAATGTACTAAACAGAACCACAAAAGTATATCTTGAATCGGTCAATACTCCGGATTATCCGGATACTGATTGGATTATCAATCCTGATTTGTCAGCCGTTGCGGGTTGGCCTGCCAAATATTGGATAATTACCGGTGATGTAGTTACCCTTATGGATGCAAGCGCAAGAGCAACCGTTGATGCTGACGAATTAGCAGCGCAACGAGATGCTCTTGTGGCTCAAATGGATCAAGTTGAAAGCTACACCCGGGCATTTGCCTTGGTTGTTCTGGACGAAATAAACAACCTACGAGCATTGCATAGTTTGGCTGATCGAACTATTGCTCAATTGAAAAATTCTGTTCGTAATAAATTAGGTAGCTAATTTTTTTCGGAAATGGTAATCGCCATCTACTGACTTGCCGTTCAATATATTCGGACAAAAAGCTCCATTACCCATCAATTTGAAACCAATACTGTCAAGATAATTGATAACATCTCCCGCCATGGGCGCACCTTTATTGTAAGATACCGTCTGCAATTCAAGGATCAAATCATTGCAATGTTGCAAGGTATAATGTGCCCCCTTGAGAATGTCCATTTCGGCTCCTTGCACATCCATTTTGATCAAATCAGGCATTGGAAAATTTTCAACCTTTACAACTGTATCAAGAGTTTTGGTTATACGTTTTTGTTTATGGCTTTCGTTTAGAATATCGTCAATATTGGGAACAAACTCTTTATTGACCTTGAAATAACCATTACCCCCGGGATCGAAATCATTCTGCCAGAAGTCTATTTCCTTATCATCCTTGTCGCTTAGAACCCCAATGTAATAAGGGATATTTTGTTCCTTATACAAAAACTCGGCTTGATCAAATGCATCAAAAGCATAATAATTCGCATCAGCCCAAACAAATTTAGCCATATTGGTCCAATGCAGAACACAGGCTCCAATATCATAAATGATACGCGGGTTCCAACCCTCGGTATTTTTCAGGTGTAACAGGTAATCATAATGTTTCTTGGGGATAAGTTGCTGGCTTCCAAGGTCACGCAAACGCTGTTCAAGAGAGTCGGCAGGCTTGGTAATAGTGAAATTACCTAGAGGTGGCACCACATACTCGGTTGTGCCAAGATGGCGACACTTCACGGATGTATCAGCATATAACTTGAAGCCCTTTTCCGTTGCTTTGCGACAGAAATAGTTATCTTCGGTTATATCCCCCACATGTTCCAGCGATCCTACCCAATAAAACTGAGGATAACCAACCGTAGTAATGACTTCCTTTTTAATCAAAACACATCCAAACCCACATCCCCCAATCTCAATTAGCTTGTTATCCGGAATATTATTTCGGCTCATACGTCGCATGGATAGATCATATAGTTCAATGTTTTCAGTTCCCGGAATGCGTTGAATATACACCCCCGAAACCAATGGAACATCATGGCTCAATAATTTTTTTAATGTATCAGGCGGAAAAGCAATATCGCTATCAACTGCCCATAGATAATCAAACCCCTTGACAACCCAATCGGCAATTAGATTGCGGACTTGGGATATATTATTACCAAAAAAACATTGAAAAGTTGTTTCATAACCTGCTGGTATTTCCTGATCATAAATCGATTTGAAACATTCGGTATCGATATATTTGAACGTAGGAATGGCGATAAGAATTTTCTTTGCCGGGGGTTTCATAATATTTTTTATACTAGGACTTTGTTGAACAAATGATGATAATCCGAATGGTAATTCTGTTTTCTTATCTTGAATTGAAGGCATATCTCCTGCAATTACTTGTTTTATTATTGAATCCACAATAGGGGTATCGCTATTAGCGATAATCTTATTAGCCGTCATTGTTTGTTCATCCTTGTTTACCTTGTAATCATTCAGAGGATTAGTATCGTTATAATTATAAACTACATCTTGAATAACCTTGATCTTATTTGGGTCAGCTTGTTCGAGAATATTATAGAATACCGCAACATCGCCCCCGGCTCGGAACCATTTTTTATTTTCATCTCTAAATTTTTCGAAAGGAACCTTTTCTGCCAAATAATTTCGAAACACGCGGGGATGGTCGTAAGGTATATTCCAAGCAAATTTATGTGAGCGATATGCTTTGCTTTTTAGAATATTAGGAGGATATTCTTGGGCAATCAATGGAATTTTATCAACCATTGACCAACAGGACCCATAACAATATTCATAACCCTGATGGAATATTTCATTATACATATTGAATATTTCGGGATTGTTTACAAGCGAATCATCGCCGTCCAATAGCATTATAATATCATCCGGCTCGGCATATTTTCGAATGGTGGTTATTTGGTTATAGACGGCTCCCATGTTTTGAGAACCAACTACAAATTCTATCTTATCTTCACATCCAATATCTTCTATTGCTTTACAAGCAACATCATAACTATTATCGGTGCTGGCATCGTCAATCAGAATATGTTTATAATTTGTATAGTTTTGAGCGGTAACTGATCGTATGCATTTCTCAATGTATTTCTCCGCATTCCAAAACGGTGAAATGATTACAATTCTTTGTTCTTCCATTATAGAAAATCCTCGGGATTGGCAAAACGACGCCCAAATATCTGATGAATACGTTTATTGATATATTTGACTTGTAGATATTCCTCAACCGGTAAATATTCTCCAAGCACATTATAAAAATGCTGCTTCCATTGTAGGGCTATGCTATCCCATTGGGAATATGGCTTGACTATATTACAATAATGGGCTTTTTGTTTCCACAGGTATTTGTCAGCATGAGCGCGTAACATCATATCAAGAAATCGATTCACCTGCTCATCCTTGTTGATATTGGGAAACAAGCCATTTGGTTCAACTGGATAATCAAGCAAATATGATGCTTTATCAATTGCCGTTTCTTCCATGGCTCCAAACCGACAACCGATAATGGGGGTATTGTAATTCAATGCTTCAAGGGCTGATATTCCAAATGTTTCGGGAAAGGCTCCGGGAGCAACATAATATGATGCTTTGGTCAATAAATCAGCAATTTCGTCTTGTTTGATAATACCCGTAAAAGTAATGTTCTTATTGTTAGGTAATGCCTTCAATTCATGCCATCTCTTTTCCTGATCGTCGGGTTGTCTATCCGGAAAACGATAAAATCCTCCAATAATAACTAATTTAGCGTGAGGAACCTGTTCAATAAATTTTGGCCAAATATCTTTTACAAGAGGAACCATACCTTTGGTAAGGGATGCATTATAGATAAACAAATTGGGGTCTTTGGCAAAAACATTGACCCAATCATGATAACGTCGCATTCCATCTCGGGTCTGAAATATTTTATTCTTGAGAACTTCAAACATTCGTTTAGCTCCATGATCACAATTAGTCACATAAACAGAATGGAAGTCAGATAAAGTAAAAATCTTGTCAAATCTTTTATTGACAATCATATGTTCAACAAATGGATCGGAGCCTTGCACAAATGTATCATGCATCCATAACACTTTATATTTGGCTGTTTTTATAATGTTATTGAATTTAGGATCGCCGGTATAGGGAGCAATAGAACGAGAAGATATTATGATATCAATATTTGAACAGCTACTTATCCCATTTAGATTTATATAGTTGACCCCATCATAAACACCGGGATGGGTATCATCTTCGCCACAACGGTTGAAAACAGTTACTTGAAATCCAAGTTTGACCAATTCGGGGGCAATAAGGATTACGGACGATTCACTCCCGCCCAAGCCACGTTTTTTTAGGGTATCCCCACAATAAGGAAGTCCTAAAACATCAATAAAAGCTATGCTTAAATTCAATTCATTCACCTTATAAATTACCATAAATAGATTGAGATGATTAGCTATATTATATCGCAATTGCTGATCATTGTCAAGTATTTAGCGACATTTTGGGGAAAGGGAACCTTATGTCAAACAAAGATTTTCATGTTCGTAATGGTATATGGGTTGATGATGGTCAGACTATTTATGTCGGAAATTCCAGCCAAAATACAACAATTTCTAGTCAAAGCATTGTAGTTGGAAATTCTGCTTCTAATGCAGTTATAAATTCATCCGGATTTTCTTTCGGAGGACAATCACTTGGTTACGGATATACCGGCTCGCGTGGAACATTAGGATATACTGGATCAATTGGATATTCGGGTAGCCAAGGTTATGCTGGATCAATGGGTGTTACTGGTTATCAAGGTTCCGCAGGTGTTACCGGTTATCAAGGATCAACAGGATATCGTGGATCAGCCGGTCTTACCGGTTATCAAGGTTCCCAAGGTGTTACTGGCTACCAAGGATCGGGAGCACAAACTGGATATACAGGGTCGCAAGGTGTTCTTGGATATACTGGTTCAGCTTCGACAGTCATTGGTTATACTGGTAGTAAAGGTTATTCAGGTAGCCAAGGTGATCTTGGTTATACCGGATCAGCATCTACTGTTGTTGGATATACTGGTAGTCAAGGTATTACTGGATATAGTGGATCAAAAGGCTATTCAGGTTCAATTGGTTATACCGGTAGTGGATTTAAATGGCAAGGTTCTTGGCAAGCTTCAACATGGTATTATGTGCAAGATGTTGTATTGTATAATAATTCCAGTTATACTTGTATTCAAGATTGTTATGATATAGCACCATCTAATCCAACTTATTGGACTATAATGGCGGCTCAAGGTTCAACTGGATATGTTGGATCATTTGGATATACCGGTAGTGCTTCAACAGTTGTTGGATATACTGGGTCAGTAGGATATACAGGATCAGTTTCTAATGCAGCAACACCTGTAACAATTACAGATGGATCAGGACAAACATTTGATGCTCAAAATGGTTTAACAACTATAGCTCGTCTTTCAGCAACAAGTAATCGTACATTAGTTGCTCCAACTAATCCAGTTGATGGACAAAAAGTTATTATTGAACATTATGCATCGGGAGGAACTAGAACTCTTTCTTTAACTGTTGGATCGGCAGGAGCATTTCGTTATGGAGATGATATAACAGGATTAAGTGCAACATCTTCCGGAAAGATAGATCGTATTGGAGTAATTTATAGGGAAGGCGTAGATCGTTGGGATGTTGTAGCTGTAGTTAAAGGATTTTAATTATGACATTTTCTATAAGTTATACTACCAACTCCCAAAAATCTTCATCATCACCTTGGAATTTTTCAAGCATGAATATTGGGACAGCAGACCCGGAACGCACAGTAATAGTCGGAATAGCTGCAAGAACAAATAGCAATACGATTACTGGATGTTACATCGGAGGTATCCCTGCTTCAGAAATATATAAGCAAACGGCGGTTGGATATACTATGGGATTTTATAGTGCCCCTATAGAATCTGGAACCACTGCTAATATTGCAATATACGCCCCTACTTCTAATCTAGTTTCAATTACAGTTTTTAGAGCAATCGATTTTGGTTCATCTTCAGGTCCGGATGCTTCTGTTGCTAATGGTGACATAAATTGGACTGGAAATATAGATTGTTTGCAAAATGGAGCATTACTTGGTCTTGAAATGTATGGACATTATTACCCTGCTAGTAATACTCAAATTTGGCGGGTTTCTTCAGCACTCGAATCTTTACCAAGCGGTGCAAGTGGACGAACTGTTGGAACAAATCAGAGTAATACTAATATAGTATGGACCGGTCTTACTGAAGAATTTGATAGTTTATGGACACCATCATTTCAATCTAATATTTCTATAACTTTAGTAATTTCAATTCATGGTTCTGATAAAACAAAAATGATGTTAATGTTTTAAAATATAAACATTATATTTTTAATATAGGTTATAATGTCAAACAACAGCGTTTCAAAAACTCTTTGGGTAAAATTTGATCAAGATAATTATTCTTCATCGAATATTGTCGAAGAAGCTCGCTGGTTTTCTTCACCCGCTGAATTTAATTTTGAAGGATCAGGAGGAAATTTTCTTGGAACAGTTGAAGATGTTCCAGCAATTGTCGGTAATACTCAAGCTGGTTTATACGGAGGAAATGGTTATCTTATTGTTTCATCCAATGGCATTGAAGTAAGCACTAGTTTATCAGTAAATGGAACACCCGTTGGTTATGGTTATACCGGTAGTCAAGGATATACCGGTTCAATAGGATATACTGGTTCAGCATCGGAAGTTCCGGGATATACAGGATCAGAAGGTCCAGCCGGGGGCTACACCGGATCGGCAGGTTACACTGGTAGTAAAGGTGATCCCGGGGGTTACACTGGATCAGCAGGATACACTGGTAGTAAAGGTGATATTGGTTATACCGGATCAGGGGGAGGCGGTGGAGGATATACCGGTTCAGCAGGATATACCGGATCGGCGGGATATGCCGGTAGTAAAGGTGATCCCGGAGGTTATACTGGATCGGCAGGTTATACCGGTAGTCAAGGAACCCAAGGTAACATCGGTTATACCGGTAGTCAAGGAACAGGTTATACCGGTAGTCTTGGTTATACTGGTAGTGCAGGTGTCGGATATACCGGTAGTGCTTCAACTGTAATTGGATATACGGGTAGTCAAGGTTATACTGGTAGTCAAGGAACTCAAGGTGTAATTGGATATACCGGTAGCCAAGGAACGCAAGGTAATATTGGATATACTGGATCGCAAGGAACCCAAGGCAATATCGGATATACCGGTAGTCTTGGTTATACTGGCTCGCAAGGAATTGGTTATACCGGATCAGCTTCAACAGTAATAGGTTATACTGGTAGTAAGGGTGATCAAGGTGATATTGGTTATACTGGTAGTGAAGGTTATTCTGGCTCGCAAGGTGAGGTAGGTTATCAAGGATCGGCGGGATATACCGGTAGTCAGGGTGATGTTGGATATCAAGGATCAACTGGTTATCAGGGTTCTCAAGGTATCACCGGTTATCAAGGATCAGGAGCGCAAACTGGATATACGGGTAGTCAAGGTTATACTGGTAGTCAAGGAACTCAAGGTGTAATTGGATATACCGGTAGCCAAGGAACGCAAGGTAATATTGGATATACTGGATCAGCTTCAACTGTAATTGGTTATACGGGTAGCCAAGGTAATATTGGTTATACGGGTAGTCAAGGTGTTATTGGATATACCGGTAGTCTTGGTTATACAGGATCGGCAGGAGTTGGTTATACTGGATCGGCTTCAACTGTAATTGGTTATACGGGTAGTATTGGTTACACTGGTTCAATGGGAACTGGTAGTAGCATTACAGTTTCAAATACAGAACCATCAAGTCCATCAAATGGAGATTTGTGGTTTGATCTAAACACTGGTTTATTAGTAGCATATGTTGATGATGGAGATAGTCAACAATGGGTTGAAATTGGTCCAAGCCCTCAAGGACCGGCTGGTTATACTGGTAGCCAAGGTCCGGGGGGTGGTTATACTGGTTCGGCTTCAACTGAACCGGGATACACTGGTAGCCAAGGATATACCGGTAGTCAAGGTGATATTGGTTATACTGGTTCAGCTTCAACTGTAATTGGATATACCGGTAGTCAAGGTGATATTGGTTACACTGGTAGCCAAGGTGTTGGTTATACTGGTAGTGCATCCGAAGTAATTGGTTACACTGGTAGTCAAGGTAATCTTGGTTATACCGGATCAGCTTCAACAGTTATCGGATATACCGGTAGTCAAGGACCAATTGGTTATACTGGTTCTGCATCCGAAGTAATTGGTTACACTGGTAGCCAAGGACCAATTGGTTATACCGGATCGGCTTCAACTGTAATTGGTTATACTGGTAGTCAAGGTCCGATAGGATATACTGGTTCGCAAGGAATCCAAGGTGTAATTGGTTATACTGGAAGTCAGGGAATACAAGGCAATATTGGTTACACTGGTAGCCAAGGAACGCAAGGTGTAATTGGTTATACTGGAAGTCAGGGAATACAAGGTAATATCGGATATACCGGATCGGCTTCAACTGTAATTGGTTATACTGGTAGCCAAGGTTACACTGGTAGTCAAGGTATAGGTTATACTGGTTCAGCTTCGACTGTTCCGGGTTATACTGGTTCTAAAGGCGATCAAGGTGATATTGGTTATACTGGTTCACAAGGAGTTGCGGGTGAAACCGGTTATCAAGGTAGTCAGGGTGATGTTGGATATCAAGGATCAACTGGTTATCAAGGTAGTCAAGGTATCACTGGTTATCAAGGATCGGGAGCGCAAACTGGATATACGGGTAGTCAAGGTTATACTGGTAGTCAAGGAACTCAAGGTGTTATCGGTTACACTGGTTCACAGGGAACTCAAGGTGTAATTGGTTATACCGGTAGTCAAGGAACGCAAGGTAATATCGGTTACACCGGTAGTCAAGGTGATCAAGGTGTTATCGGTTACACTGGCTCGCAAGGAACTCAAGGCAACATCGGTTATACCGGTAGCCAAGGAACGCAAGGTAATATTGGATATACTGGATCAGCTTCAACTGTAATTGGTTATACGGGTAGCCAAGGTAATATCGGTTATACTGGTTCGGGAGGCGGGGGTGCCAGCGTTACAATTTCCTCCACAGAGCCAGCAAGTCCAATAAGTGGAGATTTATGGTATGATCTAAACACTGGTTTGTTGGTAGTATATGTTGATGATGGAGATAGTGAACAATGGGTTGAAATTGGTCCAAGTCCGCAAGGTCTTACTGGTTATACTGGTTCGGCAGGTCTAGGTTATACAGGTTCGGCAGGTTATACTGGAAGTGCTTCAACCGCAGTTGGTTACACTGGTAGTCAAGGTAATATCGGTTATACCGGATCGGCTTCAACTGAACCGGGATATACTGGTAGTCTTGGTTATACTGGATCAGCGGGGGCTGGTTATACTGGTAGTCAAGGTTATACTGGATCAGGAGGAAGCGGAAGTCTTACTATATATGATGATGGTGTGATAACATCAACTTATGCTCCTGATCCTACCAACGGAAATTATCATTTAGTAATATCTAACGGAGCAATAACATTATCAAAACCAACATCAAATTGTTTGTTTTATGTGCAATATGTAAATGGACCAGCGGCAGGCGGGCTTTCCTATCCAGATTATAGAGTTGGAAGCAGCGTTGGAGATACTTTTTCAGCTAATCCACGATCAAGTGCTTCTGTTACAATAAACCAAAGCACTGATTATATTACATGGAGTGGTCATGGTTTTGAAGTCTCCGACCCATGTTGGTTTAGAGCAGGTGTAATGATGCCGGGAAACGTTACAGCAAACCAAATCTATTATATTTCTTATATAACTAATTCTTCTGCCTTCAAAATTGCCAGTAGTCCGGGGGGAGCTAATGTAAATATTACTAGTAACGGTTCATTGGTTAACTGTTATGCCGCTTCCATTTATAATCTTACTGTATCATGCATAAATGATATAGCCACAATTACTGTAAAATCTTTGACCTAACGACCTAATAAATCGGATAAATACTCATAAAATAAGGAACAAATTATGGCATATCCAGCACTTTCCGCCAAAAATCCGACTGATCGGGCTAGTTTCAAGGAATATTGCCTACGCCGATTGGGAAAGCCGGTTATCGAAATAAATGTGGATGATGATCAAGTCGAAGATCGAATTGACGATGCTCTCCAATATTGGTTTGAATATCATTATGATGGAAGTGAAACCCAATATTACAAATATCAAATCACCGACCAAGATCGAATAAACGGTTATATTACTCTACCGGACAATATAATTGGAGCCGTTGAAATCTTCGATATCAGCGACCAATACGGGGTCCAAAATATGTTCAATATCCGGTATCAGATTGCCTTGAACGATCTATATACCCTGACTTCGGTATCCTTGGTTCCATATTACATGGCTATGCAGCACCTTTCCTTATTAGCTGAAGTTCTTGTGGGCAAGCAACCTATTCGATATAACAAATATAATAACCAATTACATATTGATACCGATTGGTCCAATTTTACTGGATCATGGGTTATGGTCAAAGCTTATAGTGTTATCGATCCTGACCAATGGACTGCTGCATGGTCAGACCGTTTTCTAAAGGAATATGGAACTCAATTAATCAAGCGACAATGGGGCGAACATCTAAAGAAATTTGGCGGAATGAGAATGCCTGATGGAACCATTCTGAACGGTAAGGAAATTTGGGATGAAGCTAATCAAGAAATAACTCGTCTTGAACATGAAATGTCGCGAATGACAATGCCAGCAATGGATATGATTGGCTGACCTGCACACTTTTCCAAAAATCCGACACTAAATACTCTATACAACTATGGAGGCTATTATGTCTGGATTTATCTACATTTGGTTTGATCGTAAACATAAACGATATTATATTGGTTCTCATTGGGGATCGGTAGATGATGGTTATATTTGTTCTTCACGGTGGATGAAAGCATCTTATAAACGTCGCCCTCAAGATTTCAAACGCCGTATTCTCAAAGTTATTTCAACAACAAAAAAAGACCTTATTATCGAAGAAATTCGATGGTTATCAATGATAAAAGATCATGAACTAAGGCATCGTTATTATAATTTACGAAATAAAGAAATAAATCATTGGACCGCTGAACACAACAGTCTTTCAACACAAAAAAAGATTGCCAAAAATACCAAAAAAGCAATGTGGCAACCTGATATACGGGCTAAATATCTCAAAGGACTCAAAAAACGGGTCAATAAATCATCCGATCCAATTGTAAGGGAAAAACGGCGGCAATCTATGCTTCAAACAATGGCAAAAAAATTTCCCGTAGAAAATCGAAAAGTTGTTCCTAAATTTGGTAGTGAGGAATATAAAAAAAATATGTCTGAAACTATAACCAATTGGTGGGCGCAAAGAAAGCGAGCATCATGGTAACCAACTTCTATTTTCAAAACTATCAAAACACAAACGAACAACGTTTGTTGAATGATCTTGTTGCGGAATCCATCCGTATATATGGTATTGACTGTTATTATTTGCCTCGGGTCATGACTAATTATGACAATATTTTGACCGAAGATGCACAATCCAGTTATGAAAGTGTATATATGACTGATGCTTATTTGAAGAATTTCATGGGGTTTACGGGGGACCGAAACCTTATGACGAAATTTGCTGGATTGGAAATTCGGGATCAAATCATTTTCAATATATCCAAAACATCATTTCATAATGATGTTGAAATACAAACTGGTATCTCCCGACCCCGGGAAGGTGATATCATGTATTTTCCGTTACCGAAGAAATGTTTCATTATTCGGTATGTAGAAGCCTATGAATTTATGTTCTCTCTTGGAGCATTATATACATGGGAAGTCACACTTGAACTATTCGAATATTCTAATGAAAAATTCAATACAGGTATTCCAGAAATCGATATTCTTCAAAGCAAGTTCTCAACTAATGCCTTAGATTATGCTCTAAAAACCGAAAATGGAGATTGGTTGACAACTGAAACTGGAGCTATTATTACCAATGAAAACTTTATAATACCTAAGATTGATCCAATTAGCCAGAATGAAATTTTTGATCAGAAAACTCTTGATCTTGATCTAATTGATTGGGCTGAAGTTGATCCATTCTCCGAAGGAAAAATAGGAAATAGATAATGTTCAATCAACCGTTTTATCATAGCCTATTCAAAAAATATGTTGTCCTATTTGGAACATTGTTTACCAATATTTACATTGATCGGGCTGATAGTGAAGATAATGTAATTGCTCGTATCAAGGTGCCAATTCAGTATGCTCCCAAAGATAAGATGATCACTCGTTTGTTAAGCGATCCGGAATTAGATAAACAAACAGCATTGATATTACCTCGAATGTCCTTTGAATTGGTCAGTCCGGTAGTAAGATATGATCCTTCTCGCAAACTTCCGTCAATCAATCGATGGGTCAAGAAACACCCGGATGATGCCAATAAAGTGAAATATCAGTATAATCCGGTGCCTTATGACCTGTTTTTTTCTCTATATGTCTATGTAAAAAATGTTGAGGATGGTTTGAAAATTGTCGAACAAATCATTCCATTCTTTACTCCTGATTTTACTCCGTTAGTAAACCTAATTCCGGAACTAAACGATCAACGTGATATTCCTATTGAATTATCTAATGGACCGATAATGACTGATGTTTATACTGATGATTTCAAGACCCGCCGTATGGTATATTGGCAGTTTGATTTCACTATGCGAGGATTTTTCTTTGGTCCGGTCAAGACGGCTCCAATTATCAAGTATGCTAATACAACAATGTTAGTGCCGATTTCAACAGATCATTCGACCCACATTCATACTGCCAATGCGTCCCCGGCATTCCGTTCAATTTTCACTCCGGGATATACCGGCAGCGGACCTACTTCTAATTCAGAACTTAGCATTCCAGTTAGTGAAATTTTCCTTGATGATGATTTTGGATTTGTAAATACTATGGAAGATTTGCAGGGTGGTTATACTGGTAGTGTAGGTGTCTAATGAAACGATTTATTAGTTTCCTAAAAGAAGATAAATATAAAGTATCCGACAATGATTGGCATGATGTTGATCACCAACATCCGAATCATGCCAAAGTCGTTGAAGCTTTCGGAAAACTTGCTGATGCTCAAAGAGGCGCACCTGAACAAGCAATGTTGAAAATCCAACATACATCCGGAGGGGGGGTTCTTAGTCCAGTAGTTGAACATGTTGGAGATTTAAGCCATCGAATGAGTGAAATGACCAAATATGGAGTGTATGGACGAGAATATGTCCGGGAAAAAGTAAATCGAGGACTTGGAGCTTTAAACCATCCTTATGGGTTTGAAAAAGAACATAATGAAAATATGGAAGCTAATGCTCGTCTTTATAATACTGAAAATTCAATTTTCGGAAATAATAGATATCGAGGACCGAATTATACAACCGAAAAACATCATGCTTTAGTTAATACAGCATTGAAAGAATATGCCAATGAACATGCAAAACTTCCAGTTTATAATAAGGCTCAATTTCATGCTAGAGGGGCGGCTATTGCAGTAGGAAACAAGGATTGGAATACCGCAACAAGTCATTTACAAAAATTGAAAGAAATGTTGGATTCCAAGGAAGGATGGAACCATCATGCTCGTAAATTTAGATGGGGAACGGATGGAAATCCACGCGAATATAAAGGAGATGAATAATGACTGAGAAGGAAAAACTATTCGAGATTAGCCCATTGGTTGAACCCGATACTGTTAAGAATATGGTTGGAACCAAGGATAATCTACCTCAAGTTCAACCGGAGAAACCAACTCCGACTCAAATAATCAATGATTTCAACGAAGCTCGTCGTAATGTTCTGGAAGTAATGAGAACATCCCGGACGGCAATCGATGAAATATCCGACATTGCTCCGCAAGTTCAACATGGCACCGATTGGTATGACTCTCTCAATGGTGCCCTGAAAGTCATGTTGGAAGCTAATCGAGACTTGATTGATATGCATGTAAAGATTCAAAAGCTTACCGAAAATATCGGCGGGGCTATTACCAAGGTTCAGAACAACCTGTTTGTTGGAAGCACAACTGAGCTTCAAAAACTTCTTATTAATATGAATAAGGAACCTAACGGAGAATAAGATGGTTCAAAAAATACTAAGGGGTGATGATATATATATCGATCAACCTCTTGGTGCTTATCGGGGTAATACCCTTCTAAAACAAATAGGAGAACAAATCAACTGGACCCCCGAAATGATCGAGGAGTTTCAGCGTTGTTCAACTGACCCCGAATATTTTATCGAAAAATTTGTCAAGATTGTGCATCTTGATAAAGGCTTGGTTCCGTTCAAATTACGAGACTATCAAAAGGATATGATCAAAACAGCCCATGAAAACCGTTTTACCATTGTAGCAACGGCTCGACAGGTTGGAAAAAGCACTACAATGGTTGCTTATATCCTATGGTATGTCCTGTTTTCTCCCGAAAAGACTGTTGCTCTTTTGGCAAACAAAGGGGAAACCGCCCGCGAAATTTTGGGACGTGTTCATACTGCCTATCAAAACTTGCCAAAATATATTCAGCAAGGAGTGGTTGCATGGAATAAAGGATCAATTCATCTTGAAAATGGTAGCCGTATTATTGCAGCCGCAACTTCCTCTGATGCTATCCGTGGTTATTCTATCAACCTCTTATTTTTGGATGAAACAGCCTTCATTGAACAATGGGAACATTTTGAAGCTTCCGTTTTGCCGACTATTTCATCATCTGAAACATCTAAAGTTATCATGGTTAGCACTCCAAACGGTTTGAATTTCTTCTACAAATATTGGGTGGATGCTAATGAGAAACGTAACGATTATCATCCAATATTAGTCAATTGGGATCAGGTTCCGGGACGTGACAAGAAATGGTATGATACCATCCTTCGTTCAATGAGCGGGAATGTTGACAAATTCAATCGAGAATATGGAGTGGAATTTCAGGGTAGTTCCGGAACCCTTATCGCTGGTTGGAAGCTAAAGGAACTAGTCCATCTCTCTCCATTGAAATTCCATGAAGGATTGTCAATGTATGTTCCACCCCAAGCTGGTCATGTTTATGTATTGGTAGCCGATACATCCCATGGAAAAGGATTGGACTATTCAGCATTTCATTGTATTGATATTACCACAATGCCATTTCAAATTTGCACTTCCTATCGCAATAATCTTGTTCTACCATCTGATTATGCCGAAATAATAAATCGAACAGCCAAAGCCTACAATAATGCTTATGTTTTGGCTGAAATCAACGATATGGGCGAGGTTGTTTCCCGTATTTTGTTGAATGAACTGGAATATGACAATCTATTGTTCACCACTACCGGAGCCGGTAGAGGGGGTAAAAAACTATCAATGGGAGCCGTTGCAAAGGCTGAATATGGAATAAGAACTACCAAATCAGTTAAAGCTTTGGGTTGTTCCTTGTTGAAATTACTGGTTGAACAGAACCAATTACCAATTATCGACTTCCACTCAATTGAAGAATTGTCCCGCTTTGCCAAAAAGGGTAATTCCTACGAAGCTGAATTTGGATGCCATGACGATCTAGTTATGTGCCTAGTCCTGTTTGCTTGGCTTTCCGGACAGGATTATTTCAAAGATTTAGTCAATATTAATACCGTAGGACAAATCCGGGACAAAACCGAAGAACAAATGGAAACGGATATGACCCCATTCGGATTTGTAAACGATGGAAGCGAGCAAGTCCTAGATATAGAGACAATTCATACGAAAAACTGGCTTTTTGCTGATGATGAAGTCGAGGATTTGCCCAATTTCTAAGTATAAAGTAGAAAAATCAAGCATTTTTTTCATTCTTATAAAGACGAACATTTACTAAATAATCGTGCAAGATTTTATTTATCAGGCATGGAGAAGAACAAATGGCACAGAGCTTTATGGTTAGCCCGGGAATCAATGTTACTGAATACGATTTGACAAACATTATCCCGTCAGTCGCAACCACCGATGGTGCAATTTCTGGAGTTTTCAGATGGGGACCAATTGGTGAGCGAGTTATCATTGCTGATGAAGGAGATTTGGGAAGAAGGTTTGGAACTCCAAGCAACCTAAATCCTGAAACATGGTTTACTTCGGCTGACTTTCTGTCGTATGGTCACCGTTTACATGTTGTTCGAGCAGCACAAGTCAACGGAACAATTCTACAAGTATCGGATGCAGCAGCAGGTATCACTAATGCAAGCGCGAACGTTACTCTAGCTAATACTACTGGAATTGAAGTAGGAATGCTTCTATTCTATTCCAATACTTCGTCATTGGTTGATGATCCGGGTGTTGAAGCTAAAGTTTTGGCCATAAATTCTACTGCAATTGTTTTGGATACTCCTGCCCGAAGCACCGCAACTGGTGCTAACCTAATTTTCCGTACGGATAGTGTTTTTGCGGCTGTTGCTCAAGAAACCTATGATCCTAATATTTCTTGGGGCGATCAGCTTGTTACCAGTTCTGATAATTATCCAAGCCATGATGGAAATTTTGATCCGTCTGTTCGTTGGATTGCCCGTTATGGTGGATATAACGGAAACTCGCTTCGTGTTTCTCAATGTGATTCTCCAACCCAATTTAGTTCAACGCTTGATCTTGGAACAAGCAATGATGATATCAACGCAACCGCAACTTATATTACTGCAAACGTTGGATCATCCAATCTAGCTGTTACTGTTACCGCAGCAGATATGGCAAACGGAGTAGCAGCTATTGCTTATGCAAACGCTGTTCACAATGCATTGGCTATAAATGATCTTGTTCAAGTTGGTAATTCTACAATTGGTTACCAAATCATGAAAGTTGTTTCGGTTAGCAGCCAAGATAATACCGATAACGTTATTACTTTTAGTGTTACAACCGAAGATGCCTATGGTCTTGCAGCTAATGTTCAAATGCTTTCAACTGAACGTTATTGGGAGTTCTATAATTTGGTTGAACAACCTCCGACTCAATCCAACTTTGTATTGAATCAAGGAAATACATCAGCTTATGATGAACTCCATGTTGTTGTTATTGATGAAAAAGGTGCATTTACCAATATTCCGGGGGCTGTTCTTGAAGTCTATAAGAACCTATCCCGCGCAAGTGATGCCGTAAAGGAAGATGGTACAACCATTTACTATAAGAATGTTATCAATAATCAGTCACCATATATTTGGTTTGGTAGTGACCGTTCCCTTGCTGTTTCCAATACGGCACAGTTTGTTGAAAGTTCGACAGCTACCAGCCCGATTAGTATGCAATTATTCGGCGGATCAGATGGTGAAGATGAAGCAACTGTTCCTCTAACCTCAATCATCAATGGATATAACCTATTTGTTGATACTGAAAACGTCGATATTTCGTTGATCATGCAAGGTAAGGCTCGCGGTATTCCGGTTTCGTCCAATACCGACTTAGGAAATTACCTAATCAATAACATCGCTGAAAAGCGTAAGGATTGTGTGGTCTTCGTATCTCCTGATTATGGATTGGTTGTAAATAACAAGGGCAATGAAGTAACCGATATGGTTGCGGCTCGCAATAATATGCCATCATCATCTTATGGTGTTATGGACTCTGGATATAAGTATCGTTATGACCGCTATAATGACCTATATCGTTGGACTCCATTGAATGGTGATATTGCAGGTCTATGTGCAAGAACCGATCAAACCAATGCTCCTTGGTGGTCCCCGGCTGGTCTAAATCGTGGTCAAATCAAGAACGTTGTTCGTCTTGCTTTGAACCCAAATCAAACGGATCGTGATATTCTTTACAAGAATAGCATCAATCCAGTTGTGACCTTCCCGGGTCAGGGTACGTTGCTATATGGTGATAAGACCTTGCTAACTAAGCCTTCTGCGTTTGACCGTATCAATGTTCGTCGTCTATTCATCGTTCTTGAAAAGGCTATTTCGACAGCAGCTAAGTATATGTTGTTCGAATTTAACGATGCATTTACTCGTTCACAGTTCAAGTCTATGGTTAATCCATACTTGGCAAATATCAAAGGACGCCGTGGTATCTATGACTCCTTGGTTGTTTGTGATACAACAAATAACACCCCGGAAATCATTGATGCAAATCAATTCGTTGGTGATATTTACGTCAAACCAGCACGTTCAATCAACTTTATCCAGTTGAATTTCGTTGCAGTACCGACAGGTGTTGCATTCCAAGAAATTCAGGGTAAATTTGGGGGGTAAAAACACCTAAAAACCCATGGATAAATATAAGGTAGTAATAGGAGAGAAAAAATGATCTTTGATATCGAGACTTTTAAGGCGGCTGGTTTAAAGCAAGGTGGGGCACGACCATCATTGTTCCAAGTTCAAATGAACAATGTTCCGGGAACTAATGGTGTTATCGAGAACCAACAGCAAATTAGCTTCCTTGCTCAAGCAGCTACCCTACCGGAATCACAAGTTGATCCAATTGAAGTTCCTTATTTCGGTAGAAGAATAAAAGTTGCAGGTGAAAGAGTATTCCGTGATTGGACTATTTCTGTTCTTAATGATGAAGACTTTATTGTTCGTGATCTATTCGAACGTTGGTCAAATCTTATCAATACTATGGAAACCAACGTAACTTTGGCATCATCGGCTGGTTTAGCCGTCAATCCATTGCTAGGTTATAAGTGTGATGGTGTTCGAGTCAACCAATACAGTAAAGGCGGTCCAGCCGCAACTGATACTGGTTCCGAAGATGCTATCATTCGAAGCTATCAATTCTTTGGAATGTTTCCAGCCAGAGTTGATGACATTCGATTGGATTGGAGCCAAGGACAAGCGATTGAAACATACAATGTAGTCCTTTCATATGATTATTGGTTGCCAGTAAATATTGGACAAAGCACCCCGGGTTTCACCGGACTAGAACCGGGAAGCGGTCCTCAATTCGGCTAAACATTTTATTCCTTTATCATGAGGATTATTATGTTTTTTATAACCAAGTCATGTTATCCCTATACTTGGGAAAATGAAGGGTCGTGAATAAAAGGATAGCATAATGGTTAGTTTATTTGGTTGGTCATTCGTTCGAAGCAATCCAGAACCGGAACCGGCATCATTCTCTCCTAAAGAACATGATGATGGAGCAGTTCAGGTTGTTGCAATGGGCGGGGCTTTTGGCACCGTTCTTGACCTTGATGGAACTGTTCGATCCGAAGCAGAATTAATTACCCGATATCGCGATATGTCCCTTCATCCGGAGGTAGATTCGGCTATTGATGAAATAGTCAATGAAGCTATCTCTACGGAAGAAGATGATATGATTCGATTGAAGCTAGATAAGCTGGATAAACAACTTCCTCCAAAAGTTATGGAAGCTATTCAAGAATGTTTCACTGATGTTCTAAATCTGCTTGATTTCGAAAATAGAGCCTATGATATATTCCGTCGCTGGTATATCGATGGACGATTGTATTTTCACGTTATCCTACCCGAAGATAAAAATTTCCTTTCTCTAGGAGTAAAAGAGGTTCGTTATATCGATCCTCGTAAGATTCGAAAAGTTCGAGAAGTCATAAAGAAAAGAGTTAGAGGGGGCGACGTAACATCAGGTGATAGCGTCATCACCCAAACCCAAAATGAATACTTCATCTATAATGATAAAGGATTCAATGTTGGGAATAAGGTAATTTCTGGATCACCCACAACTGGTCTAAAAATTGCTAAGGATGCTATCATCTATGTTACCTCTGGAGCTACCGATTCGGCAGGTAGCATGGTCCTTTCCTTCCTGCATAAAGCAATCAAGGCTCTCAATCAACTTAGGACTCTTGAAGATGCGGTTGTCATTTATCGTCTAGTTCGTTCGCCTGAACGCCGATTGTGGTATATTGACGTTGGAAATATGCCTAAGATGAAAGCTGAACAATATGTTCGCGATTTGATGCAACGCCACAAGAATAAGATCAATTATGATGCATCTACCGGTCAAATGCGGGATGATCGCAAATTCATGACCATGTTGGAAGACTATTGGCTACCGCGACGTGAAGGCGGAAGGGGAACCGAAGTCACTACCCTACCAGCCGGTCAAAGTCTTGGAGAAATGGACGATGTTCTATATTTCCAGAAAAAACTATACACATCCTTGCATGTTCCGGTCAATCGTCTTGATCCCCAAGACCAATATAACCCGGGAATTGCAACCGAAGTTACCCGCGACGAATTGAAATTCGGCAAGTTTATTATGCGTATGCGCCGCCGATTCTCTCAACTATTCATTCGAATGCTTGAAAAACAAGTTGTTTTGAAAGGAATTATGACGGTTGAGGATTTCCAAAAAATTGTTCCTTATTTGCAGTTTGAATTTGCTCGCGATAACTATTTCACAGAACAGAAAAACCAATTCCTAATGACAGGTCGCTTGAATATCATGGCTCTAATTATGCCGTTTGTTGGTAGGTATTACAGCAATACTTGGGTTCGAAAGAATATTCTGCGTCAAGATGATGCAGATATCATGGAAAACGATGAACAAATTATTACTGAATTGGCGAACCCAATATTCAATCCAACCCCAATGGCACCCCCGGAGGAAGAAGAAGAAGGGTCAGCAGGCGTTCTTGTTGATCCATCCCAAGCACCCCCAAATGCTCAAGATAATCCGGCTAATGCCAATGGCTCAAAAAAAAAGACCTAGTAACGGCTAGAAAGAAATATGACCGCATGAAACAAGAAGGAAGAAAGGGACCAAAAGACGTTCACGATTTTCGAAGTTTAGCGCAAATATTAGCGAAAAACACTTGATAACCTAAATAATATAAAGGAGAAAGTCTATGCCTCTATCCAGTGCTGATTTGTTACAAAATGTATTAGAAAAGAAACCCTCTGAATTTGCGGGGAATTTTTCCTCAATGGTTCAAGATCGTGTCCGGGATTTGATTGCCGGAAAACGAGTGGAAGTAGCCCAAAATCTGTTCGGAACCCCTCCGATAGAGATGGCATCTACTGTTGATACAACTGATACGGGTGAGGCGGAAACAGGCGAAGGGGAAGCTCCCGAAGCTGGAACCGAAGATCAACCCGAAACTGAGGAAATACCCGATGATCAAGAAACTGCGTGATATTGTCGAAAAATATCCAGACAATTACGAACAAAAAACTGAAGTTGCACGATCCTTTGTAGCAATGCATAAGGGCGGCAAGATCGATAAGCTTGGATCAAAAGGTGCAACCGAAAACCAATTCAATGCTGATAACGTAAAAGTAGCCGATCATCCACGTCAGAGTGACGATGCAGGATTTCCGGGGGAAGGAGAATACAATGATTATAATCTTCGTACCTATTATGATAAGTCTGATGCTGGAGGAAGCGATGAATATGATGATGATGATTTTGAATATGACGACAACGATGTGGACAATGACGAAACCCGTTCGCGTATAGCTAATGATGAAGAATATATTGAAGAAGATAAGGATGAAGATGAAGACAAAGAAAAAGAATATGTAAAACTTCCACCAAAAAAGCGTCATAAATATGATCCCGAGTTGGAACGAAATAGAAAAAGAGCTTCAAAAATTGATAATGAAGAATATGAAATTCAGCGCATGACTTTTCCTCAACTGATGGAAAAGTGGATCATCGATGAAGCCATGATCGAATTTGCTCCAATTGAGGAAGCAAAGAAACATAAGAAACGAGATGAATACGAAAAGGCTCTTGATGCCAAGTATGCCAAGATTGCTACTCCCGGCAAGCGTGGTCCAACCGATCCGGAATTTTTGAATATTCTCAAAACATTTGCCATGAGGCGTTATGACTTGATGAATAAACTCAACAAGGAAGAAACTGAACAGCTTGATGAAATTTCGGCTAGAAAACTTCGAGCTTATGCAAAGGGAGCAAGACGAGATATTGAGTTAACCGCTGAACCTCTTTATACGGATAAAGATGCTGGTCCCGGAACAGAAAAAGAAAATAGAATTTTCAACCGTATGGAAAAACGTGAAAAAGGTATTGATTTAGCTAATAAAAAATTGAGAACCAAACGTAATGAAGAAATTGAACAACTTGATGAAATGATGACTCGCAAACATTTCCGATCAGTTGCCAACACTGTTCGAGCAATTGAGGACCCCAAGAAACGATGGGAATATGCCAGCCATCATGCTGAAATTTTTGCAAAGGATAATCCACGATTTGACCGTCAAAAATTTTTCGATGCGGCAGGAACACGTAATCCATTAGATATTTCAACTTCTAAAAAGGGAAAATAATATGGTAACCCCTCCCGGCGTTCCCGATGAAACTGTAAAGGATATGAAGCCATCGTTCAAGTCCCGTTATGGAAAACGATGGAAGGAAGTTCTTTATGCTACCCTATGGAAGCACAAGGGAAGCTATGCGGAAGAAACACAATTAGACGAAACCCGGGGTTGGCTTGAAAAATGCCCATGTGGATCAGGTGAACCAGCCGATTTGCGCTATGATGCGCGAGGTATTCCGCTTGGTTACATGTGTTCCAAATGTGAAAAAAAGAAACTATCCGGATATCGTCCTGATGTATTGACCGATCCGAATTATTGGCATGATGAACCAATCGACAATGAAGAAACCGGATTACATAGACAAGATATGATCTTCGATGAAATACGCGAACATATTGTGAAACATGGTAGCGGTTATCGCCTATTATCCCACAAGGGCAAGAACCTTGGAACATTCAAGACCCGGGCAGCAGCAGCGAAACACGAAGGCGAAGTTGAATATTTCAAACATCATGAAGAAACACAATTAGATGAAGCAAAGAAAAAACCAGTATCTTGGAATCCTCCGGAAGTTCAAGCCAAAGCTGCCAAATTCAAAAAAGAACAGCGTATGTTCGACAAGGCTAAAAGAGAAATCAATCGTTTGAAAAGACAGGGAAAGTAAATGTCGCTTCGTATAATAAAACCAAAGTCAACTGAAATTACAGCATCGTCTGCTAATACCATCAATTCGGCTACATTGGTCCGGGTATTCAATAACAATGCGGCGGTGCATTTGGTTACTCTGGCATATGCCAATACTACAACCTATGCTACTCTAACGGTAGCTGGTTATGGAGAAGTCTTTATTGCCAAAGACCCAACCGACACAATTCAAGGAACCAACATTCAAGCAACTAAGATAGCGTTTACGAGTTAAACATGGGAAATGGTATTATAAAACCAAAATCTATCGAAATAAGTATAGGTTCCGCCAATACGGTTGGAAACAACGTTCTAATTCGTTGCTTCAATAATACAGCAGCGGCGGCAGTTTTATTATTAGCAAACAGTAGCGGAACGATAAGTAATACTACAATAGCATCATTTGGCGATGTTATTATTCGAAAGAAACCAACCGATACTTTAACCGGTACAGGATTTGTAGCAACAGCAATTGCTTTTGCTGATTAAGAGGGAAACATGGGAATAATGACTTATATTATTTACAAAACTACAAATCTTATAAACGGAAAATATTATATTGGAAAACATAAAACTAATAATATCCATGATGGTTATATGGGGTCTGGATTAAGGTTGCAACGAGCTATTCAAAAATATGGTATTGATAATTTTTCATCTGAGATTATAATAGAAGTTAAAAATGAAAAAGAACTAAATTTGGCTGAACGGATTTTTGTAATTCCTGATAAGGAAATAAATTATAATCTTACTAAAGGGGGTCATGGTAGTTGGAGTCATAATCATAATCAAGAAATATATAAAAAAATTTCTGAATCCCATAGAAAAAATCCATTATTTATTGAAAAAGGCAGAATATTAGGAAATTCAAATAAAGGTAGAAAACATTCTGAAGAAATAAATAAAAAAAAGGGTAGAACTGGAGCAGCGAATGGTATGTATGGAAAAAAACATAAACCTGAAACTATAGAAAAGATACGAGTTGCTGCATACAATAGGAGTTTATAATAATGTCGTTAAAACTAATAACAGAACTTAACGAGGACGTTGAATATATCTTCGAAGAAAAGGAAGGTATGCGTCGATACTACATCAAAGGTGTTTTTGCCGAAGCTGATGTAGATAACCGTAACAAGCGTCGTTATCCTCTCCCAATTTTGGAAAAGGAAGTCAATCGTTACGTCAAGGAAAACGTTCAAAAGAATGCCGCTTTTGGAGAACTAGGTCACCCGACAGGCTCCAATATCAATCTTGACAGAGCATGTATCCTGATTAAAGAATTGAACAAAAATAACAATGCATTCATGGGTAAAGCTTTAGTCACTAATACTCCGGTTGGGCGCATTGTCGAAGGTTTGATATCCGATGGCGCAAGATTGGGAGTTTCAACTCGATCATTGGGTTCCCTTAAGCCAATTTCGGGGGGTATCAATGAAGTTCAAGACGATTTGAGACTATTGGCAGTTGATGTGGTTGCTGATCCTTCGGCTCCCAATGCATTTGTCAATGGAATCATGGAAAACGTCGAATATATCTATGATGCTGCTAAAGATGCTTATATCGAGCAACATATTGACGATACTAAGAAAGCTTTGAGAGGTATGTCAATAAAGCAGATAAATGCAGCTAAATTAGCACTTTTTGAGGACTTTATTAACAAATTATCTAGCCGATAAAATATAAATACGAATAAATAGATTAGAGATTCAAGGAGAAACATAACATGGCACCGAAAAAGAAGCAAGAAACCATTAATGAACTTGATAATGCCGGAAACTCTACGGCGGCTCTGGATACATTGCAACCAAATTCTCGTCCGGTTGATGATCCAAAGACCAAGTTTCAAGTCATTGCCAATGTAATCGGAGCGTTGGCTCAAATTGACACGGCTGATCTGAATAAGTTTGGAGCAAGTCTTGCTCAAATCGGACAGGAAGCAACCACCATTCCGGATGGGGCTGCTGCTCATAATGCATCAACAATTGCAATGAAACCATCTGATGCTTCGGCTTCTGTCAAGGAAGCTATTCGGGCTGATGTTGAAACTCTATTAGCAAGTGGCGAAGGTCTATCCGAAGAATTTAAAACTCAAGCAGCTACCCTATTCGAAGCAGCACTCAATGCTCAAGTTCAGTTGAAAGAAATTGAACTACAAGAACAATTCGACAAAGAACTTGATGAAGCAATTACCGAAGTTACTCAAGCCCTAGCCGAAGAAGTCGATACTTACATTTCTTACACGGCGGCTGAATGGCTTAAGGAAAATGAAGTAGCTGTTGAATCGGCTCTACGAAATGAAATTTATGACGATTTCATTCAAGGTTTGAAGTCGTTGTTTGAAGAACACTATATCACCATTCCCGAAGAAAAGGTTGATGTAGTCGAGACATTGGCTGAAAAAGTCGATGAACTTGAAAATCGTCTAAACGAAATGCTTTCCGAAAACGCCGAGCTTCAAAAGGTTGTTGCTGCTTATACTCGCGACGAAGCAATCAACAAGGTTTGTGAAGGTTTGACGATGAATGAAGCTGAAAAGTTGAAAGAATTAGCTGATGGTATCGAAGAAACTGACTCCGAAGCCTTTACCAAAAAGCTGGAAATCATCAAAGAATCCAACTTTGTGAAGGGTAAGAGCGGAGCCAAGGTTCTTGCTGAAACTATGGAGGAAGTTGATCCAAACAACGCTCCCCCAGCAGAAAAAGAATACGGTTCCCCTGAAATGAAAAAATATGCCGAAGCTATTTCAAGAACTGTGCGTAAATAAACGATTTATATAAATATATAACCTAAAGAATATAATAGGGAGAAAAACAAATGCGTGATATGTTGGCGGAAGAAGTCCAAAAAAAGTGGAAGGCTATCCTTGAACATGAGGACCTTCCGGCAATTAAGGATGCTAATCGACGTTGGGTAGTTGCCCAATTGTTGGAAAATAGCGAACGAGAGCTTGGTCAATACACCGACAAAAGCCAGTTCCTTACTGAATCACAACCAACCAACTCCATGGGTCTATCGTCTTCAACCCCGGGAACTGGTAACATCGATACATTCGATCCGGTTTTGATTTCTCTAATTCGACGTGCAATGCCAAATTTGATCGCTTATGATCTTTGTGGTGTTCAACCTATGACCGGTCCAACCGGACTTATTTTTGCTATGCGTTCACGCTATGCTCCTGTTGAATCCGGTGTTGCTAACGCGGGTGGTCCAGAAGCCTTCTTCTATGAAGCTAATACTGGTTTCTCTGCTCGTGGTGGTGCTAATGCTGCTTCAAATACCCAGTTTGGTCAGACTGATCAGCCGTATGCTAACAACACGGTTCCGGGTGGTGGTGCCAACAACGTTGGAGCTAATACAACTTATAGCCTTCCGGGTGTAAGTAACAACGCTGGTAACAGCACATATAACTACGCTGGAACCCTATTGACGGCAACAGCCGAAGGTCTTGGTAGCAATAGCATTCAGCAATTCCCTGAAATGTCATTCTCTATCGAAAGCGTTGCGGTCAAGGCTGGTACTCGTGCTTTGAAAGCTGAATATTCGATGGAACTTGCTCAAGACCTTAAGGCTATTCATGGTCTTGATGCTGAAAGCGAATTGTCTAACATTCTGTCCACTGAAATCTTGGCAGAAATCAATCGTGAAATTGTCCGCGCTTTGAACGTGGTTGCAGTTTCCGGCGCTCAAGAAGATGTTACCTCTCCGGGTATATTTGACCTTGACGTTGATGCGAATGGTCGTTGGATGATTGAAAAGTTCAAGGGACTTCACTTCCAGCTTGAACGTGAAGCAAACCAAATCGCCAAGCAGACTCGTCGCGGTAAGGGTAACTTCGTTCTTTGCTCGTCAGATGTGGCGTCGGCTCTACAAGCAACCGGCTTCCTATCTAATACCCCGGCATTGAACGCAAACAACCTACAGGTTGACGATATGGGTAACACTTTTGCAGGTATATTGAACAACCGTATGAAAGTTTATGTTGATCCGTATGCTCTTGGTGGTCAGTATATGACTGTCGGTTATAAGGGTAACAACCCATTTGACGCTGGTTTCTTCTACTGTCCATATGTTCCGCTACAAATGGTTCGGGCAGTTGATCCGAATACCTTCCAACCAAAGATTGGTTTCAAGACCCGATATGGTATTGTCGCTAATCCGTTCGCAGTTGGTATGCCAGCGGCTCATGTTGCAGGAACAATGGTTCAGGACAGCAACCAATACTACCGCCGCATTATAGTTACCAACCTACAGTAATAGTAGGGTAACTACCAAACTTAGAAGGGGGCTTAATTGCCCCCTTCCTTTTTTTGTAATAATCTTCCAAGCTCTACTATAGTAGATGTATGTTGTAGGCTTTCATGGTGGGATGAATTAATAGTCTTTATTTGAGCTATTTTCGGTTTCCATTTGATTTGGGAAGAAACAGTAACCACTCCGTCATTTGGTTCAAAAATAACCGGATTGAAACCACTTGTTGAAACAATCATGGTCATTGGTTTGGAATATACATTCGAATGTATCTTTTGAATAATCGGCGCATTCTCCATGATATCCTCAAGAACCGGGGATCGATGATTAAGATAAAACATCAATAATCGGTTATACTTCAAACCCGATAAAGGGGAGGAAATAGTCAACAGACTTTTAACGTTTCGATTTTTTGAAATACCTGCCGAAATAATACCCCCCAAAGAATGACCAACAAGAATAACATCATTATCAATTTTCTTGACTTGCTCGTTGGCTTTCTCTATAATATTTGAGACATTTTCGGTTGAATTATAACTAAAGGCATGAATTTGATTTACTTCCGGATGTTTTGAAAATACGGAGATTAAATAATTAAAAGATGTTGGGGAAGACCATGCCCCATGGATAAGAAATAAATCAGTTTTTTCAGCCATTATATGATATTTATCTCTTGACAAACACACTGTTTTATGATACAATTTACAAAAATAGGAGACAAAATGTATAAATTTCTATCAGCTTTTATTATAGCAATAACTCTAATCGCAACCCCGGCTCTGGCTCGCCCATATCATGGCGGCGGTCATTGGGGTGGGGGTCACTATCGAGGCGGTCATTATAATTATCATAACAATTTTTGGGTTGCTCCTGCTATCATTGGGGGAGCCATTCTTGGTTCAGCTTTGATCTATAATGGCACTCGATATAACGATGCTGTTGAATATTGTCGAGCAAGATATCGTTCATATGATCCTTATTCCCAAACCTATCTAGGAAAGGATGGTTGGCGGCATCCTTGTCCCTAAATATTAGGGGTAACAAGGAAAGCGAGCATGAATTGGACAAATTCAACATCAAATTATTGGACAGAATCGACTGAAAAACATACAGCGGTCAGTAACGATCCGGAAAATAACCAATTTTTATCACCCGTAAATTTCAAGTTCATCTTGAAACGTGCCCCCAACTTGAATTTTTTTCTACAAAAGGTGAATCTTCCTCGAATAAACATACCCCCGGCTAAAGAACCAACTCCATTTGCAGATCGTTGGTTACCGGGGGTTGATGTTGTATTTGATCCTTTGAATATTACTTTCCGGGTTGATGAAGATTTGAAAAATTGGAAAGAAATTTATAACTGGTCAATGGCTCTTGGTGAAGCAAAAAGCCTACATCCTTATAGACATTTGGAATTAAAACCAACATGGACAGGGGAAGGTGTTTTTTCGGATATAACCGTAACAATTCTTGATTCTCTAAAAAATCCTAACATTACTTTCTATTACCATGATTGTTTTCCAATCTCTATAAGTCAGGTAATGTTTGATGCTACTCCTAACGCAATAAATCATGCTATGTGTGAAGTATCTTTTCGATATATCAATTTTGATATTGAAACAGTAGTATAACCGATATATCGGGTCAATAGGCGGTATAAACCTGTTTTATCAGGTCAGACCTGTTACTATATAGTAAATATAGCATATATATGTAACATTTGATAGTATATACTATAATTTTGGATACGTCAAGTCTTTTTTTCATCTTGACTTATCCCTATAAACATGGTATTATTGTTACAATTCCCCTCTTATATGGAAAATTTATAAATTATGAATAAAAATGTCTGGATAGCTACCGGTATCGGTATTGCTATTTATTGTACGTTTTTTTTATTTGGTGTTTGGTATCTTGCTATTGATCCAGAAAAAGTAAATGGTTTTGTTATAATTTTTATAACATTGATGAATTATGCTTTATTCAATATGATTTTAGGAATATCGATGCTTATTTTTGGAGATAAAGAAAATGCAGCTTGAGGAAATACTTGCCGAATGGGATAAGGATGTAGAAATCAACTACACCGAATTGGGTGAAGAAGCTCGCAAGATACCCCGGCTTCATGCCAAATATCTGCGAATGTTGACCATGGAAAAACTGACCTTGAAACAATTGGAATCCAAGTTCAAGAAATTCAAGTTTACCAAACAGCAATATTATCTGGATGGTCCGTCCAATATGGCGGAATTTGAACAAAAGAAAAAGGAATGGAAAACTGTTCCGGAAATCCAGCGCACCATTCCCCGTACCCTTGTTGATGGTTATCTGGAAGTTGATGAAGATATTGATACTATGAAGCTTAGATTGGAATTGGCTCAAACCAAAATCGATGCTTTGGATTTTATCATGAAATCGATCATGCAAAGATCATATTTGATAAACAATATGATCACATGGCAGCAATGGAACGGAGGCGGTAAGTGATTGATATTTTATATACCGGGGGAGCCAAGGGAGCCGATACAATATTCAGTGATTGTGCGGATCAGGTTGGTCATAAGGTATATCAAATGACCTTTCCCAATCATAAGATTTCGGAAAATGTTCATGGGGAATTTGTGACCCTGACGGAACATGAATTGAAAGCTGCTGATCCGTTTCTCAAACAAGCCAATAAAACCCTGAAACGGGGATTGGGACGTAGCCTTTATGTCCGCAATCTTTTGCGTCGTAATTACTATCAAATCAAGGATACGGAACGGGTTTATGCGATTGCTCCAATAGATTCCGATACCCAATTAGTTGAGGGGGGGACTGCATGGGCAGTCACAATGGCTATTGATAAAAAGGTTCCAGAAATTTATGTGTTTGATTTGAATGAAAGCAAATGGTTCAAATATATGCATGAACGGAATTTTTTGCAAGCTTTATGGGCGGCTCCCCAAGGTGGATGGCAACCCCCATACCCCCATGGAAAATATACCGGTATTGGTTCGTGTGAATTGACTGATGCTGGAAAAGATGCTATCTATAATCTCTATATTGGTAAACATTTTTGGGAATATATGTCTGATGATTTCAAATGGTAGGAATAAATATGTCTAAATGGCGAAAAGTTGTTTGTTCAAAATGTGGAAGCGATCAATGCTTTCCAACATTTTTCCGTAATGATGCTCAATGTTTCAAATGTGAAACCGAGTTCAATATGCGTGGGTATGATAGTTGGTGGGATAAGATCATGCGCCGCTTTATTTATCCTCATATTACGATATGACCGATATAATAGTTCATGCTCTCAATGCAGTTCATAATGTTATTGAATCTGATGCCGGGATCGCAGCGGATTTGCATGACTATTTTTCATTCGATGTTCCCGGCGCTCATTACATAATCAATAGAGCCAAATATCGCGCTAACCTAACTGGACAACCGGTAAAGTTTTCAGGCTGGAACGGCAAGATCAATCTTTTCAATAAAAGAAACCATAAGCTATATGCTGGTCTAAACCAAAAACTGGCAAATTTTGCCGAAGCCAACCAGCTAACCATTGAATTTGATTATAATCCTTTGGTAGAATTTTCCGTGGATGATGCCCGAAAATTCATCCAGACCTTGAACATCCCCGACAAATATGATGAACGTTATTATCAGCTAAATTCTTTTGTTCATTGTGTCCAAAATCGGCGTAATATTATCCTAGCCCCAACCGGTAGTGGAAAATCGATTATCATCTATCAATTGATCAAGTATTTCATGAATCAACCCAAGGTTTTGTTCATTGTTCCGACTATTGGTTTGCTTCATCAAATTGTGAAAGATGTTAGGGATTATGGGTGGGAATTTCCCGAAGAATTTATCCATCAAATATCGGCTGGTATTGATAAAGATTCCAACCATGGTATCTATGTTTCAACATGGCAATCCATCTACGAACTACCCAAGGATTATTTCAAACAATTCCGGACAGTAATGATTGATGAAGTCCATGGAGCCGATGCTAAGTCTCTCAAGGGTATCATGGAAAAACTGACCCTATGTCCGAATCGATTCGGGTTTACCGGCACCTTGAAGGATACCCTATGTCATAAGCTGGTTCTGGAAGGGTTATTTGGACCGCCATATATAGCAGCGACAACTACCGAATTGATTGAAGCTAAATATTTGTCTGATTTGACAATAAAATGCCTTATTTTGCAGTATAATCAGGATATTTGCCAAAAAATATTTGGTAAAAGCTATGCTGACGAGATAGATTTCCTTGTAAACCATGAACCAAGAAATAATTTCATAAAAAACTTGACATTATCCCTAAATGGGAATATACTCTTATTGTTCCGAAAGATTGATCACGGTAAGATTTTATTCGATAAAATTAAAAAAGAGGCGAAAAATAAGTCAGTTCATTTGATTTATGGGGGAGTTCCGGGGGAAGAACGAGAAATGATCCGGCAAATCCTAAATACGGAGAAAAATGCTATTTTGGTTGGGTCTTACGGAACAGTTTCAACCGGGATAGATATTCCAAGCCTTCAACATGTTATTTTGGGAAGTCCGTATAAGAGCCGAATCAAGGTGCTGCAATCAATTGGGCGAGGATTACGACCACATGCCGACAAGGAAAAGCTTACGGTTTATGATGTTGTAGATGATATGACCCGTCGAACCAAACGTGTGGCTAGACAGAATTATACCTTGAAGCATTTCATAAATAGGATAAGTATATATAATGAAGAAGGGTTTGATTATAAGACTTATAGGATAGGAATATGAAATGGAAATTATTTCTCAGAAAGAAGCCAAAAAACAAAACTTACGATTTTATTTTACTGGAAAATCTTGCAAACGTGGTCATATAGTTCCAAGATATGTTGCTAGTGGGGATTGTGAAATTTGTAGTAAAAATCGTCGTGCAATTTATCGAACATTAAATGAAGATAAACTTAAATTATGGTTTAAAGATCATCATAAAAAAACATATACAACAGAAAAACGCCGTATTCAACATCATAAACATATAGTTACTGAACTTTATCATCGTGCTAAATGTAGAGCAAAAAAACTTAATTTAAAATTTACAATAAGTAAAGAAGATATAATTATTCCTAAAAAATGTCCAGTGTTAGGTATCTCTTTAGATTATCGTGATAAAAAACATGTTCCAAGTTTAGATAGAAGAATACCATCAAAAGGATATATTAAAAACAATATTAATGTTATTAGTATGAAAGCAAATAGATTAAAAAATAATGGAACAGTAGAAGATTTTACAAAAATAATTTCATATATGAAAGGAGAATGAAATGAATAATGGTTCGGTTAGTGATAGATGGACAGTAAAAATGTCGGACGCAATTGCAAAGGATACACTTTGTTCTATATTACAAGATATAAACATTGATTTTCAAAGGTTAATCAAGGTAATTGAACATTTGAATATAATTGGGGATCGTTTGCAAGGGCAACGTCCTACTGCGGAAAAAAGTCCGAGTAAACTTGATACTCCTCCATATTCGGTTTATGATGAATTAAAACAAAAAAGATTAACATTGCAACGTTATACATCTCAACTTGAGGAAGCAACCGCAAGAATAGATAACGTTATTGGAGGATTGGCGCAATGAGCCTTATAAATCAAGCTAAAGTAGAATTGGACCTTATCAATTTTGGCGAGGAAGATACCCGAGTTATGATTGAAATTCTTGAAAAATTCTTTGATCAATGGGATAGTGGGGGAGCCGTAGCAACGGTTCAACCAATTCTAAATCGTTGTATTGCGGGTAAGCCACTTTCTCCCCTCATGGGAACCGATGATGAATTTGTCGAAGTTGGAACTGGAGTATTTCAAAACAAGCGATGTTCAACGGTATTCAAGGAAGATGGGCGAGCTTATGATATTGATACACCGGGACGCCCAACAATTACTTTCCCCTATAATCCGAGAAAATCAACTGTAGATTTTCCAATTTACGAAATAAAAACAAAGGAATGACAATTATAATTACTGAAATAAGAAAACCAATAAATTATGTAAATAATGACGAATTGTATAGAGAGTTAAAAAAATACCGAAAAATACGAAAACAAGATGACGGAATTTCCCGCACATCTGAGTATGTCGGTAAATGTATTATGCTAATATGTAACGGATTGGCTCAACGTCCCAATTTTAATGGCTATACTTTTAAAGCTGATATGATATCGGATGGTATCGAAGATTGTATTGCAGCCGTCAAGAATTTTGACCCCAAGAAATCCAAAAATCCGTTTGGTTATTTCACACAAATAGCCTATTGGGCGTTTGTCCAACGAATCATGATTGAAAAAAAGCAACAATATTTAAAACATAAGAATTATCAGAACAATTTCATGTTAGCAGACCTATCGAATACTGAAAATGATATTATAGAGAAAATGGCATGGTCGAAATTATCAGATCAAGTTATTTCGTCGTTTGAAGAAAATTTAAACAAAAATAAAAAAGGAACCAAATGCTTAACGAAAAAGAATATAAAAAAGAATGGTATATTAAAAACAAAGAACGAATACTCGAAAAAATGATAGTGTCGAATTACTACAGGAAACGATAAATTACTTGACAAAGAACAAGAAAAATGATAAGATTAAGTCTGCTAAGAAAAGTAAAAAGGTAAATTATAATGTTCAACCAAAAACAATTACACCTAGTCCCCGAAGTAATCAAAAATCGGGCAGCATCGCTATTAAGTGAGAGTAGCGGAAAAAATATCCAAGCTGAAAAGGAAGTTCATGCGGCAACATTGGAGGCGGTGATTTCCTATTGTCAATCAGCTTTGGAATCGTATCGGAAAAAATCTTCTTTTAATTATAAAAAACGAGCATGAAAGGATAAACTATGGCTCTTGGTATGATATCAAATATGGCTTCGATAAAAGCCAATTATTTTAAATCTCAACTTATTGAATCATTGGTTAAGTTTCGAGAACAGCATAGAAAAGAATATTCTGATGCGGTTGAGGTTTATCAAAAAGATGTTGTTGATGCATTGAAAAAATTGATAGCTCGAACTGAAGGCGATCCTAATTTTAAGGAATTTTCAGTTTCGGCTAATCTTGGTTTGACTACTCCGGTTAATTGTGAAAAAGAATATGATCAATTGATTACAGTCTTTAAGGCAATGAATACTGATGTAATTGAATTAAACCTTGAGGAAGCCAACCGTATTTTGAATAATGATTGGGCGTGGATAGTATCTGCTTCAGCATCAAACACATTTTATTCATCCCGGAAAAGATAATTGAGAATAGCTCTTATAACAGACCTCCATTATGGTGTAAGAGGGGATCATCAAGCATTTCTGGACAACAACAAGAAATTCTTTGATGAAACCTTCTTCCCATATCTGCAAAATAACAAAATACAGACAATTGTTTGTTTGGGGGATTTGCTGGATCGTCGCAAATATATCAATTACTATACTGCGTCCCGGCTCCGGAAAGATTTCATTGAGCCGATGAACAATATGGATTTGGAGTTCCATTGGATATTGGGAAACCATGATCTATATTATCGTCAGGTCAATACGGTATCGGCAGCTTCCGAGCTACCATTTGAATTGTTGAAATTCAAATATTATGCTGATGCAGAGGAAGTCACCTTTGACGGCACCCCGATCCTATTCGTTCCATGGATATGTGAATCCAATAAAGACCAAGTTTCCGAAAAGCTAAAAACAACCAAGGCTGAAGTAGTCTTTGGTCATTTGGCTTTGATTGGTTTTGAAATGTATAAGGGTCAGGTGAATCATGCCGATGGAGAAAGCAAGGATAATTATGACCGTTTCAAGCTTGTTGCTTCCGGACACTTTCACCACAAGTCAAATGTAGGAAACATCCATTATCTAGGCGCTCATGCCGAATTTATTTGGTCGGATTGGAACGATCCCCGAGGCTTCCATATTTTCGATACCAAGACCTATGAAATGGAGTTTGTTCCCAACCCATTCAATATGTTTGAAAAGGTCTATTATGACGATGTAAGTGGCAAATATCCAAAAGTAAATTTCGATAATTTGAAGGGTAAGATCGTCAAACTTATCATCAAGAGCCAAACCAATAGTGATCAATATAATTGGTTTGTCAATCAAATTGAAGCTGCTGGACCATTGGAATTGGTGCCGGTGCAGGATCATCTGAATTTCGAAAATATTTCGGATGAAACCATTGTATCGGAAACGAAGGATACTTTGACCTTGATGAAAGAATACATTTCTCAATCCAATAATGTAGTCAATTCATCCAAGCTGGACAAGCTTATAACTGAATTATATCATGAAGCAATGAGTGTGGAATGATTAAGCAAAAATTTGGTAAATGGATTATAATAGATAAAGCTCCCGATAGGAGAGGAGAAAAATATTGGCTATGTCAATGTGAATGTGGTAATACATCAGAAGTTTATGCATTTTCTTTGAAATATGGATCATCTACTCAATGTAAATCGTGTGCGAAAAAAGGCAAAGCTCCCCGCCTTACACATAATATGACACATAGTAGAGAATATGATAGTTGGCAAAGTATGAAAACTCGTTGTTATAATTCTAATCATAAGTTTTATAATTATTATGGAGGTCGTGGAATACGAGTTTGTAGAAGATGGAAAAATAGTTTTGAGAATTTCTATGCTGATATGGGAAAACGTCCATTAGGTAGATCATTAGATCGAATTAATACCAATGGTAACTATGAACCTTCTAATTGTAAATGGGCTACTCCAAAAGAGCAAATGAGAAATAGACGATGAAATTAATTCTGAAAAAGGTGAGATTTGCTAACTTTATGTCATTTGGCAATATGTGGACTGAAATTGACCTGAATACCCATCCTACTACTTTGATTGTCGGTAAGAACGGTAGCGGAAAATCGTCGGCTATTCTGGATACTATTTCTTTTGCTTTGTTCAATAAGCCATTCCGTAACATCCGGAAGCCGCAATTGACCAATTCAATAAACAACAAGAACTGCCTTGTCGAGTTATATTTCTCCGTCAACAACAACAATTTCAAGGTTGTTCGGGGTATTAAACCTGCCGTTTTCGAAATCTATAAGAATGAAGAATTGATCACGCAATCCGCCGATAACAGGGATTATCAGGATGCATTTGAGAAATATATCCTACGGGTCAATCATAAGACATTTTGCCAGATTGTTATGCTTGGATCAGCTATATTCACCCCTTTTATGGGATTGCCTGCCCAAGCGCGACGTGATGTTATCGAGGATTTGCTTGACCTGAAAATCTTCTCGACAATGAATGTATTGTTGAAAACCCGCCTTTCTTCGAATGAAGCTACTTTATCATCTATCCAGACCGAAAAGCGCATTCTTACCGAAAAGATAGAAATTACCCGGAAACATATTGCCGAAGCTTTGGAAGCAAAGCGAGTATCGATCCATGAAAAGGAAGAACAAATTAGTTCTCTTGAAATGGAGCGACAGACACATAGTATCGATATTGCAGGCATTCAAAAACTAATCAGCGATCTTATCACTAATCTTGGGGATATAAAACACGTCAAAAAAACCAGCGACGAAATCAACAAATTGTATCATCAGTTGATACATAAGAGCGAATCGATCAAGAAAGAGATTGATTTTCTGACCAATGAAAAAAACTGTCCAACCTGCGAACAAGTTATCGATAATGACTTTCGAGAACGGAAAGTTGTGGAAAAAACCAAGACCTATGAAGAATTAAATAATGGTATTGCTCAATTGCTCAAGAAACAAGAGAATTTGAATAATAAGCTGACCCATATTGCCGAAATTCAGGCAAAAATTCAGGAATGGAATGATGTTATCAAGGAACACCGTTCCAAAATGGATGTTATTGATATGCAAATCAAACATATCGAAACAGATATTGAGAATATAAGCAAGTCCAAGCGAGAGATTGATCTATCAGGTCTGGAAGGGATGATAAATCAGCTTGGGGATGTAAAGACCCATCTTGTTCAATTGGAAGATGATCAGAATATCATGGGATTTGCTGCCAATATGCTAAAGGATACCGGAATCAAGGCACGTATTATCAAGATGTATATTTCGGTGATCAATACCCTTATTGCCAAATATCTAGCTGCTTTGGATTTCTTCGTTTCCTTTGAATTGGACGAGAATTTCAATGAAACTATCAAGAGCCGGTTCCGGGACGAGTTTTCCTATATGTCTTTTTCGGAAGGGGAAAAGTGCCGCCTAAATATTGCTATATTGTTCGCATGGCGGGCAATAGCCAAAATGAGGGGGTCAATCGACTGTAATTTGATCGTTTTGGACGAATTGTTCGATTCTTCCTTGGATTTGACCGGTATTGATGATATGATGAAGCTCTTAAATAACTTGACAAATAACGAGAATGTGTTTATAATAAGTCATCGTGAGGATCAGATTTCGGAAAAATTTGCCCGAGTAATTCGGTTCCAGAAAACCAAGAACTTTTCGGAGATAGGATGATAAAAACGCATGAAATCAGGGTCACCCTGTCTATCGATGGTAATAAGACAAGTATGAATCGGCTTGTAGATGATTTGGAAGTGAAAAACTCCTTAGTTGACGTAATAAAAGAACATACTAAACAAATGTTTGATGAAATAATCAAACATTGGGATGAAATAAAACATAACTGATATGATATATACCATGACCCCCGATCCTCAACCAATATATTCCCGAAAAGCAATCAAAATCTTGCTCCGGAAAGGAGCTATTGGTTCACCCGAGGAATGGAATAAGGCTTGTATTCTGGCATTACAGCATGATTGGAGAAAGGAAGAAATCCTCCGTATTCTTTGGTGGTGGAACCCATTCATGATTTTTCTTTATGCTGTAATTTTCCTTCTTGTTGGAGCCGGATTAGTAAAATATTTTATAGGATGGTAAAGATGAAGTTATACGTGAAACTCATGGATATATCTATCCAGTATTTTTTGATAATTCATTCCTTTTCGAAGCAACCCTAAAATTAATAAAGGCAGTAAATGACTATACTACCAATTTTAACCAACGACATACTAAAGTTGACGAAACCCTCACAAGAATGGGATTTCAACAATCCACCTATGGATGCGGTTGAATTAGCTCGAAATCTAGCCGACACCATGCTCGATTCTAAGGGTCTTGGATTAGCAGCTATTCAAGTCGATATTCCCTATCGAGTTTTCGTAATGCGAGGATTAGTCAACGAAAAAGGGGCGTTGGAAATTTTTTGTTTTTTCAACCCCCGGATCGTCATGCCATCAACCGAGCAAGTAAAGCTGGAAGAAGGGTGTCTTTCTTTTCCCGGTCTTGTTGTTGAAATAAAACGCCCCCGCGATGTTAGGTTCCGATTTACCTTACCTAATGGGGAAACAGATACTAAATTATTCACCGGTATGACCGCCCGAGTGATTCAGCATGAAATGGATCATCTGGATGGTCTTTTGTTTTATAACAGAGCCAACAAATACAAGCGCAACAAAGCCTTCAAAGAACAGGCTAAATTCATGAAATTTCAAGCTTCAAGAAAGGAACTTGTATAATGAAGAAAAATGATTTGAGGGAAGTAAATAATCTAATTTCTCAATTAGCAATGGCTGAAAATGATTTACGAATGGTGAACGAAGGAATGTCTAAAAAAGGCGATGAATTTTTATTATCCGATTCGTTTGGTATTCCTTCATCTATGGTGCATTATGCGCCCCATAATGAATTTGGGGAATTTATTATCCCTTATATTAAAAAAAATATTAATAAATTGAAGGAAGAATTACACAAATTTGGTATAGAGGATGCCTAAATAGAGTTTGATATACTATGATAATCGTGAAGGTCTAACTAAAAGAGGTATTCAAGTGCAATATGTCAAAAAGACACCTGTTAGACCTAATGCCTTTCCTACAAAAGTCGCATGTCCACCTCCGAGATAAAGGAATATAAAATGATATTACATGATCCAAATTATGATCTTGTGGAATATCATCCTTTACCTAAAAAAAGGGGACAACAATGTGGCAAATGTGGAATGAAATTTGAGTATGATAAAAGTTATGGTTATTGGTGTGCTGAAATTGATTGTCCAATGGGTTATGGATCATCCCCTGTTTTTTCGGAGGAAAATAATCCATCTGGATGTTAACATGAAACTGCACACTAACTCTATCAATGTTAGTGTGCAGTTTAATAATAAGAATGGAGTAAATTATGCCACAAATCAAAGTCCCTATGTCAGAGTTACAAAAAGACAAAATATTTCTAGCTACCCCTTGTTATGGTGGAATGTGTGGAGGAATGTTTGCTAAATCTGTTGCTGATTTATCTTCATTATGCACTCGATTTCAAATTCCCCTTCAAATTTATTTTCTATTCAATGAAAGTTTGATTACTCGCGCTCGAAATTATGCATGTGATGAATTTATGCGTTCGGGAGCTTCTCATTTGGTTTTTATTGATGCTGATATTGGATTTGATGCTAATGATGTTATTGGAATGGTTGCTCTCCAGCGTCAAAATTCTTCCTATGATATTATGGGTGGACCATATCCCAAGAAAACTATTTCATGGGAAAAAATAAAAATAGCTGTTGATAAAGGAAAAGCTGATAATAATCCCAATGATCTTGAAAAATATGTTGGAGATTATGTTTTCAATCCCAAAAGCGGACAAAATCAAATTTCTATTGTTGATCCTGTTGAAGTGTTAGAAGTTGGAACTGGATTTATGTCGATTCAAAGATCAGCTATGCAAAAATTTGTCGAACAGTATCCACAATATATGTATCGTCCTGATCATGTTCGAACTCAACATTTTGATGGTAGTCGAGAAATCATGCAATTTTTTCAAGCTGAAATCGACTCAAAATCCAAACGATATTTATCAGAAGATTATTGGTTTTGTCAAAAAGCACAGGCAATAAATCTCCGCACATGGTTATGTCCATGGATAAAATTAAACCATACTGGAACCTATGTGTTTGGGGGATCATTATTTGATTTGGCTCAAATTCAGGCTCCCGCTACGGCTGATGCTGCGTTATTGAAGAAAAATAATGAAAATATAAAACCTACCAATTAAAGAACGCTTGACTTAGGTAGGATAGTGTGATATTATAGACGATATCATTATAGATTATGGAGATGTGAATGCAATTAACGCCGCGAACGTTGGCTATCCTGAAAAATTTTGTATATTTAAATCCCGGGATTGTTTTTAAACCCGGGATAGAAATCAGTACAGGAACGGTAACCATGGATGTGGTTGCCTTGGCGCAGTCAGAAAACAAATTTATAAAACAATTTGCTATTTCTGACCTTTCCCAATTTTTACAAGTAATGTCCTCATTTTCTAATCCTGAGTTGGAATTTGATGAAAAGGTCCTTTTTATTCGGGAAGGGGAAAAAGAAATTCGTTATACTTATGGGGATGAACAAAGCATCAAAACTCCCCCCGGCAAATCCATCAATATGCCGAAAATTCTTGCATCATTTTCCTTGACGGAATCCGAGCTAACAGGATTGACCCGGATAGCAGGTGTTATGCATTTTACTGAAATTGCTATTGTTAGTGATAAGAAAAAATTGACCCTGCAAGCATTGGATATGAAAAATCCCACCGGGAACATCTATAAACAAAAATGCACTAATGGGGAAGGAACAAGCAAATTCATTAGTGCCTTTGCGGCTGAGAAAATCAATCTTCTAATGTCAATGGATTATAATGTAACAATAGGCAAGGGAGTTGCCGAGTTCAAGGGTAAGGATGTTACCTATTGGATTGCTCCGCAAGCAAAGTTTTCAACATATGAAGATTAAAAAATGAAAAAAATTGAAATTGGTTTGAATACAGCGGTTGATTTTTTCCACACTTTGAATCAAAAGGCTGGATGGTGGGATGATCCGGAAACGGGTGAAAGTCTTCGAACAAATCCATATGTTATCGGAACCAAATTAGGTCTAATTCATTCGGAAATATCCGAAGCATTGGAAGCGTATCGCAAGGATACTATGGATGATCATTTACCGAATCGAAGGGGGGTCGCTGTTGAATTAGCCGATGCCTTTATTCGATTGTTTGATATTTGCGGAGTATTGGGTATCGATAATATCGGAACTGTTATTATAGAAAAACACAATTACAACCAAAAGAGAGCCGATCACAAGGTAGATAATCGTCGCAAAAAGGGTGGAAAGAAATTCTAATGATTTCTATATGTAAAAATTGCAGGTTTCATGAAAAAGTTTCAAGCTATGTCGGAGTACCATTTCACCATTGTTTACATCCATTTTTACGAAAAACAGATATAGTAACAGGTGAAAAAGTTGCAACTGGATCACTTAATTGTTATGATGTAAGAGCTAACAAAGATAAGTGTGGTCTAACAGGTAAATGGTATGAATCAAAAAGTGGGTTTAAATTTGGGGGTACGATACTACATGAATAAAGATTTTGTATGGGCTGAAAAATATCGTCCTGCTACAATAGATGAATGTATTCTTCCCAAAGAATTGAAAGAAACCTTTCATTCTTTTGTAAAAAACGGCGATATTCCCAATCTATTGTTGATTGGTCCCCCGGGTTGTGGAAAAACCACCATTGCCATTGCCATGCTCAAAGAACTTGAGTGTGATTATATGGTTATTGACGGATCGCTTAAGGGGGATATGGATACCCTTCGAAATGAGATTGCTAATTTTGCTTCGACTGTCTCGTTTGTCGGCAAGCGCAAGTATATTATTCTGGATGAAGCGGATTATATCAATTGGCGCACCCAACCAGCATTGCGAAATTTTACCGAGACTTATAGCTCGAATTGTGGGTTTATCCTGACGTGTAATTACGCTAACCGCATTCTAAAGGAACTACGTTCGCGTTGTGCTAATATTGAGTTTACCATTGCCAAGGATGAACGTCCAGTTCTGGCTAAACAATTCCTGAAACGTTTGACCCAAATCCTTGATGCCGAGGGGGTAAAATACGATAAGACTACATTGGTTGAAGTGATCACCAAGTATTTCCCCGATTGGCGGCGAATGCTCAATGAAATTCAGCGTTATGCCGTTAACGGTAAAATTGATTATGGTATTCTTACTAGCCTATCATCTATTTCAATCAAGGAATTGGTTGGATATATGAAGAATAAGGATTTTACCAAAGTAAGGCAATGGGCGGCAGAAAATTTGGCTAATGATTCTCAATCTATTTTCCGAGAGTTTTACAATGAAGCTTCAGTTTATTTTGAACCTTCCTATATTCCGGAATTAGTTGTTACCCTTGCCAAGTATCAACATCAGGCTTTGTTTAGTGCCGATCAGGAAATCAACCTTGCAGCCTTTTTGGTTGAAGTTATGGTAGAGGCGATCTGGAAATGACAGAACCATTTGACTATTTGAACAGTATAATGTTCAAGAAAGAATACTTGATGGATGATGAAGATAACGAAAAAAAGTATCCTCCATTCATGGTCAATCGTGGTTTGTCTCAACATATTGATTGTTTACTTTTTTCCAATGAAATGAATATTCATTATGATTTGGATAATAAATTGCAATATGATTACCTGTATCATTCTATTCGCAAGATGCATCGTAAGCTTGGAAAATGGGCAAAACGTCCGGATGATGATATTGTAGGAGTAATATCGAAATATTTCAAGGTCAATATCCGTCGAGCAAGAGAATTTGCATCTCTAATGACAGAGAAACAAAAACGTGAAGTCATGATGAAGGGAGAAACAAATGGCTGAAAATGAAACTGATAAACTTTTGGCAGCATTCGCAGGCTTGTTTTTGCTTCCATTTATATTGTTCTTTGCTACGATAATTGGAACCGTAGCAGGAGCAATTGGAGGATGGGCTGTTGGTTTATTCTATGGGGATACTATTCTTTTTATTCTGAACCAATTGGGTGTCCATGGAGTAACCATGGGACAATTCGGAGCCTTTTTGGGATTTGTGGGGGGATTTTTCAAATCAGTATATATGTTTAGAAATCCTAAAAAATAATGAATTTTCGAAAAGCTAATCTGGACGATATTGACGATATCCTTCGTTTGGAAAGACTTGGTTTTGGAGAGCATCGATTTTCTCGTAATGCCCTTCGAAACCAGTTGAAATCCAAGAGCGTTGATGTTTTGGTAGCCGAAGATTTCAAAACAATAGGATTTACTAAACAATATAGTAATTCTAAATTTAGTATTGTTCCATCCAAGGTTTTTAGAAGTGAAAAATGTATTGGATATGTAAGTGTTTTCTATAGGTCCAATAGTTCCAAGGCTCTAATAGCCTCAATTACGGTTGATCCAGCTTATAGACATAAAGGAATAGCCACAAAATTGATGGAAAAAGCTATAATATATGCTTATGACCGGGATATTACCCAAATCAAGCTACAGGTAGCCAAAACCAATACCAATGCTATAAAGATAAATACTAAGTTCGATTTCAAAATTGAAAAAACATTATCGAATTATTATGGTAAAGGAAAATCTGCTTACCTGATGGTCAAGAATTAGGAGAGAAAAATGGAACCACTTGTTGGATTAATAGTAGCAGTTGCTTGGCTAATTGGAACCATTTGGTTATTCAAGGAACAACATTGGGGATGGGGAATTGCCGGAATATTTATTCCTATCATTTCTATTATCTATCTAGTATATCGGTATTTACCAAAGGGAACCTAAGATGAAATTTTTAGTATATGGAATACTCGCTCTATTTTTAGGAACTGGTTTAGTTTATGCGGCTCCGACTTCTGAAAAAGAAAAACCAATAACCCAAGAATTGAAACCCGGGGAAAAACCTTTAGAAGATCAAGGAAAAGATGGAATTATCATTTATTCTGTTCCGACTAAGGTTACCTGTATGACTAAAGAGGATGGGGATAATTTTGTAAAATACAGTATGTTGCAACCATATTTTGTTGCTAAGTCAAATAATCAAGCGTTTTTAGTAATGGTAAATCCTGTTAATAAAACATGGGCAATAATGATTGTTCCTGAGCCGGGAAAACAAACTATGATTTGTATAGCAGGAGGGGGTACTGGTTTTGCAATCAATCCTGATGGAGCAAAAGAAACTAATGAAACAAAATAATTGGCGACCTCTTGATATCAAGAATTTTCTCCCCGGAATGTATTATGATTTCAAAATGAAGGATAATACAATAATTGAGGGGGGTATGTTCAAAGGTGGGAAATTCGGCAATCGATATGGTCTTCCAATCGGTAAACCCCGATTTTTCCGATATCAAAAATTCGTCGTTCAGGAACTTAAGATATGATCGATAAAAGGGTCTTAAAACTATTAGAGGAATATCTTCAAAATCCTGACCTTTCGGATGATATTCGGGAACATTATCAAAAATTCGTAAAAATGGTGCAGGAAAACAAGCCTCTACCTACGGGGAAACGCCTAAAGGTTAGAAATAAGCTGTAGAATAAATACTATACTGGCTATGTCGCTCATATAATAATAAAAAGAATGGAGTGAAAAATGAATGAAACTGACAGTTTATTTCGAGGTTATGGAATTGAAGTTATCCTACCTGACGATCAAGCATTTCTAAAAATCCGAGAAACATTACAACGTATTGGCGTTGCTTCCCGTAAAGATAAGACTTTGTATCAATCTGCTCATATTCTACATAAACAGGGACAATATGCGATTCTACATTTTAAGGAATTGTTTGCTCTGGATGGAAAGAAAACCGATTTTTCGGAAGATGATCGCCAACGTCGAAACGCGATTGCGTCACTTTTGGAAGAATGGAATTTGGTCAAGATTAAAAACCCTGACCTAGTAATTGACAAGGCTCCGATGAGTCATATCAAGGTAGTCCGTTACAAGGAAAAAAACGATTGGGTTTTAAAGTGTAAATATTCCGTAGGAAGGAAAAAAGTCTGATGGTCTTGGGATCGCCACGGCTTCTAATCTGTATGGCAGACGGGTTCGAATCCCGTATCAGACGCCAATTTAAGAGGACAATAAGATGATCAGATAGATGCATTAGGGCACCACCTTTTACTCTCCAAAATAAATTCAACCAAATTTATAACAAAGGAGAGTAAAATGAAAGATTATCTTAAAACAAAATGTTGTTCACTGGCAGAAGAAGCCAAAATTATTCGCAGACTTGAACGTTCCCGTATCAAAAAGGGACGGCGAGCCGCGTCATTAGGTAAAACCGAGGCGGCAAATTATCACTATTCAGTCTTATTCGGATTGCGCGACCATCGCACTAGAGATGTGCGACAGGAATCTCGTCATTCGAATTTGGCGTATGGTTTTATAAAAGGTCGCGAATATAATGAAATTGAACAGTCGGCTTTCAAACAACCAAATTGGAAACGTGTTCAAACATTAGTGGAAAAATATGGCGAGGGGGATAAAACAATCCTACTCGAAAATTTTGCTACGTGGAAAAACAAGGCTATCGTTTCATTCGAAAAGAAAGCCTAAAATAAAAACAGGTCCGGGGTTTATTCCGGACCTGTACTTTCACCCGCATTTAGACAATCAGGAGGTGATACAAAAACGCAGGTGAGGGGCGAGCTTAGGAAGCCATTCGGTAATAATTTACCCGATTGCCGTTCGAACCCCGCGTATTCAGGTAAATGGTATTACCCTCATTACGAAGATCACGAACTGCCGCCGAAACGCTATTCAAGCCGGTCTTACGCTGGCATTGCGTAACCGGATGGTTCTTACTATCGCTTAGAAGCCTGAATAGCTTGTCGATCTTAGTCAGCTTAGTCATTATTAATTTCTCCTTGTTTTAAATTCGCCGCGAATAAAGATTCACAAGCCTATTGTCTATAGTATCACACCTTGGGATCAGAGTCAAGCGTTTTTTTCACGTCCCTTACATATATTTTCCACAAATTTTTATGGACATATTTATAAGGTCCCAATAATTGTTTTACGTTGACTAGGCGATAAGCTTCATCATCCGGACGGCGTAATATTTCACCGGTTTTTATATTTTGAATTGTTTTCATTTAGTTATCAAACCAAAATACAATGCGATAATTATCGAAAAATTTATCATCATTTTCATCATATTTTTCTACCCCGAAATAATAACTTTCGGGATATTTTTCTCTATATCCATTTTCTTCGGCAAGTTGATATTCAGTTTCCAAGAATATTTTAGAAGCCTCTTTCAATGGCAACCATGAATGAGAATGACCATCCCCACCCCATTGAGCAACCATTTCTTGGGTAGTTTCGGAAATATCAAGGGGAAGTCCACGCGCCGCAGGTCCGTTTCCTCTTACTCCTGCCAATGCAGCAAAACGTTCATAATTCCGCCCTCTGGCTACGGGAGAATCCCAATCAAATTCGCCTTTTTTGGCATATAACCGATGATGACCAAGGAAGGTATCAATCCCCACCCATTTGCCGTCTTTTCGGCGTTTTTCTAAAACTAGATGAATATCGCAACTCATTTTATCCCTCTACTGTCTCTATTGGTTGCCATGTAATCTCTCCCGTAGAACGATTCCAATATGCCTGTTCGAGAACTTTTTCATCAGGTATATAATTACCCGTAAGAGGATCAGTTGTCCAATGCCTAATAATTCGCCAACGCAAGGCAGTTGTTCTTTCTATAATAGCACTTTCTTCCGGTTTATTCATTACGATTTTCATATTCTTTTGCCCGTTCTTCAAGATCATCAATAGAACAATCGAAGATCATTTCTTCATTTTCAGGATTAGCGTTATCCCAAAAATTGGTAGAAAATGCTTTCACCCGCAATTCATTTTGATTGCCTTTATAAATTTCATAGCGATATTCGATATCGCCCGGGGCTACATCATAAACCTCTTGACCCCTTCCGGAATGAAGCAAACGAACACCCCCACCCGATAAATCGGAATCCGGATAAGGATTTTCTAATTTTACAATTGCTTCACCAATATTTCCTCCGAAACGATTAGCGTTCGATTTTTTTAAATTTTCGGGTTTTCTTGTTTTCTCTATTCCCTCAATAAATTGATCATCACACCACCAAGGTAATTTATTGGCAGTTATAAATGCAGCCGCAAATTCGTCCGCTTCATAACGGGGCAAATGCCATGCAAAGATTAGAGCTTGTTTTATTGATTTTGCGGCTCTGGTGGGATAATTATCCGAATGTTTATAAACGTGGTAAGTGCGACCATCGCCCATACCCCATTCAGGATCGTTATCGATAAATGAATAAACTCCGCGTGTGGACATTTCAACCCCTATACATATTGATTGCTGTTCCAATTAGAAAGCACAATGATCCAGCAATATAAAACCAATTTGCCATAATTCTTCCTGTGCCGAATCCAGTTTGTTATATCGGCTTTAGTGCACGGATTTACCCCACACCGCTGGAAATAACGTCAGGTGTTTAGGAGGCGACCTGACGCGCCTATTTCGCGGACTGAGCTTAAGTGCCGACCACGCCTAACTTTTACGCTACTCCTGCCAGCTTTTGCTTCGCTGCCCGTAACTGGGCGCGAATATCATCCATTGCCTTTTTCTTTTCAACAACCGGGGCGGTAGCCTTGACCGGCTTTACCTTTGGCTTGATTTCAACAATGACTTGCTTGACCGGCTTTTCTACCGTTTTCTTGGCTTTGTTCTTGCTGCCCTTGGGACGACCACGCTTCCTCGGAACCTTATTCAATTCCGCTTCAGCTTGGGCGATCTTGCCACGCAAAAACTCCACCATTCCCGCTTGCGTAATGTGCTGCACCAAATGCTTCATGGCATCCAGCTTAGACATTACATGGGGAAGGTGGACAAACCGAAATTCGGTATGACCTTTGGTTGCAACTTGGAATAGCTGCAACTTTTCTGTCCGACCCGACACGTTCAACTTATACGTGCCATTGATGCAGGACACACCCGCGACCTTTATCTGTCGGGGCTTCTTTGTTTTATCGCTCATTATATAAAGTTTTCCTCATAGGTTGTAGTCACCATGGTTCTAAGTATGCCTGAAAACTGGTTCAAAGTCAAGTTTTTTATTTTTCAATGATATCAATGGGTTATAGAGCCATGCTTTTTTTGTAATAGAGCTATGCGTTTAGGACATACCAATCAGGGTTGTATTTGAAATAATTATAAAATTTCTGATTATCCGGCTAACTCATTGATATCATTATGAAACAAAATTGTTGACTTAGGGGTGGGGCTATGGTAGGCTTTATTCACATGAAAATAATGTCCTTCAATGAACGATTCACCCGCGCCTTTCTTACGGCGATTTTATATATGTTAGCTATACATTATATAGCTCCAAATAATGGATCATTCAATGCTGTAGTGCTTTATATAACTTTTATGTTTTTGAGCGCAATGCAATATTTCGAAGGGAAAGTGTCTTGACTGAAACGCCAAAATTATGCACTACCTATGTCCGTCCCGCGCAAGCGAACAATTCATGGGAATATGGAATCGTCGCGCCGCTAGGTGATGGCAGGGAGCGATTTATTCCGCGCGGTTGGGCGAGCAAGGATATTGCTGATGCCCGCGCCGCCGATCTTGCGGCTACCGGCGATGAATATTTAGAAAGTCTAAAGAGGCTATAATGACTCAAAAACCTGAATTGTTAGGATACATTGTGTCCGATACCCCGTATAACCGGGAATTTTTTCCATATCTAATTGGGCGCGGCTTTGCGGCTCCCCCGGGATATGAACAAATTTTGCCCTATCGGTCCATCAAAACCGAAGGGTTTTATGCTATCCCCAAGGCGGTGGAACCGGAGAAATCCGATCCAATTTTAGAAACCATTGACCCATCTTGGGCTGACGATGGTTCCGATCCGGGAAAATCCGAATAACCCCTTGATTTTCCATCGTTCTTAGTTCTTGACTCGAACCCGAATCTATGGTAAAATTATAAACAATGTCGAGATATTCTGACCGCTTCGAAGAAATCTATATGCCGATCCCGGCAGGCACAAAAGTCCGGGACCATCATGGCGACCTTGGCATTATTGTTCGCTGTCTTTCCCCTAAAAACACAAAATACACTGTTCGCTTCGAAGATGGCGATGCTATTCGATTTGTGGGCGATCTAACCGTTATATATGATAACGACAAATACTGATGGAAACATTTATTTTCAAACGTTATCGAATTGTCCGCATTGATACAATGAACGGTAAACGGACATTTTTATGGTCATATGACCATGAAGATGATGCCAAAGCTTGTCTAAATGACTACCAAAACGATCCGGATAAATTATCGTTTCATAGCTATGAAATGGTAGATTCGGGGGTTCCATACGTTGAGATTGAATTGCTCGATATACCCCGATCCATCTTAGCTAAATTTGAGGAAAAGAAATGAACGTCGAACCTGTTGAAACAAAAACCGTTGGACTTTTTACCGTAAAGATATTTCCCGATTATGGAAATGATCAAGAATGTCCCCTTGATGGTTGGGATAATGATATCAAATTTGTAACATTTGAAAGACGTTCTACTCTCTCAAATTATCACGATTTTGATAAACCTGACGATGTTGAAAAGTGGGCGAAAAAGAATCGTTATGAAGTCTTTCCGCTTTTCAAGTATGAACATGGCTTAGTTTCCTATTCAACTAGTTCATTCCGGGGGCGAGCGCATCATGCCGAATGGGATTCAGGACCGGTAGGGTTTGTTCTGATCAAGAAATCGGCATATCGCAAGCCTGCTAAACGTGCCGAGATTGCCGAAAGCATTTGCCAAAGTGTGACCAAATGGTGCAACGGTGAGTATTACGGTTACACTATTGAACAGGACGATGAAATTATTGAATCCTGTTGGGGATTTGAAGATTCCGATTATTGTCTTTCGGAAGCTATGAATTTGGCTAAATTTCTTACCAAAGAACCAAAAATGTGTGATGAATGTGGAGTCAATAGAGCCGATCCACCCTCAAAACTTTGTCCCGGTTGCCAAGCTTATAAGGAACATACCCAATGAACAATTTTGATATATTTTTTGTAATATTTTATATAATTTTGGGAGTTCCAGCTATGGCTTGGGTAATGATTCAATCTTTTCAACAAACTTTGACTTGGGGTATTCTCTTATATTCTATCGTAATTGGTCCGTTTATCGGATTACCCATTCTTCTTCTTGTGTTTTTAGTCTTAGGTATAATAAAACTTTTCTCCTATGAATTTTGGAATAAACCGGTATTCAAAAAAAGGAAAAAATATGCTCAATAAGGAAGCCGTCGAAAATTTTATCAAGAATGATCGTCAATGGACTCGTCCTATGCGGATAGCTCATGCGAAATATCAGCTATCCATCGCCAAAAACGCCGATGATAAGGAATTTTGGACGGAAATTCTGAATCGTAATGAAGGGGAATGAAATGAGTCATACAGTCTCTAATCACGACGAAATCATCGATTCACGCGATGTTATCGATCAGCTTGAAACGTTGGAAGATCAGTATCAAGAATTGAAGGATGCTGTTCAAGATTCATCCGATCAAATAGATACTATCGATGATGAAGATAATGAATATGATAAAAAAGAACTTATAGAAAGTTATGAAAGTGCCAAGATATCCTTAGAACTTTGGGAGCAGGATAATCTTGCTGAATTGAAGGTTTTGCGAGATTTTGCCGAAGAAGGTGAATCATTGTCGCGAGATTGGCGGCATGGCGAAACCCTGATTCGTGAGGATTATTGGGTCGATTATGTGAAACAAATGCTTGAGGATTGTGGCGACCTTCCCCGCGATCTTCCGGACTATATCGAAATTGATTGGGATAAAACCGCCAATAATATTGCGATGGATTATTCTACATTGGAATTTGATGGGGTAACTTACTATATTAGGAGTTCGTGATGAATAAAGCAAAAAAGATTGTCGAAACCATTCTTGACGATATGACAGATCGTGGTGGATTGTCGGGAGTATGGGATATGATTGATGATGATATCCAAGAGGAAATCAAGGAAACTTGGGTCAAATTAGTCGAAAAAATATTGAAAAAATGACCGATAAATACGTTGAAGTATTACGAAAAATAGCCGAGCAAAAACTACCGTCCGAAATGGATGATGGCGGCGAGGGTGCTGACTATGAATATGCCTATGAAGCTATTGTAAATCTTGCTCGTTATATTTTGAAAGATGATTCCAAAAATGAATCGCGAAAAGATATATGAACAGTATAAAGTAAAAATGGGTTTTATAGCTTCCCCCGGCAAGTTCGAGGGCGAGCCGGTATATGCTCCATATTTCTATGACATTTCCCTATATGATTGTGTAGAAATGTATAATGAGGATTGTTTTTCGGAGGTTATTATCAAAATTAAACCGGAAGATCGTGAAATGTTTCCGGAAATAACTGCCGTAGCCGAATATGTTAGTGTGCAGGAAAATGGTGATGGATTTGTAAAAATCCAACTATTAACTGAACAGGATTTTGAAAAAATCCAAGCCTATTATGAATTATGGGATAGTGATTTTTAAGAGCCGTAATTACAAAGCCATCCTTTATGATGGTTATATTTACCTTTTGCAACATGAGTAAGAGCCGCTTGAGAAAGATTGTATTCTCTTGAAAATTTACTTAAATTACGAATTTTAAATACTTTATTTTGAGGACTAATTAATATATAATTTTTAGATCGAAGATTGGCGTTTTTAGCAGCAATATTTGGTAATTTCATTGGATTGTTTTTATACATTCTTTCTTTTACATGAGGTAAATTATTAGGATTACGTTTATCAAACATATATGGTCCTGCTCCACCACTTCCTTCTTCTATCCGGAGGTTTGCCCATTGATCAGATTCGACAATATTCCAGACTTTAGAGTAAAAAGTACCAGCTTCTTTTAATTCTTCGGGGGTATTATAAGTTCCAACAATATAGGTGGATATATCAGTACCATGAATTTTTATATGATTTTTCCAATATTTTCCTGATCCATTATATTGGTAAGGATTATGTTTAGTATAACCCAAATATTTCAATCTAGTTTTATTATGTTGTTTGATATAAAGATAAAACATCAATTTTTGAATCTTCGTTTAGCATTTGTATAAAATTGTTTAAGAGAAGCCATACTTGCACCACATACCTTATTGTTTTCATCTAATCGAACAATTAATCGAGCTACCTCTAAATCTGTAAGAGTTTCAGGTTTAGGTAAATTAGCTAATTGTGGACAAGAATACATACTATCCGGGGGAGCAACCACGATGTATTTGTCCTGCACGATAATTTGGGGAGGATTCATAAATTTAGCAAGACTTTCACAACCACCTAACATCGATCCTAAACCAATAATTAATAATATTCTAAACATGATCATTTTCCTAATTGTCTAATTGTTTCTTTTAATATTTGAGAAGATTCTCGATTTGCCTTAGCCGCTTCGGTAGAATCAAGAAATGCATCCAATTTATCATTTTTAGTATTAATATTTTGAATAGTTGCTGCTAATTCGGCGGATAATCTCTTTTCTGCCTCAACCAAATATTTGGTATCTTCGGCAAATTGTTTTTGGTTTTTTAAAACCTGTTCTAATTGTGCTTTTTGATCTTTTAGTAATTGGGTTTGAGAAGCATTATGGGAAATTGACCAATACAGACCAGAAATCAAAGCGATAACTCCAATTCCCAATAGTAAATATCCTGAAAGTTCAGCCCAAATACTCCCAAGACCGGTCCAAACTGCTATACCTGCACCTTTAATAACCTTCAAAAAAGACATTGACAACCTCCACCAAATGATATATTATATTTAGGACAACGGAGAATATAAAAATGAAACTGACTACCCTATTTACTCTTTTTCTTATGATAGCAACTCCAACCTTGGCGGCTGAATGTATTCCGTCCCGGGTTGCTGGTCCTAATCCTATGGATAAGGTAGGCGAGGAATATGGTAAAACTGTTTCAAGTTTAAAAGATCATCAAGTTATTTTAACATTTGATGATGGTCCAAGTCCGGGAAATACCCAAAGAGTTTTGGAAATTTTGAAAAATAATTGTATTTCGGCAGTATTTTTTGTTATTGGAGAAAAAGCACAACGGCATCAAGAGTTAGTCCGGATGATGGCTAATTATGGTCATATTGTTGGTTCTCATTCTTGGAGCCATCCCCAACCGTTCAATCGATTTTCCAATGTTGTAACAGCATCAGAAATAGATAATGGAGCCAGTATTGTTCATCAACTTGTGCCGAATAATGACCGATCATTTTTTCGTTATCCGGGATTTGGACACAATTCTTTTACCGAACATTATACTGAACGACAAGGTTTAACTGTATGGGGAGCCAATATTGATCCTAAAGATTGGAAAGAACCGGGAACAGAAACTTTAGTTCAACGCATTCTTTCGCAGCTATCTAAATTACACCGAGGAATTATAGTTCTTCATGAAAATCATACAACTACAGTAGCAGCTTTACCATCTATTATAAAAAGCTTGCGTGAGAATGGTTATGAAATAGTGGGGATTTTTTGATCTATCTTCTAGCATTTTTGGCAATGTTTGCTTTGGATTTTGTATGGGCATATTATACAAAGTCCATTCAAGATAATGCTATTATGATGGCAGGAATAACTGCCATGCTTATCCTACTTTTGAATAGTGCGGTTACTTTGAGCTATGTTGATGATCAATGGGCGATCATTCCAGCAGCTTTAGGGGCATTTTTAGGCACTATTTCCGCCATGAAACTACATGGACCATCAAAAAGCTAAATATTAAAAAGGTGGATCATGATTTTGAATACCAAAAAAAAACTGTTATCAATTTGGATGAAAAAGCCTATGAGGATTTCATCCGATATATCAATAGTCCACCCAAACCGTCAAAGGTTTTAATTGATTTGATGAAACGTGTCACCCTATGGGAGAAAAACAAAAAGGATGCGACCAATGACTTTATTTCAGAAGATTAAAGATATTTTGTTCGCCAAATCTGAGCATGATAAATTCTTCGAAGAATATACAGAATATATGAAAGATATAGCAAAAAATTCTGCTCAAACGGATAAAATAATCGAAGAAATTCAATTAATGCTCAAGAAAATAAAAACAAAAGAAAAACAAATGGCAAATACCACAATTCAAAACATTATTGAACCTGATTCCCTACCAAAACCTGTCGATATTAGTGAAATCAATATCGAGGTTCCGGAAATGATGATCCAGCAAGCCGCAGGATCAATTGGAGGGGTCAATAATTTCGTCCGATTATTACAAACGGCGAATTTATATAGAGAAGCCAATTTGACCCCGATTTATCTAACCAATGCGTCCCAAACCGCTTTGCGGGTTGTTGCCCGAGAATTTTTAGAAAATCCGTATATTATCAACTAAAAAGGTCTTGACAATCCCCTCTAAATACATTATACTACTACCATATACCATAGATGCCAATAATGGGTCTATAAAATATCAACTCGCTTATAAAGGAGAAACAATATGTTTAGTAACCTTCCGTCTATTTCTGACCAATTCAACAAATATTTCCTTGGCTTTGACGATATGTTCGAGCGTTTGCAGGATTTTGGGGTCAGTGTCCAACATGAAGTCGCCAAAAATTGGCCACCTTTTAATATCGTAAAGAATAAAGAAAATTCCTACACCATTGAAATGGCTGTAGCAGGTTTCGGCTCTAACGATATCAATGTTGAAATGGGCGATGGCACCTTGACCATTACAGGCAAGATGCAATCAACTGATGAAAAGGATACCGGTAATTATCTATTCAAGGGAATTGCCGAGCGATCCTTCACCCGCAAGTTTAGTCTTGCCGACACTGTTGAAGTGAAAAATGCTGAATTAGTCAATGGTATGCTAAAGGTTTATCTTGACAATCTAGTGCCTATGGCAAAAGCTATCAAGAAAATCCCAATTCTCAATGGAAACGGGAAAACCGAAGATACTCGCGAACTATTGAACGAGAAAGCGTAATGTGTCGGAGATTGAATGAGGGATTCAAGGAAGCATTCAAAAGGCTCTTTGGTCCTAAGAATGAATTGGAAGATTATATAAAAGGGTCCACCAGTATTGCGGAAATAGAACGCCGCCAACAGGAATGGCACTTTGATCTTCACAATTATCGCTAATTTATAATAACCAAATAATACTATGGGGGGGCGTTTTGCTCCCCCTTTTTACTTGACTTTGCCATATTATTCAAGTATAATAGAGGATTATCAAAAGGACAAATATGGCATTTTTCTATACAAACGTATATCAGCGATCCAATAAAATATACATTCGGGGTTATAATAACGACAAACGTTTTCAAGACGTTGCCGATTATGAACCATATTTATTCATTCCAGACAAGGATGGCAAATCAGACTACCATACCTTACAAGGTGAACCGGTAAAAAGAATATCTTTCAATTCTATAAAAGAAGCCCGAGATTTCGTAAAGAAATACGAAGATGTTGAAAATGCCGCTTTTTATGGTATGACCAATTTCCAGTATGTAGCCTTGAACGACGAATTTCCGGGGATGATCGATTATAATCCCAAGGTTATTTCTGTTGCTTCACTCGATATCGAAGTTCATTCTCCCAACGGATTTCCAGACGTTGATAAAGCTGATCAAATGGTATCGGCTATTACACTAATCAAACGAGACAAGATCATCACATTTGGATTGAAAGCTTTTACACCATCTGATCCCAATGTTACCTATATTCTTTGTGATGATGAAAAGGATTTGTTGAAAAAATTTATTGCTATCTGGAGTGATGATCATCCGGATGTGGTTACCGGCTGGAATATTGAAATGTTTGATATTCCCTACCTAGTCAACCGAATCCGCAAATTACTTGGTAACAAATGGGTCAATCTTCTTTCGCCATATGGATTCGTTTATCCACGCGAAATAATTCGGGGAAAGTATGCCAGTTCCAATTTTGATGACCGAAAAGAAATCGTTTATGATATCACTGGTATTTCCCAATTAGACTATCAACAGCTTTATCGTAAATTCACTTTCACCAACCATGAAAGTTATGCTCTTGGGCATATTGCTTTTGTGGAATTGGGTGAGAAGAAAATCGACTATTCGGAAGTCCGATCCTTGGCTGAATTGTATGAGAAGGATCACGACAAATATATAAATTATAACGTCCGGGACGCCGTATTGGTGGACAAGCTAGAAAAGAAACTTGGTTTCATTCAACTAGTGTTTGCTTTGGCATACAAAGCTAAAATCAATTACGTTGATGCTTTGACTACCCTTCGTCCATGGGACGTGATCATTCACAATCATTTGATGGAAAAAAAGATAGTTATTCCGCAAGCATTCAATCAGGATATGCGTCCGTTTGAGGGAGCCTATGTGAAAGACGTTCAAATCGGAATGCATCGATGGGTGGTATCCTTCGACTTGAACTCTCTATATCCGTCTATTATTTCGCAATGTAACATTTCACCTGAAACGATGGTAAAGAAAATTGAAATTCCATCCATTGATGAAATTCTCAAGACCAAATCAATCAATACTAAAGATTTTGATAACATCAATATGCTAAAGGATTGTGAACTATCATTGGTCGCCAACGGTTGGTGTTATATCCGAGAGAAAAAGGGTTTCCTTGGAGAACTGGTCGATATTTTTATTGCTGATCGTTCTTCCATCCGAAAAGAAATCAAGGTTTTACAAAAAGAAAACAATTCCAAGAACGAAAACAAAATCTCTCAATTACATAATTACCAGTGGGCGCTAAAGATTTTGACCAATGGTTTGTATGGAGCCTTGGGTAACCGTTATTTCCGTTGGTTCAATGTTGATCTTGCCGAATCAATTACCAAAACAGGACAATTAGCTGATCGATGGATTGCCGATGCACTCAATGATTATCTCAATAAAGAGCTATCTTCTCAAGATATGGATTACATTATCGCGGGAGATACTGATTCCGTCTATATCAATCTTGAACCGCTGGTCCAAAAGAACTTTGCATCACTCGATGATACAAAGCGGATCGTTGAATTTTTGGACAAGGTATGTAAGGAAAAACTGGAACCTTTTATTAAGCGACAGTATCTATCTCTTGGCGAGATGCTTAATTCTTATAACCAAAAACTGATAATGAACCGGGAAGCTATCTGCAATAAAGCAATCTTCCGGGGCAAAAAAATGTATATTCTCAATGTCTGGAATAGTGAAGGTATTGCCTATGAAAAACCCAAGCTGAAAATCAAGGGTATTGAAGCTGTCCGTTCCAGCACCCCTATGGTTTGTCGTAATTCTATTCGGGAAGCTTTAAGTGTTATCATGAACAAGGAAGAAACTGATTTGCATCAGTTTGTTGCTGAGTTTGAAAAGAAATTCATGGAACTACCATTCGAAGATATTGCTTTTCCCCGAACCTTGAACAATTTGGAAACCTATTATGATCCAAATACATTGTTCAAATTGCATTGTCCTATCCATGTGCGAGGATCGATCCTTTACAATAAATTGTTGCAGGATAAAAAGCTTACATCCAAATATCAAGTTATTCATAATAAGGATAAAATCAAATTTGCTTATTTGAAAAAACCCAATCCAATAAATGAACATGTTATAGCTGCCTATAATGAACTACCCGAGGAATTAGGATTGACTAAATACATTGATCATGATATGCAGTTTGAAAAGGCATTTCTATCGCCAATTCGTTCCATTACTTCCATTATCGGCTGGAACACCGAAAAACAAAACACATTACTAGGATTTTTTCAATAATGAGATTAGAACAATATTGTTATACACGTAAAGATTTCAAGATTGAATGGTTTTCGGGAACAGGTCCGGGTGGACAAAACCGAAACAAAGTTCAAACTTGTGTTCGTATAACACACATTCCAAGCGGTATAAAATCAATAGGACAGACTGAGCGAACCCGCACTGGTAATTTTCGTTTAGCCTTTCAAAACCTTGGAAAGAAAATAGAAATGTGGGTCAAAAAACAAATCGCTTTAGAATCTGTTCCCCGTAAAAAAATAGATGAACGAATAAGAACATATCATTTTGTGGATAATTGGGTCAAAGATCATCTATCTGGACATACCATTCCAGCTTCCCTTTTGGACAAGAAATTTGGGGAATTGATAACTGCTCGTAATATCGCAAAACACTTGGAGATAGTTAATGAAAGAATTTCTTAAAGAAACTATTGGTCTAATTGTGTTGACTTTGTTGTTTGCTCTAGTATTTGGAGCATTCAATAAATCTCATGCCCGCACTTGGAAACAAGGCGCAATGCGATATATTCATTATCACAATAATTGCCATGCTGGTAGTAAACCTGTTATTGCTTCGTTTTATTGGCAGGGACAACGGCTGGCATCCGGGGGACGTTTCAATCCCAATGGACATTCAGTTGCCCATCGATCATTGCCTTTTGGACATAAACTTCGAGTAACCAATCCTAAAAATAGAAAAAGTGTTTGGGTAGTAGTCAATGATCGCGGTCCTTATGTAAAAGGGGTAACTCTTGATTTATCACGCGGCGCTGCTCGCCATATCGGAATGACTAGCTCACAATATGTATGTGTGGAGGGACTATGACTATAGCACCCGAAGATCAAAAATTTTTGAAATTTCTTTTTTATACCGAAGGGGTGGATAGAGAAGCAGGATTTTGTTTGTTAGAAGGAAGATTTTTGGGTTATTTACATTATAAAACGATGTTATATCTTATACTATATCCAATAATGTTTATATGGGAATTTTGTCGATTTATAAAATATAAAATATGGAGAAAAATACAATGAAAGAAAACGATTTCGGATTTACCTTTGTTGATGAAACTGAATACGAAACTTATGAACGTAGTCTGAAAGATCAACTATCAAAAATATCAACAACAACCGATATAACTCAAAAAAAGCTTGATCAGATTTTGGGGATTATTGCCCCATTCTTGAAACAACTTGCTTCCGACCCATCCAAGATTTATATCAAATGGGAAAATCGAAGCAATAAAATCAAGGAAATCCAAGACAAAATTGATAAAGTGTTAGGAACATAAATGGCACGTTCTGATACATTAACTGCAAAAGCAAATCGTTTACTTGTTCTTGGTGATTATGCAGTAAATCGTGCCGAGAGTCGCCGCCTCCTTAGAAAATGTCGCCATTATCGACGGTTGGCAAAAGAAGCTCGAAAAATAGAACAAAAGAAATAGGAGAATAAATTATGTCAGAAGTAAAAGTTGTAATTGAATTGCCGGGAGATGGCGGTAATTATGAAGTGATTGATGATGCAATAAGCTCTACCAAGGGTGTTCCGGGTATGGCTCTTGAAATTGGCTTGCGCCGAGGCGGGGGTTGCAAACATATGATTGATATGATGGTTGCCTCTGATCAAAAAAGAGTTTTATTGGCTATCGATCCTTATGGTAATATTGACTATGTTACCAAGATTGGGGGTCCTACTACTGTAGTAACTAAAATGGACTATACCAATAAAATGCGTAATGAATGTTTGATAAATATGTATCTATATTGTCTGAAAAACAATATAAACTTTATATTTTTCAATCTTGAAGATACTGAGTTTATGAACCGATTTGCTGATGGTATTCCCGTTTATGAAGAAAATAAACGGATGGAAACTCAATATGCTGTAATCTATTTTGATGGACCCCATGAAGTTGAGCCGGTTATGAAAGAAGTTGAATTTTTCGAACCTCGCGCCCCCAAGGGAGCCGTCTTTGTCTTTGACGATGTAACCTATTATGATCATTCAGTGATAGATAAATTTATGCTGGATCGGGGTTGGACTAATAAACTAAAGACCCATCATAAGTGGTCATATCTCAAAGGATAAGATGCTAATTCACATTCTAACTCTAATCGTAGCCCTAATTATTTCGGCTGTAGCAGGATTTTTTTCTGTTTATGGTATCGGTATTATTTTCTCCGGTTCCTTCATATCGGCTATAATAATGGGTAGCGTTTTAGAATTGGGAAAAGTGGTTGCGGTATCGTGGCTGTATCGAAATTTCAAAACAGCCACATTCTTATTGAAAAGCTATCTAATCGGGGCTATTGTTGTTCTATCCTTGATAACATCCTTGGGTATATTTGGTTATCTGTCTCGCGCCCATCTTGAACAAACCATATTGATCAATACGGGAGCCGCCAGCCAGATTTCCCTTATCCAGACAAAGATTGATCAACAAAAAGAGGCGGTTTCTGATTATGATAAACGAATAGACCTTATAAACAAGGCACAAGATAACCTAGTAAAAACCAATCGATCCAATACAGCGTTACGGAATGAACAACGGCAAAGAGAAAATCGTAATCAATTATATGATGAACGAAATAAAATTCAGAATACAATAAACGATCTGGAACAACAAAAGGTCAAACTTGAAAATGAAAACAAAAAAGTCCAGCTTGATGTTGGACCAATCCGATATGTATCCGATGCTATATTTGGCAATACCGATCAGAATACCGTTGATAAGACTGTTCGTTTTCTTATCATAATAATAATGTTTGTGTTCGACCCCCTAGCTATAGCACTAATTGTCGCCGCCAATCATGGTTTAGTATTGATGAAAAAGGAAAAAGACTTGACTCCTTCGGACGATCCTGATATACTTAGGATAAGAAAGAATAGCCTAAAAGAATTTGAATAAAGGGAAATTATATTATGAGAATGAATAGTAAACAAAAACAAGACCTATATTATATAATTCTCGACCATATTTCAGACATAAACAATAAACTTTTAGAAATCAACTCTGATAGTTTATATAATAATTTTACTAGCACCCATAGGTTGCTATATGATAAAATTTACACGTTTGAATGTCTAATATTTGCTGAAATCAAAAACCTAGAACAAGAAAAACAAAAAGAAATATTGCTCAAAAAGGAAAAATCTCTCAATGAAAAAGACCCATACCAAGTCTAAGAAAACAAAAATCAATAACGAATTACGTGATAGAATCCTCAAAATATCCACTCTTGAAGATACATCGATGTTATTGGATAGTATCGTCTTTTCTAAAAAGGATATGATTACGACTCCGGTTCCGATGATGAATGTTGCCCTATCAGGATCATTTGATGGAGGATTGTTACCCGGGGCGCTTATGATTGCAGGTCCATCCAAACATTTCAAAACCTTGTTTGGTTTATTGTTGGTATTTTCTTTCTTACAACAATATCCAGACGGTATTGTATTGTTTTACGATTCCGAATTTGGCACTCCCAAACAATATTTCAAACTATTCGGTATTGATGAAAGTCGAGTCATTCATTCTCCTGTTGCAGTTGTTGAAGATATGACTACTGATATTCTCAATCAAGTCAACGCAATTGAAAAAGGCGAACATGTATTGATTCTAGTAGATTCTATCGGAAATTTGGCGTCCTCAAAAGAATTAGATGATGCTACAGCCGGTAAAGATAAGACTGATATGACCCGAGCTAAGAAAATCAAGGCTCTATTCCGGATGCTTATTTCAAAGATCAATTTGAAAGGTATTCCAATGATTGTTATCAATCACACATATAAAACATTAGATTTGTTTTCCAAGGATGTTGTCGGAGGCGGAACTGGTCCTATTTACGGAACCAATGATATTTGGATCGTAGGTCGTCAACAAGACAAGGATGGCAAAGTATTAGAAGGCTTCAACTTTATCATCAGGATTGAAAAATCTCGCACCGTCAAGGAAAAGAGCCAAATTCCAATTGAGGTTTCGTTTGAATCCGGTATCCAAAAATGGAGCGGATTTCTTGATCTGGCAATTGAAGCGGGTATTGTGCAACAATCAGGCATATGGTATAATATTGCCGAAACCCGGTTTCGCCGGAATGAAATTGAATATAATGGTGAAATTTGGCAGAATTTAATGCCGCAATTACAAGAATACGTCGAGAAGAAATACAAGCTTCCCGAGGGTATTATTATAAATGAAGATAAAGTAGAAAGTGAAACTGTTTCCGAATGATTGAAAGAACTATTCTTTCCAGTTTAGTCCATGATGAAAACTATGCTCGTAAAGTTCTACCTTATATAAAATCTGAATATTTTCAGAATAAATCCGAGCAAGTTGTTTTCAACATAATTTTCGATCATATCAATCGGTATAACACTATACCGAGTGTATCGACGCTTTTTGTCGAATTGAACAATCGTAAAACAAATATCGATGAACATGAGTTCAAGGAAGTCAGTGATATTGTTACGGGTTTACAAACTAAACAGGAATGTGATCTACAATGGCTGGTTGATAAAACCGAAGCATTTTGCCAAGAAAAAGCAATCTATAATGGTATTATAGAATCAGTTCGTATTCTAAATGATAAATCGGGAAAAATGACTAAACATGCTATTCCCGGTATTCTACAAAATGCATTGGCAGTATCCTTTGATACTCATATCGGTGTTGATCTAATCAATGATGCTGATGATTGGTTCGAACGTGTTCGCGCTCCCCATATTCGGGTTCCGTTTGATCTTGATATGATGAACAAGATCACCAAGGATGGATTATTGAAAAAAACCTTGAACCTATTCATGGGAGGTGTAGGTTTTGGTAAGACCTTGTGGATGTGTCATCTTGCCGGGGCTAATCTACTATTAGGTAAAAACGTATTGTATATTACCTTGGAAATGTCGGAAGACCAAATTTCCGAACGTATCTATGCTAATATGCTCAACGTTCCGCTGGATCAGCTTGATATTATTCCCAAAGATGTATTTTTAGCTAAAGTAGATAAACTAAAGGAAAAGACAACCGGTAAGCTTATTGTTCATGAATATCCAACCAGTGGAGCCGGGGCAGCAAATTTCCGACACTTATTGAACGAATTGAAGATCAAGAAGAACTTTATTCCGGATATTGTCTATATTGACTATCTGAATATCTGTATTTCCAATCGAGTAAAATTCTCTCCGCAAATTGGTATGTATCTATACGTCAAGATGATTTCCGAAGAAATTCGAGGATTGGCAATTGAACAAAATGTCCCAATTGTATCGGCTACGCAAATAAATCGAGAAGGGTTTACAGCGTCCGATCCGGGTATGGAAAACATATCCGAATCATTTGCTCTTGCCGCTACCGCCGACCTGATCTTGATCATTGTGGTATCGGATGAATTGATCAAGCTAGGGCAATATATGATCAAACAAGTAAAAAATCGATATTCAGATATGAACAAAAATAATAAATTTGTTATCGGTGTTGACCGCAGCAAGATGCGACTTTATAATGTAGAACAAAAGGCTCAAACTTTGATTCAACCTCCCACCAGTAATGAACCCAAAAGTATATCGGAACGAGCAATGGCAATGGTCCATAAACCAAAATTTGACTTTAAGGATTTCAAATGAAAATAGAAGAATTGCCGGAACGCCTACGTTGGCAACCTCCTACAACTGGCATGGAAAAACAAATAGCTAGATTAGTTGAAATGTTGAGATATGGAGAACATAGACGATCTGAATTTGCCGAAACAATTGAGGCAACTATGGCATATGCCTATAGCCTTGAAAAACAATTGCGTCACATTTATAAAGAAAAATACGAATTAGAAGAATGTCTTGCCGTTTCAACTCCACCTTTTACAGCAAAGTGGTCTATTGATCAAGCTATATCTAGGGAAGGTTATATATTTGATTGGTATATAGAACCACTTCATTGGCGTTGTTATTTAAATGAATCTCAAACAAGAGCCGATGAAAAACTTTGGAAACGAATACGATCCTCAACTTATAAGCAATTACTCAAAAAAGTCCGGAAACAATTCGAAAAAACTTTCCCAACATACGCTCCAAAATACGCTCCAAAATACGTCCCTAAAAGTAAATAGTTTTCCCCAACTAAGCCCCTTCGGGGGCTTCTTTTTTGTCCTAAATACTACATGTTCAACCAACATGTAGGTTTTTTTATGCTCAAAGATGAATATTGTTATCCTGAATCGGTTATTTTGATCGATGAAGCCATAATTTATGAAAAGGCAAATGAAGCCAAATCGGTAACCGAACCAGCAGTTCCCAAGCCTACCAAATCCCGTATGTCAAGCCAAAGTCATCTTGACCATGCCGAGGATTTGTTGATTCGTAAAGGTGAAAGAGGCTTTGATGATATTTTGTCGAGTCTTGGAAAGACCTATGACTATATTCGGGGGCGACACCGAAATGGTTACAGTATTTCCATGAAATTTGATGGTAGTCCGGGTATTCTTTGGGGTTATATCAAAGGCAAATTCTTTGTCGCAACCAAATCCTTTTTCAATAAGACCCCCAAAATCAATTTCACCGAAAAGGATATTGCAACTAATCATGCAAGTTCTTCGAGTATTCAGAAAAAACTTAAATTGATGTTGAAATATCTCCCGGCAGTTACCCCCAAAACAGGTATATTTCGGGGAGACTTGATGTTCACTCCCGGTGATGTTTCTCAAGATGGGGATGATATCAATTTTACTCCCAATACCCTGACCTATCATGTTCCTTCGACTACCCCGGAAGGAAAAGAACTTCTAAAAGCCAAGATAGGCTTAGTTCCTCACATGATTTATCATGAACAAGAAAATGGCGATCTAAAGGCTACCTTTGATAGCAGTTTGGCTAAATTCCGTCGAAGTCCTGATGTTTACTTATTCGACCCAAAAATTACTGGACCTTTCGACTTTCCTCCGAATAAACAGCAACAATTTGCTTCAGAATTGATGAAGGCTCGAAATCTTCAAAAGACCTTGGCTGATCTACATGTATTTGATGCAATAAAGGATCATGAGCCTCTATTATTGAGCTACATCAATTCATCAATCAAGGAAAAGAAAGAACGATCCGTTGCAGGTTACATATCTTTTGTTCAAAAATTGTTCAAAAAACATATCGAACATGTAAAATTGGATAAAACTAAGAACCGTATCCAAAAGGAAGTTGATGCCGAATTATTCCGGATCAATCAGAACAAGAAGGGTATTGAAACCCTATTCGATGCCCATAATCATATCCAAAACGCCAAGCAAGTTCTTGTTGATGTTCTATCTAAGACTTCTCCCTATAAAGAAACTATTCTAGGCAAACCCTCCAAACCGGAAGGTTTTGTCGTATCTGTTCATGGTCAACCGGTCAAGCTTGTGGATCGAAAGGAATTTTCCGCTGCTAATTTTGATTGGAACACTAAGGTCGATCCCGAAGATAATCCAATGGTCATATCATGGGGACGTATGAATCCTATGACAGCAGGACACGAAAAGATGATGAATATTGGAAGTGATATTGCTCGCCGTATTGGAGCTAAACAAAAGGTCATTATGTCCCGAAGTCAGGACCCGGAGAAAAATCCTCTAACTCCTCAAGAAAAATTGAAATGGGCAAAGACTCTATTCCCGGGCAAAGATATTGCTGTTGCGGGAGAAAATGAACCAACCCTTATTGCTCAATTACAACATATGTATAATAGTGGGGTCAAAGACCTTACTATGGTTGCAGGTAGTGATCGAACCAAAGAATATACCAAAATCCTTGCTCGATATAACGGTCCCGGTGAAAACAAGCTATTTAATTTCAAGCGAGTTAGGGTTGTATCAGCAGGCGAGCGTGATCCAGATAGTGAAGGTATTGCAGGTATCAGCGCAAGCAAGGTTAGAAGCGCCGCTGCCAAGAATGATTATAAAACCTTCTCGTCAATGATCCCTAAACACGTATCTTCTCTTGCCCGTCAAGACCTATTCCATACCCTTCGAGCTAATCAAGGATTGGTAAAAATAGGCTCAGATACTCCGGGGATAGCTCTTAGCATATATTCTAAACGGAAACAGGGGGATAAGGTGGGTGATGATTCTAGGCGCGAGATTGAAAAACGCAAAAAACAAGGAAATTGGACCGGAAAATAATCTATATTTATAAATACTACGAATAAAGGAGAATTATATGCCAAATCCACACAAATTATTCCGATTAGGTAAACATCCCAAGAAAACTGACCGTCGCACTTTGCAATTGGCACGATACTTGCCTACATTGCCGACACCCCCGACTAAAATTGATCATGCGTCGAAATTACCGGCTAATATCGGAATGATGGGAAATGATGTGTATGGAGATTGCACTGTTGCAGCCGCAGGACATATGATTCAATCATGGTCAGTATATGCCGATGGTTTATTGACTATTCCAGATTCCGACATTATAGCAGCTTATAAAATCGTATCACCAAATGATGATGGCGCATATTTGTTGGATGTTCTAAATCTCTGGAAAAAAACCGGGGTAGGAGTGGATAAGATCGAAGGATTTGTTGAAACTGGAATGGCTGATCTTATTCAAGCAAAGATAAGCATCCAATATTTCGGATCAGCTTATATTGGTATGTCCCTTCCAAACACCAATACTTTTGGTCCTTGGGATGTTCCTAATCCAACATGGTCCCCCAATCCATACAATGGTCATGCAGTCAATTTGATGGCATATGATGATTCTCGACAAATGTTCAAGGTTGCAACTTGGGGTGAAATATGGGATATGTCCTATGGCTGGTTCCGCAAGTATTGTGATGAAAGTTATGCAGTTTTGAATGATCTGTCTCTATTGAGTCAAACCGGGAAAACTCCGGAAGGATTTGATTGGAATGCTCTTGTCTATGACTTGCAGCATATTGGCGATCCGATTGTTGATCCTATTCCGGAACCAACTCCAACTCCAACCCCGACACCATCAGGACCAATTGATATTACAGGTTTAGGGGGAGCCTATTGGGTTGTTTATTTGAACGATGTAGCTCAAACCCCGCAACATAGCCAGCAATTCGAAGCGGTGCAACATATAGATAAATTAAGATGGGAAAATCCAAACGCAAAATTAGAAATTAAACATAACGTTATTTACGTTGTAAAATAACGAATTAGACCTTGAATTTTTGCGTCTTTTCGAGAAAGTAATTCCGACATATAATCCTCTTATATTTCCATAAATAATATCACAAATTAGTAATAAAGTCAATCCCAAAAAACCTAAATATCATAGTAGTTAGCCTACGGGAACCCTATGGAGAAAATAATGATAAATGGACCATTCACTCAACCTTTGGACAATATTGCCAAGGCTTATCAAGAAATCCACAAAAAGACGATAGAAGATGCCGAAAAAGCGGAATCTGCCAAGGTTGAGGCTAATACTCAACCTTTGAAAGAAGGATTTGATGATTATAACGAAATCGCCAAGGAACTAATCAAACGTTCCAAAGGTAAAGTCACCAAAGAACATATCCGAGATTTGGAAGATGAGCGTGATTCCCGAGGCTCTTTGGATTGGGATGAAGTTGCTCATCATATAAAAAAACATGGTGGAACTGTTGTTGAAGAAACCAAAAAGAAAGATAAAAAAAAGGTATGGAGTAAGGATGGCGACCCCAAGGAATATGGGGTAGATAAAGAACGTGAATTGGCAAAGGAAGAAAAGATTGACGAAATCAGTGTTGCCGCTGAAAAGAATTATTATAAGAAAAGCCATGGTTGGATAAGCAAGAAAACCCGCGAATTGAATAAACGGGCTTATCATGCCATTTCGGCTGATGAAGTTCCTTCTAAAAAGGAACGGGATAAAGTCGAACAGCGAAAGAAAATCAGCAACAAAGTATATCACAAGTTGATGGATGAAACTCAGCTTGATGAAATTTCCAAAAGAGCTTTAACAACCTACATTGACAAATCTGCTCAAGATTATAATTCTGCTAATAAAGAACGATATAATCAACTAACTTCATTCTATACAACGGCTGAAAAAAGACGCGATAAAAGATTGAAAGGAATTGGAACAGCATTCAAAAAATTACAGAATAAAATTTATCATGCTGATGAAGAAACTCAATTTGAGGAAGGATTTGCTCCGGTAACAAAAGACCGTCGAGGAAAATGGTGGGCTGTTGATGTTGAATCTGGTATGGAACATCATGGTCCTTTCGATACCGAAGATGAAGCTCATTCGGCTCATGAAAAATGGGAAGCTGGTATTGCGCGTGAAGCTGAAAGAATGCGTAAAGCTTACATGTTGCAAAAATCCGGAAAAATGGATGAAGCAAAACGTCAATCAGTAATTGATGTATCCAGTGAAGATGCTGCTCGTTCTATTCGAGATGCAACCCGTAAGAATTACGAAACAGCATCTAAACAAAAATTCCGTACTGATGATGCATATGCCAATGCCTTCCTATATCCGAAAATCATTGGAAAATCAAAGGGATTGAAAATTCCGTTTATGTCCGAGGGTTTGAATGAAGCTCTTGATGTTCCGACTCCTTCCGCCGAAGAACTAGCCAAAAAATACAAACTATCTCTTGACCAAATCACCCAAATGATCAAGGTTGGAGCGGAAGTCGAGAAAGAACATACAACAACTGAAAAGAATGCCGAGGAAATTGCCCGTGACCATCTTGGCGAACGTCCTGATTATTATGACAAGTTGAAGAAAATGGAGGATTCTAAGGTTACTAAACCGGTCAAGGAAGAAACACTTGATGAAATATCATTTGATAAACTGGATCGATATATGCCCAAAGCACAAAAAGAATTGCAAACATATGGAATGAATAAACCCGAAACCGATCTAAGCATTTATGGTGACAGTAAAGCCGAGCAAGCAAGAGGGGCAGCTTATGAAAAGGATATTGATCGTCGCCGCCAAAATCGTAAATCAGGTCTAATGACAGCTTATCTCAAGATGAAAGCCCGCGCCAAAATTCCAGCGACTTATAATGATGATGATTTGTATCAAAGGGAAGAAACCGAATTGAATGAACTAAATCGATCCACCCTTGCATCTTATATTCCTAAAGCATATGCTAGTGGTGTTGATTCAACAAGTGATGCCCAAGCTTATTATGTTGGATGGACTGATCCTGATAAACCAAGACAACAACGTAATCTTTATCGAAAATCTATGGAAAAAAACTGGGACAAAGTTGGAAATCGAGCAAGGGGTGTTCGTCTTGCTACTAAAAAACTTCAAGACCCTAAGTATGGAAGATTTGCGACCACTATTGGATTTCAAGCACATCAAGCTGCTACAAAAGAAGAAACCGAATTGAATGAACTTCAATCCAAGGGTGAATTTCATCAAAAATTTAAATATGGAGATTGGCCAAAACCCGAACCAGCACAACTTAGTCTTTTCAAAAAGAAAAGAAAGCCTTTGAATAAAAGACCGACTGAATATAAGAAAAAAGAATACAAGAGTTTTCCAATTGAAGTTCAAAAGAAAGCAAAACTTGTTCACAAGATGATGGGACAACAAGCGGTTTCGAGATATGAACCTGCATATCGTGAAGGTTTGAAAGAAAAAATTGCAAAATCAAAACAACGCCAAACAAAATCAGCTAAAAATTTCAAACTATCCCAAACACAATGGATAAAAATGAAGAATGAAGAAACTCAGCTTGATGAATTAAACCGCTCAACTCTTGCATCTTATATCAAGAAGGCTCATGTTAGTGGATTGAAAGCAGCAGCAGAAGGTGAAGAAGCATATCAAGATAATTATCATTATGGTCGTGGTTGGGATACATTTCTCAAAAAAATGTATAAAGCAAATGCCGTTGGGGAAAAGCGTGAACGTGGTATCAACCTTGCGGCTAAAAAACTTCAAGACCATAAGTATGGAAGATTTGCAACTACTATTGGATTTCAAGCACACCAAGCTGCTGCCCATCGAAACGAAGAAACCATAAATGAAGGAAAATTACGTCCGCGTAAGATTTCCAGCATTATGAATGACAAACGTGATTGGCAAGGTAATTCCGAAAGAGCAAGGGGAAATCCTGAATATCCAGCGGTTTGGCCAAAATATGATGAAAAGAATATTGGGGGCGGGGTCCTTCGCACAACTCATATTCCCAAGGAAAAAGTTGCGGAATATGAAAAGGATGTTGTCAAAAAAGGTGTAGCGGCTGGCAAATTCCTGAAACAACAACGCAAGGATTGGCTTGCTAAGAAAAAAGGTGAACGTGAAAAGGTTAAGATAAAGAATTTGGGGGTAGCTTGGGGATTTAACCCGGGCACCATGGGAGTCACCTGAAACCGAAAACCTACGGGGAACCGGGATGAGTAAACTATCAACCGACAAAATACGCTATCTAGCGGCTCTTGGTCTTGCAGGCGATCAAGTCCATATCGGCTATTATGTCGCCGCTATGGAAAATCCATACGAAACGGTGCGTGATTCATTCCGTCGTGAATATGCCGCCGATGTTCTCAATAAATTGCTCGATATTGCAGCCGAAGATCAGCTTGTCTATGACCATATTGTATCCAATCTGACCAAAGGAAATCCCAACCGTGAACGAGGACGCCCATGGATCAGTGATAGGGCTATGGAAGCTATCGAGGACAAAGCGGTTGAAAGTGGTATTCCGGTTCCGATATTGCTTGAGTTATATAATCGAGGGTATAACCAACCGCCCAAAATTCACTTAACTAAGGAAAATCAGGCATTCAATTGTATCAATAGCTATATTGCCAAGGGAAAAGCATGGCGCGACAATCCGGATTTACGATTGGATGGCACTGATTCCCTTCGCCAAATCTATTCCAATGATACCCCCGGGGAGCCTAATAGTCTAAATACTAAGAAATCGACTATTGATACTATCAAAAGGATTGTGAAAAAATGACTAGACCTTTTCAAAGTCTTGAATCTGTTATTCGAGAACATCTAGCAAGAAAGGACCTTCATGAAGCTGACAATGTGGGGGAACGGGGAGTTATTGCATCCACCGATACACAAAATGTTTCTACGCCGACTGAAACCGCGCCTGATAAAAAGAACAAAAAGAAAAAAGAAGACGCAATTCAGAATGATCCCAACACAATTGAAATAGGAAAAACATCACCAATTGATTTAGCTCCAACAACTGACGATCCCAAGATCACTGATTTGGTTGATAAAAAAGACAAGAAAATAGTTGAAGAAAAAGAAAAAACTTTGGGTAAGGGCATTCATTATCGTAATTATCATAATCATATTCGTAAAGAAGTAATGAGAATTTTATCAGCTAATCAAAATTTAGCGGATAAACACGAAATAAGACCAAGAGGGGACCAAAAAAATGAAGAAAAGACTTCGCAAATTATGGACCAAAGCAAAAAGATTCTTACCCAAGAAATCCAAGAAACGCCCATCATCGATCAAAATCGAAATGCCGAAGAAAAAATTTCGCATTTAGATGAACGTAAAGACCAAACTGCCGAAGATGAACGTGTTTCAATGTATCATCGTGCCGGAAACGCCGAAGCCACTAAGAAACACCGAAAAGAAAAGATAGTTCATCGAACCCGACAAACTATCAACGGAATACGTTTGCGTCAAAGAAAGATCAAGGAAGAAACCATTGATGAAACAAGTGATGTAGCGTTGAAACGTTATAGACTTGCCCTTGCGCGAAGGCTTGGAATACCGGAAAATAAAATCCCCAAAATGAAAGGGGAATACAAAGATCATGAACATATTCCAATTGCTCCAACCCCATTGCTTGATAAAGGAAAATATCAACGAGTAGATTCGCATGGTGTTGTGCGTGAGGATACATTTGATCCATTTGCTGCTACTGGACAGTTGATTTCAAATATTATCAAAACAATTGCTCAAGCAAGAATGACACATAATAAACGAGCTAAAAACTCGCAATATAAAAATCATCCCCATCAAACTCAAAAAGCTCCTCCACCAGCTTCGGTTCCTCCGATACAGTCGGTCCAAAAACCTCCTCCGACACAATCAGCGTTGCCTCCACAATCGGGACAACCATCTGTGCAAGCCCCGGCTCCAAAACCAAAGAAACCAAAGTCTCCAACAGTATCTTATAAGATTGGACAAAAATGGAAACCGGCTCGACAAAAATTTAGAAACAAAGCCGAAGCTAATGCATTTATTCTATCAGCACTCAAAAGCAAGGGAGCAGGCTCCGGAGTTACATGGCGAATCAACGAAGGAATGATGAAGCGTTGGTTGATGGATATGGAATACCATGCCGATACTGTTCTACAAGCCAAGAAAGGTGACCGCAAAGCTGCTAAACAGGAATTTTTGAAGAAATTCCCCAACCAAGGTCATGTATTCGATAATCATATGAAAGCTAATGATGAATACAATAGCGGACAGCAACAAGAAGAAACCATCAATGAACTTTATGGAAAAGGAACAGATTTATTCAATATTTATCGTCACTGGAAAGATGAAGCTGAGAATGACGAAACAAAAACTAGTGCCGAAGCTAGAACAAAAACAAATAGAGCAGCTAATCTTATAAATCGTGGTAGAAATTACAAGAATTGGAAAAAGAATGTAGCTTCAACTTCTAAAAAGTTTTATCAACAAGATTTAGAACGTAATAAAAAGGAAATGTCCGAAGAAACTATCAATGAAATCTCCAAAAGGAGAGCCTTGGATTATATTGGGGGAGCCGTTGGATCAGTTGCCAATAAAAACATGAATTTGGGATATGAAATTGGTATTGGTAAAAAGGACGAAAAACGTTCCGAAAAAACCCGTAAACTAGGAAATAGGCAAGCATATATATCAATAGCAGCAAATAAGCTTGCTAAAAAGTGGGTCCGGGTTCCGGCAACCGAAGAAGTTGTTATGGAAGCAAAAAGAGCCGGTCTAACCCCGCGCGATACCGGCGATCAGCATATCATTAACCAACTAAGAACAGCCCAAGATTTTGGTACTCATTCCCTTCGATTCAAGGATAATTCAACCCTTGACGTTGATCGAGCAACGGCTGACAAGATTTTGGACAAATATGAGGGATTGCGAACCTCTATTGACAAAGAATCCATGACCAATAGGCTATGGGCTTCGAAGCAATCCTTTAACGATTATATGAGTGGAAAGCCGGAAACTGTCCAAAAATCCGGACCTTCCATGCCGTTTGGATTTGTTCCCAAGGGTCTAAAAGCCGGTAAAACCGGAGCATCTCGTAATCCAAGTCCTCTTGACCATAAAATAGCCAAGCCTTTTAGCTCAAAAGAGCTTGAAGATAAGGGAATCAAGTATCGAGAAGGGGAAAAGGACCCGAAATTTTGGACATAACAACAAAAAAATTTGATAAATATAATATAAACTAAGGAGAATAAACATGGCACAATGGGGAAATACTGACGTTGTATCTAATTCCGTGACTTGGGCGGCTGAAACTATTCAGGCTGGTAGCGGAAAAACTGCGATTGCAGCTAATAATACAGCTTTATACCAAAATACCACACCCAATGCATTCGTTGCAGGATTGACCATTGGTCAGTTTGGAGCTTCCAAGACTGAAATGAAGGTGACTTCCGGGGAAGGTCCCAAGGTCCATGCTCCGGGTTGGCAACTACGCCGAGTTGGTCAGGGACCGCTTATTGGTCTTACTGTTTCGGATGGATCGAATTTCGTCAACGGGGAAACTCTTATAGTCAGTGGCGGAACAGTCAATGCTACTTTGGTTCTAACCACCAACGCAACAGGCAATCTTGTTTCGGCAACGCCGATTGGTGGCGGTGTCTTTGATGCTGATGCAACTTTAGTTTACACTTACACCCATGAAAAGCATTTGGAAGATTTGACCGTTACGGGTGGAACAACCGCTTATAACAACACCGATTACATTGTTGTATCAAATGGTATTGCTGATGCATACTCTACCGTAGTGACTAACGCAACCGGTTACATGACCAATACAACTCTTACAGGATTGATTACCAATCCGGGATTGTTTGGAAACACCGAAGCTAATACTGATGTTGTCATTACTGTTTATGCGGCAAATGGTGCAGCATCGAATGGTACAGGCGCAACATTGGTTGCTAACCTTGCAGCATCTTCGGGAGGAACCAATACGGCTCCGATCCTTGGTGGTCGCGCTGGTCGTGTTACCTATGAAGCGTTGGCAGTTGTAAAGAAGATTTCGGACGGCGTAGCTGATGATGCAATTCTTCCTAACTCTTAATAGGAAGGATATATTATGACTGAACAAAGTCAGACCGTTCTGGAATTACCAACCAAATCGTCGGCTAATTCAACCGACAAGATTCTGATTATTTCCGATGCAGCCAGTGCCAATGGCGGTAACGTAGCTCTTATTCTCGTCAGTAATCTTTTTGGTAATTCTAATGCTGTTCCGGTAGGTCAAGATAATCCAGCTAATTCCTCCAGTTGGACCGGACCTTCCGGAACAGTTTTTTTCAGCAATACTTATGGCTATGTTGCAATAGCTAACAATACACTTCGGAGATTTGCAATCGAAGATTTCTAATTATGACGGGTTATAATGTTACAAGTGCTTAATGATAAAAATTTCCTCATATATTGTGCTTCAGTTTATGACAATCCCAATTGTCGAGACACGAAGGAGTTTCTTGAGGACCTGCAAAGGATCAAATATATCAAAAAGTTAATAACTCGTTATGTGGAATCCGGAAATCTCAAGGAAAGGTTAATTCTTAATCATCTCATCGTTCTTTCCAATGTTTTTCCCGCTGAAGCTCTTGCCCGTATATTATATCTGAAAATGGAGGCTCAAATGCCTTATTTGAAGCCTTTTTTAGTAATGATGGGTCTTTTACCCCGGTTTATCTATAATATTGGGGAGATAAATAGAATAGACACCGATTTAATATTGCTTGATAAAGGAATCGTTGAACGATTGAGAAAGATATGAATAGGAAACATATAGTCGAAAATGTCCCAACTAACTCTATGGGGTTGTCGAGTGCAACCCCCGGCTCCGGTCCTATTGATACCTTCAATCCCATTCTCAATCGTAATAAAGTTATACGCCGGTTCATGACTGTTTGGAAAAAAAGAAAGGAAAAGAATAGTCATGACCATAGTAAAGAGTCCTCCTAACAACAACGGAAACGGTAACGGGGCTACCGCCTACTATCATTACCTAAGCTGGCAAAATGTCGTTGCTACAGCTACCTTGATTCTGTTGATTGGGGGAGCTTTTTGGGCATTGGCATATAATCCAATTCAAAACGATATCAAGGACCTGAAGTCAATAGTCAATGAAATACGAAGATCAGATGTCGAGAATTATGAAAAATTACGAAATGAAATAGGTGGTCATTCTAAAATTGACGAAAGCATTTATGTGACAAACAAAGAATATAAAGAATTTCGAGAACGTCAAGCAAAAACAAATGATGAAGTTTCCAAATTACTTGAACATATGGAAAATCGCCTAGATGCTTTACATAATCAACAGCAGGTATTGATTGAATTTAAGAATAATCTTGTTGCTGATTTGGTAAGACTAAAAAATCGAGTTCTATATATTGAACGTATTGTCTTAAGATATGTTGGACCAAAACACAATGATGTCACTATTCCTCCACCCGAAAAGTAATATCATAAAAGTTCCTTGTTTTGTAAACGTCATTTATTATCGACCACAATCTTTATTACTTCAACAATTTGGTTGGGAAACCTTGGATGAACCCCCGAGATATCCCCGTATTATAAAATTCTTCAATTACTGGCATCATAATATTCATGCTGTAATACAAGAAGCAACTATTACCGAGAGAAATAACTCCAAAATTATAAACGTGGATCGTCTTATCAAGTTATCATAACAAAAGATTCCACTTGACAAGTTTTTGAGGTGTGTTATACTCAATTCTGTGAAAAATATAGTAATAAAGACATTGTAAATCATTACCTACTAGATGTAGTATAACATGTATATTGAAAAAAAGTATATATCATTCCTATCCAGCCGTTTATTGAAATTTAAATGGAAATCCGGTATATTAGCCAATTGTCGTTGTCCTTTTTGTGGTGATTCCAAGACTAATCCCAATAAAGCTAGGTTCTATTTTTATACTCGATCCAATAAATGGTTCACAGTATGTCATAATTGTTCCTATAGTGCTACTTTTCCAAAATTTCTCAAAAAAATTGATGAAAAGCTTTATTCCGAATATATCATTGAGGTTTTGAGTGATAATAAGCCTATTATTGAAGATTCTCAATTTGTTGATGAATTACGCTTTGATAATGAAGATGCATTCAAGACTTTTATAAAACTTGACAAGATATCTTCCTTACCCTTGTATCATCCTGCCAAGAAATATGTGGATTCTCGTAAAATCCCCAATCCTTATCATGCTATATTCAGATGGTGTCCTAATTTCATGGAATGGAGCAATAAAAGAATACCGGGAAAATTCAAACCAGAAGCCCTTGAGCATGATGAAGGAAGAATATTAATCCCATTCTTTAATAAAAACAACCATTTTTTTGCTTATACAGGACGATCATTATCTCCAATAGCCGAGGTCCGCTATATCACTATTGTTTTAAATTCCAAGGAATTATTGTTATGGGGAGCGAATAAAATCGACTATGAACGCCCAATCAAGGTAACCGAAGGTCCTATCGATGCTACATTTTTGAATAATTGTATTGCTTTAGCGGGAAATAGCATTTCTTCCTTGACAAATCTAGCCGAACGTGATAGATTCATTATAGTTCTGGATAATGAACCCCACTCAAAAGAGGCGAAGAAAAAATTCTCGCGGGCAATTGACCAAGGTTTTAAAGTTGTCCTTTTTCCCAATAATATAAAGGAAAAAGATATAAATGCCATGGTATTAGCAGGATATTCACCGGATTATCTGGAATATGTTATCAACAACAATATCTATTCGGATATTGAAGCTCGAATGAAACTAGAGGAATGGTCTAAACGATGAAAGTAGAATTGGAATTTAAACCCGTAACATCTGATCCCCTTCCCACTGTTATAATGGACCTTGATAAAGTTTTCTTTCATTATCCGCTTATATGGTCGATAATAGTAAGTTTCTTTTCGGCTGTAATATTTGGAATATTTGTTCTTCCAATTATTCAGCTTGGCTGGTTACAAGGATTATTGTTACTTGGAGGAACTTTTGGTTCCTTTGGATTAATACTTGTTGTTGCTTATTTTTTGGGAGAATATATCACCAAAGATACCAATGTATTCAAGGTAATGTATCGGTCATGGAAAGAAAATTGGTGCGCTCCCGTGGAGTTTACCAATGACTGATATTACCAATTGGGCTGATACCGTTCATATAATGAAATATCCGGGAAGAAATGCATTTACCGGAGAGGAAGAATATCTCATTGAACGTATCATGGTTCCCCTTGATCATTATCAGATGGGTAATTTGATTGATGCTATTGGACAGGTTCAAGATACCGGTGATTGGTGGCATGAAATTTGCCATATTGTTGCCCGGGCTATGCAAGTAGCTCGTTTGGATAAATTACATAGTAATAGAGGAAATACCTTTACCTTGCAAGACGTAATCGATGGAAACATCCGGAGAGAAAATGGACCTTGAAAAAATGGCATTTGATTATTTTATGAAAAAAGTGGTGCCGGAAGCTGATCTTGTTACAGCCAATTCCGAGGAAGCATATGTAACCCCGGATGGTTCTGATAAATTTGAAATAACAAAAACTACAGCGTCTTATGATTTTCAAAAGTGGCTCAATCCAAGGATGATATAAATGATCGATATTGGCAGCTTGGTGGTTTGTATTACTGATTGGGAACATCTAAAACAAACTATGCCTTATTGGTATTACAATGTTCCAAATAAACCCGTAAAAGGTTTGATTTATACAATAAGAGGATTTTCGAAACCTGTTTATTGTGAAGAATATAAAGAAACAATTCAAGGTATCTTTCTTGAAGAAATTTATAATCCGGCTGTTAATTGGGAATGGGGTTTGAATACTAAAGATGAAAATAAACTGGAAGGTAATTTTGATATAAAAGGTTTTGTCCCTGTTCAAAAACCAAGTATCGAAAATATCCGTGAATTATTGACCAAACCTCCCTCTCCTGAATTATTGGAAGAATATGAAAAAGCCTAAAATACCTTCAAACCTGAAAGATGCTCATGATATTCTAATCATGAAATGTGCAGCTACTTTAGCTGATGGTCGAATTGGGTGGATTAAAAATGTAAGACGACTTATTCATTTGCTTGAAGTTTATAATCCGGCTCTTTCATATCAATATGAAGATGTAAAAAAATTGTATGAACCAAAAAATCGTTCAAGATGAAGCAAACGTAAGACGATTGATTGAAGCCCTCCCGGACGATGCCCCGGGGGTAGCTTTTGATATTGGAGCTAACTTTGGTATATACACGAAAATTCTAGCAACTAAATTTCAGGATGTATATGCTTTTGAACCTGATCCAAGCAATATGTTTGTTTTACAGGAAAATATAAAAGAACCCAATGTTCATTTTGTGCGAGCCGCATTGGGAAGAAATCCAGCCGGAATGGTAAATCTTTATCGTTGTTGGAATCCCGGAGGAAGCACAATCAATGAAGAATGTCCAAGATTTGCAGGATGGGGTCATACATGGGATAATTTCATATCGGTGCCGGAAACTACCTTGGACACGTTTACTAAATCCTATATTCCGTGGAACAATCTCAAATTCATCAAGTGTGATGTTGAAGGGGCTGAAACTTTCCTGTTCGAACATGGAAAGGATACCTTACTAAATAATCGATTGACTATGGTTTTGGAAGTGCATCAAACAGTCAATTTTGCTCGCCTTTACCAATTATTCAAGGAAGTGGGATATCAAGTATATGATATATTTCATCAACCCGTTTCCGAATTAACCTATGATGCATATTATATAGTGACCAATGAGTGAAGAAAACGTAAAAAATTATATAGAAGATTTACCTGATAACCAACCCGGGGCAGCGTTGGATATTGGAGCCTGTATTGGACAATATACCGGCTTGTTGGCAAAAAAATTTGAAATGGTGTATGCGGTTGAAGCTGACCTTTTGAATGTCAGTCGTTTGACCGAGAATATACGAAACATCGAAAATGTTACAATCATTCCCAAAGCTATGGCGGCTAATGATGGTCATGTGAAATTATTTACAGCCCATCATCCCGGGTGTCATACTATTGTGGAAAAGGAAGAACATTTAAAAAAATGGGGATTTTCTCTCGAAAGACATAGGGTGGTTCCAGCAACTACTTTGAATACCATTTATAAAAGATACAAGAATATAAAATTCATCAAATGTGACATAGAAGGCGGGGAAGATTACATTTTTTACGAGGCTAAAGAATTGTTGACTTCAACCAAGCTAACTGTTATACTTGAAACACATGTAAGTATCGATCATAAGAAATTATATACCTTTTATAAAGATATGGGATATTCCATTTACAGCCTAGACAAAATGGAACCAGTAGATAATTTTCTCCATGAACAACATTATTTATTGAGGAATTAATGGCAGACGTTTTCAAAGAGGGAATTGAAACATCACGTTTTTATTCAGATAGCGGCGATAAGGAAGCCGTGGTAAAAAGAGATGCTTATGGAATGTATTTTATCGAGTTCTATAATCAGGGAAATATGATAGATATGACGGAATATCCGAAACTAACCTTCAATACAGTCGAGGATATTGCCGAGGATTATGTAAGTAATGGAAAAGCGCGTCATGAATCTGTTGAGTAAATTTTTTTTAGTATTAATCCTGATTATCTTTGGATTGTTTGTTTTTAGTGTCTTTTTTGAATTTCGAAAAGCATATGCGGCTGATTACCGGGAGCCTGATGTAATAAATTATTATGATACTCTTAAACAACCTGATGATGATACAACAGGATGTTGTGGTCCCGGAGATGTTTATCAAGCAGATAAAACAGATAATTGTAATCCAAGTATAAGAAATGAAAGAATTGATTGCGCTCTTGTTGCGATCATTACCGATACAAGACCGGATGAGGTTCATTTGCAAAATGGGAGAATTATTAGGAGAGCGCATATTCCGGTAGGAACTAGAATACCGATTCCCCACAAAAAGATAAGGAAACACCCTATTCCTAATCCAACCGAACATAATATAATTTTTGTGAAGTTTTATGAAGATGGGGGTTCTATTGTTTATTGTTGGGAGCCAGCAGTAGGTATATGATCAATCCATTATTACAAACACTTCCGAAACGTCCTTATTCCAATTATATGGAATTTGTTCAGATTCGAAGGGAAAAACATGGAAAACATTTTGGAGTTGTTCTAAAATATCCATGTTTGTATTGTGATGGATATTATCGAATTGTAGCTCCATGGGAACGTCCCGACCCCGTTGAAGGATATAAGATGGCTGATCGAATTGATTGTCCTCATTGTGCCAAAGGGGAATCCAATGAAGCAGTTTATAAAAAACATTATAAAAAGATCATTGCCGAATGGAAAGACAAATATCAAAAAGCCAAGGCGGCAAGAAAAATTCAAAAAAGCGCCTTTGTTAAGATCAAGAAATATCTATCGAAGGAAGAATTGAAGGCAGTTGGATTTGGTGTGTTATGGAAATGAAAGTAGAAGCATTCCGGGGAAAATATAGATTCCTATCGAATTTCTATCCGGCTATTGTAAGTTATGGGGAAATTGATTTTCCAACCGTCGAACATGCTTATCAAGCTGCAAAGTTTGATACAGATGAAGAACGGAAACATATCGCTAATTTAGCGACCCCGGCTGAAGCTAAAAGAGCAGGAAAACGTGGTCATAAGGTAACCGATGAAATAAAACTAGGAACTATGAAGCTTTTGGTGTTTCGTAAATTCTTTGCTCATGAAAATTTGAGACAAAGATTATTGGAAACAGGAGAAGCTGAATTGATTGAAGGAAATTATTGGCATGACACCTTTTGGGGTCAATGTCCAATTGGAACCGGAGAAAACCATCTTGGTCGTATTTTGATGAAAGTAAGAGAGGCTTTTAGGAATTGAAATGAATCCAATACTATATCTACTAATGCGTAATGATATTCCGAGCATGAACCCGGGTAAGCTTGCGGCTCAAGCTGCACATGTTGCCAATGCTTTCGAATATGAGTTCAATAAGAGTGGTTCAGCCAAGAAAAATCTTGGTAAGCTGTATAAGGCATGGAAGAACCAAACCAAGCAAGGATTTGGAACAACCATTTGTCTTGGAGCTAATGAAGATCAGTTTTTGTTTCAAGGAAGAAATCTTGGCAATGGTTATTTGAATGGATGTTTTTCGGGAGAGGTTTATGATCCGACCTATCCTTGTTCTATTCCTATTGAAGTTGCGGATTATTTGAATCAATCTAATTTGTCTCAACAAATCATTTTTAAGGAAGATTCAGCTATTTTTCTTCGAAATGAATTGGTTGGAATGTATGTCTTTGGAGACAAGGAAAATGAGGAAGTTCAATTTCTTGTTGGTGGTTTGGAGTTATATCCATGAAGAAATTTTCTATCATAAAAGATGGAAAAAAATTATGTATGCATTGTAAAGAAATGAAATCTCTTGAGCAATTTAGTGTTGCAAAACGAGGATTGGGTGGTGTAGCCGCATATTGCAAACCTTGTTTCGTTATTAGGTATAAATCCTCTCCGGAATTATCACGAAAACGGACATATGCTTATCGTAAAAGAAATAGAGAAAAATGGTTATCAATGCATCGCATTCACCAATTTCGTCGTAGAACACAACAAAAATTTTTAGATGATGGAACCGTAACTGAAAATTTTTTGATTGGATTATATAAAACAGAAAATTGTTTTTATTGTGAAAAATATATACAACCTGAAAAACGAACGGCTGATCATAAAATACCTCTTGCAAGAAACGGTTGGCATTCAGCATCTAATATAGTTATGGCTTGTTTTTCTTGTAATTCATCAAAAAGCGCCCTAACTTCTGAAGAATATATGGAGAAAATAAATGACCATAACTGCCAAAATAATTTGTGATAGTATTAGTCCCGAAGGTATCCGACTTACAACTATGCAACTTAGATACCCGAGATTCATACATGCAGAGGTAATGACCCATCGCCAATTTTCACGTAATGCTTCATCATCCCGGGCAGTTCCGGTTGAAAAACTGATTGAGGATATCAAGAACGATACAGCCGGTCCAATTTTTTGGGGAAAAAACCAACCGGGAATGCAAGCATTCGAAGAATGTACTAATTTAGTATATGGAACATATTCAAATGAACAAGCATGGTTGGTAGCTAGGGATCGTGCTATTGATATGGCTCAAGAATTTCACAAAGCTGGTTATCACAAGCAAATAGTGAACCGTTTGCTTGAACCATTTTCCCATATCAATGTTGTTGTTACATCAACCGAATGGTCGAATTTCTTTGCCCTTCGTATTCATCCAAGTGCCCAACCTGAAATCCAGCAATTGGCTCGCAGTATGAAACTAGCAATGGATATCAGTACACCTAAAAAACTTGATTATGGACATTGGCACCTTCCTTATATTACTGAGGAAGATAAAACACAACTGGAAGGTGATTTGAAAGCCTTGAAATATGCGGGTGGTGATCAAGGTGTACCAAAACTAAATGTTGAAAAAGAATTTATTGATACTTTGATAAAATGTTCTGTTGCCCGTTGTGCCCGAGTTTCCTATATGACTTATGAAATGAAGAAACCAACCGTTGCCGAAGATTTGAAATTGTATGAACGTCTTTTAGGAGCGCAACCAATCCACGCTAGTCCTGCGGAGCATATGGCTTATCCTGACATGAAAGATTCCCTAAATAATTGGCACCATCCGGAATTACATGGTAATTTCAGAGGATGGATTCAATATCGAAAAACTTTAGAAGGGGAATGTCAATGAATTTATCAAAAAAGGAAAAAAATGCATGGGTTGCTGGACTATTAGAAGGCGAAGGATGTTTTCGAATAAATGAAAATTATCCAAGAATTACATGTGAAATGACTGATGAAGATACAATTAGGCGTTTACATAAAATTATAGGAAAAGGATCGATTTTATATAATAAGCCTCGAATAATACAATCTTATCAAAATATAAAAAAACGAAAACCAACTTGGTGTTGGGGTGTTTCATCAGCTAATGATGTTTTAGATATTTCAAATAAAATTATTCCATATATGAGTGATCGTCGTCAACAAAAAATACAAGAAATTAGGGAACTTGCTTCACAAATACTTGAAAGACGAAAAGAACGGAAAAATAATGTAATATGTAGAAAATGTGGAATAAAACTTCACAAAAAAAATCAACATCCTTCTCGAATAAAACGCGGAGAACGTATTTGTTTGAAATGTTTATATACATATGAACATCATTATCATGAAACTGTTAGAAAACCAAAAAAGAGGGTGAATGCCAATGAATCCTGATATCAAAATGATTCAAGATGCTCTTATGCGTGAGGGCATATTGAGGGAGATTATGTAATTGTTCCGGAGGATTTTTTCTTTCGTCTAAATAGAGCATTGAATCCTCCCCGGGAAAGTATTTTAGACCAACTTATAGAAAAGGAAACACAATGACTAAATGGGAATATACATCAATACCAATTGCAAAAATGCAAGTGCAACAATTGAATGAAATGGGACAATTGGGATGGGAGCTAGTGACTGTTGTTTCAGTTCCGACTCGTAATGATTTGGATTTTGTTTTCAAACGACCTATTGAAATTTTTGAAGCAGGACCGGAAATTGGGAAATCTCTAACTGGATAAATAGAGGCAACGTATCTTCCTTAACGATGCCCATCCCGATCATAATTTCTATTATGATTGCAAAAAATTTTATAAAAAGGAGTCCTCAATGTCGGCTGTTGCTTCCCCTCAAATTGTTGAAACCCCAAAAAATATTGCGCCAATCATGCCCCAAACGAAAGAAATAGAAACAATAGAAAAAGAAGCACAACCGGAAATAACCAATTCAACATTTTTCCCTTCTTTGTTTCAAGAATATGTCTATATCAGTCGATATGCTCGTTATTCCTATGAAAATGGAAGACGAGAAAAATGGGATGAAACAGTAGCTCGCTATTTCAATTTTTACAAGAACCATTTGAAAGAACGTTGTGGTTATAATCTAACCGACAAGATAAGAAAAGAACTGGAAACATCTATTTTGAATCTTGAAGTTATGCCAAGTATGCGTTGCCTAATGACCGCAGGACCGGCTCTGGAACGTGATGAAATGGCAGGCTTCAATTGTTCTTACCTAGTCATTGATAATCCCAAAGCTTTTTCCGAAGCATTATATATTTTGATGGTGGGAACCGGCGTCGGTTTTTCAGTTGAACGTCAATATGTGCAAAAGCTTCCGGAAGTTCCCGAAGAATTACATCCATCTGATACAACCATTATTGTTGCGGATTCCAAAATTGGTTGGGCAAAGGGTTTGAATGAATTGATTTCTATGTTGTATATGGGTTCAATTCCCAAGTATGATTTGAGTAAGCTAAGACCAGCGGGTGCGCCGCTAAAGACCTTCGGAGGGCGATCATCTGGACCTGAACCCTTAGATCGATTGTATAAATTCGTTATTGAAATTTTCAAGGAAGCCAAGGGCAATAAACTAACATCTTTACAATGCTATGATATTGTTTGCATGGTTGGAGAATGTGTGGTTTCAGGAGGGGTTCGACGTTCCGCTACTATTTCCTTGTCTAATTTGTCCGATGATCGAATGAGAACAGCAAAATCCGGACAATGGTGGACCTTGACCCCATGGCGATCTATTGCCAATAATAGTGCAGTTTATAATGACCGCCGCCCAACTATGGATACATTCATGGCGGAATGGAAATCTCTTTATGATTCCAAATCAGGCGAACGGGGTATATTTTCGCGTTATGCAGCCCGAAATGTTATTGAAAGAGGAAATGCATTTAGAAAGCAACATTTCGAAAAAGTCAAAGGTGTCCGTTATCGTGATACCGAGCATGAATGGGGATGCAACCCATGTTCTGAAATCCTTTTGCGACCAAATGAAGTCTGCAATTTGACCGAAGTGATTGTTCGTCCAAGTGATGATTTGGAAGAATTGAAATATAAAGTCCGGATGGCAGCTACCCTTGGAACATATCAGTCAACATTGACTAACTATCGTTTCCTTTCCAAGAAATGGAGTCAGAATGCCAATGATGAACGATTGTTGGGTGTTTCCTTGACCGGTATCATGGATCATAAGGTCCTGTCCGGACAAGCTGGCAAAGAAAAACTAAAAGATATGCTGACTGAACTGCGAAAGGAAGCTATCAAGACTAACATTGCAGTTGCCAATGAATTAGGTATTGAAGCGGCGACGGCAGTAACTTGTGTGAAACCATCCGGAACCGTATCATCATTGGTTGATTCAGCGGCAGGCATTCATGGTCGCCATTCGCCTTATTACATTCGCACTGTTCGTTCCGATAAGAAAGACCCTGTAGCTCAATTGCTTATTGAGGCAGGTGTTCCTTATGAGGAAGATCAAATGCGCCCGACACACAATTGGGTATTCTCGTTTCCGCAGAAATCTCCCAAGTCGGCTGTATTGCGTGATAATTTGACGGCTCTTGATCAATTGGATGTTTGGTTAGTCTATCAGATGTATTGGGCGGATCATAAACCATCGATCACAGTGTCGGTAAAAGAGGAAGAATGGCTTGATGTAGGAGCATGGGTTTATCGTCATTTCGAATATATGTCGGGAGTATCGTTCCTGCCATATTCCGATCATTCCTACGCTCAAGCGCCATATCAGGAAATTACCGAAGAACAATATCATGAATGGGTGAAGAAAATGCCCAAGGCTATCAATTGGGCGCACCTTTCGAATTATGAAAAGAACGATACTACAACAGCAAGTCAGGAATTAGCTTGTAGTTCCGCCGAAGGATGTAATATATAATGAAAAAGAAATCTATTCTGGATGATGAAGAATGGAATCGTCATTATTCCCCATCTTTGGTTCAAAGTATCCTTGAAACGGAAAATGATCGTATTTTACAAGAGATATATAAGACGTATGAGGAAATGAATGAAAAAATTCTGGAAATATATAAATCACAGTAATATAAAGCTGGCAATTGACCTCAATCCCTTCGTTTGGTCATTCCGCTATATGCATCAGGGACCGACTGAAAGTGATCCAACTTTAAATATTTGGTATATTAGATTCCTTCCCCTAAGTATTATCTTGACTATTGATGATGGAACTGTTATACTAATAGATGATGCGGAAAATTATGAATTAGTGGATATTGTATCGGATTTATAAAATATGGCAATAGAATGGTATGAACATTTCAGTTATTTGCATTATACTGATAAAATTATTGAATATTTAGAGAAGAAAGAAAATGACTGATACAGACGTATTAGATGTTGATATTTCTGATGAAGAACTAGAAAGAATAGCATTAGGAACAAAAGAACGAAATGATACTGGTTGGATGACTACCTGTCCAGCAAATTGTTTGGTAATGCTTTGTATGGGGAATAAAAATGATACCCGGGGGTGAAATGAAATTGCCTAAAATGAACGGCAAGGAAATATCGCCCGGGATTTGGATAATAGGGGAACCGACTCCCGTTATTGGAACCGATAAATTGCGATGTTTGGCTGATGTTTATGGAATGCTTGCTTTGGTTGAACTTAAAATTACATTTTCGGAAAATGGTATATGTTTAGACCAAAATCCATAGAAGAAGCAATTGCGCGAATTATTTTTGAAAATATTCCCGATATAGATGGGGCTGCTGCTCATTGGCTATTTTATAAAGAGGATTTGATAATGGCGGCACAAGAAATTCTAAGACGATATCCATTGAAAATAGGAGATGAAAATGGCAAATAGTTATTATCCACCCGATCCATATAATGGTTGGAGAAATTTGGATTCATCAGGTAATTATCCAGCATCCCGAATTATGACCGACACATCCGGACAATGGCAATGTGTCTATTATTCCAGTTTCCTTCGGATATATCAACAAAGATAATACCAATGGACCCAACATCTGCCGGGGATATGCGAGCCGATCTTATGCGTCGGTGGTATGAACGCAATCGTGAAGGTTGGTTTGACAGACATAGACCTAGTGCTGACCGCAAAGGTTATCATGCTGATGAATGGATGTTGGGATTGATGAATGAAGCCCGCCGTATAGATTCTCTTTCCGATAAAGAACTTATCAAAGAATGTAATGGAGACATAAAATGAACGAAAGCACCCTTTTGGTATTACTCGAAGATATGATCAATATCATCATGGAAAATGTTGAGGATGAACGTCAACGTGCCGAAATATACACCGAAATGTTACAATCCTTCGAGGCGGCTGGTCTGGAAGATTATGAAGCAACATTGGGTTTTGATCCGGTGTTTGATAATGTAATATCGGAGAATTATATTGCGTAACCGATGGTGTGAGCGAAAACCTGTGGAGCCTGAAATGATGGAATCTGAATGTAGTGAAGTTCCTGATGCTATGACTAAAGATTTTTGGGAGAAAGCGAGATTAGTTATGCCGGATATTCCCAAGGAAGCTCTTGATGCGGCATTAGAAGCATTCAGTACGGCTAGTGGATATCCAATACCCGCCGCTGTCGCAACAGGATCACGTCTTGAAACTGGTATGGAAGCCGCCCTCAAAGCCGCCGCGCCGTACATAACACAAGGCTATTATGAAGAATGCACTAAATTGCGTCCAGTAATTGAAACACTTAGTAAAGAAAATACTCGTTTGAAAACAATAATTGATCAACAACAACGTGACGCTAGAACTGGAATTAGATCATGGTAGAAATTCCCAAGGAAGCAATTGCAATTGTAAAAGAAAAACTAAAACTAACTGATAGTTTAGTTGAATATGTTCTCGAAGCTGTGTATCCTATAATCTTTGAAAAAATTATAAATGATTCTAAAGTTTTACAGGAATCAGCATGGCAGCTTGGTTATAATAGTGGAAAAGCAATAACTGAAGATGCTGAATTGCCAATTGAACCATGGGTTCATCCCGGAATGAGCGAATCCGAAGAAACGGAACATTATGTCGAAGTTTGTGTTTATAATGAAGGTGTGGAAGCAGCGGCGAAAGAAATAGAAAACAGTATTGGGCGGGGATTTCGATCATCATTGACGCTAAGTGAACTCGCCGCCGCTGTCCGCGATATCAAGAAAATCCCCTAATTTTATAAAAAATCGTATATAATCACGAAAAAGTGATCAAAAAACCCTTGACTTTACCCCTAAGAAGGCTTATATTATAAATAACATAGCGGTGGAGTATCGCTATCCTCAGACAGTAAGGGAGACTTACTATGACGAAAAAATATAATTTTCTAGTTTTTATTGGACGATTTCAACCTTTTCATGCTGGACACCAACATGTTCTCGAAAAGGCTCTTAGTTTATCCGACAATGTAATAGTTTTGGTTGGTTCATCCAACGTTCACCGATCCGTCGAAAATCCATGGTCATTTGAAGAACGCGAAGGCATGATAAAAAATGCCTTGGTTCATAAACTTTCGGCTTATCAGGAATTAGTTATAAAACCTCTTGAAGATTTTCATAACGATACCGCTTGGGTTATGTCCGTTCAAGATATAGTCGATAAAGTCGCAAATGAATGGGAAACCCATAATACCAAGATTGGTCTAATTGGTTATGATAAGGATTCCACGTCATATTACCTAAAGATGTTTCCGACTTGGGATGTTGTCGAAATCGATACCCAATATGGAACCATCAACGCTACCCAAATCCGCGAACAGTATTTCCAAGACGCCCCGATCATTTCCGAATTTCTTCCGGATACGGTTAGATCGTTTTTGCGAGAGTTTGCTCTTGGTGACACCTTCAAATGGGTGTTGAAAGAATACAAATACATTCGCGATTATAAAAAGATTTGGGAAAACGCACCCTTCCCGCCGACATTCGTAACAGTTGACCCCGTTGTGGTTCAATCTGGTAATATCCTTTTGGTTACCCGAAAGGAACCTCCCTATGCTGGTTCCTTAGCATTGCCGGGAGGCTTTCTCAATGTAAACGAAACATTGGAAAACGCCGTTGTCCGGGAATTGAAAGAGGAAACCCGTATTAGAGACAATAAGGGCGAAATTCCCCCCGCTATGTTGAAATCGTTCATCACTAAGCGAGAGGTGTTTGATAACCCGAATAGATCGAAACGGGGTCGAACAATTACCCATGCCTTCCTATTCGATCTTCCCAAAAAGGATGATCTATATATGGTCAAGGGTGATGATGATGCCGAACATGCCGCATGGTATAGCTTGGCAGAACTAAAGAATGAGGATTTCATGGAAGATCACGCTTTCATAATCCAGAAAATGTTAGAGATAAAGTTCTGAAAGGGGTAGGGGAGTCCTATTCCTAGTAAATGAGAAGGAGAAAATCTCATGATGTATCGTAAAAATCCAATCCTAAACACCGATAGCTACAAGGCTTCGCACTATCTGCAATATCCCCCGGGAACAACCAATGTATCATCGTATATTGAAAGCCGGGGCGGGGAATACGATGAAGTTGTATTCTTCGGTTTGCAAGCTTGGCTCAAGGAAAATTTGATGAATGAGGCAAGCCTAGTTACTATGGCAGATATTGACGATGCCGAGGCGGTCTTTACAGCCCATGGTGAACCTTTCAACCGTAAAGGTTGGGAGCGCATTGTAAAAGAACACAAGGGTCGATTGCCCCTAAAAATCGAGGCAGTTGATGAAGGGACTGTAATGCCCCCGAGCAACGTTTTGGTTCAGGTGTATAATACCGATCCGGAATTGCCTTGGCTAACGTCATATATCGAAACATCCCTGCTACGGGGAATTTGGTATCCGACTACGGTAGCAACCCGATCCCGATTTATCAAGAAATTGATCAAGCGATATCTTGATGAAACGGCGGATAATTCCGATGGTTTACCATTCAAGCTACATGATTTTGGGTTTAGGGGTGTTTCATCCTATGAATCCGGTGTCTTGGGTGGAATGGGACACTTGGTAAACTTCCTTGGCACCGATACTGTCGGAGCATTAGAAGGGGCAAGAGCCTACTATGATGAACCAATCGCTGGTTTCTCAATTCCAGCGGCGGAACACTCGACAATTACCGCTTGGGGTAAGGAAAACGAATATAAAGCCTATGAGAATATGATTGATCGATTTGGGGGTCCGGGAAAACTTGTTGCCGTTGTCTCTGACTCTTACAATATCATGAATGCGGTCAATCAGATTTGGGGTAATGAACTACGGAATAAGATTATGAGATTTGGCGGAACGTTGGTTATCCGTCCGGACTCTGGAACTCCGTGGATTATTGTTCCGGAAATTCTCAATGCTCTAGGAGAAAAGTTTCCGACTACGGTAAACTCCAAGGGTTATAAAATGCTTCCGGATTATCTCCGTATCATTCAGGGGGATGGTATCAATCAGGTATCAATTGGTAAAATTCTTGAAGCCGTCAAGAAAAATGGTTGGTCCACTGATAATGTCGCCTTCGGAATGGGAGGAGCAATGTTGCAGGATTTGACTAGAGATACGTTGAGTTTTGCAATGAAAGCAAACGCAATCCTGACGGAAGAATCAATGACCTATGAGGGACATTCCGGATGGATCGATGTTTACAAAAAGCCGGTTGGAGATAATGGAAAATCTTCGAAGGCAGGTCGATTAGCACTGATCAATCGCAAGGGTAAGTTCGAAACGGTGCCAGTTGAAGTTGCTGACGATTATCCAAATCTCTTGAAGGTTCGTTATAATAAGTATCAGCTAGAAAATACCACTACCTTCAAGGAAATCCGCGAAAGAGCGGCATTATAAAATAACCAAGATAAATACCCCATGGTAACAACCGTGGGGTATTTTTTATGTTGTAATCCATGATTTTACGAAGAATGCGTTTTTTCTTTGTTCCCAATACAGTTTTCGAGCTTTACTCATTTTTTGTTTAGCTTCATCTGTTTGTTGTTTTCCAAACATTGGATTATTTGATCCGAGATTATTTTCTTTATGTAAATTATAAGATTTTTTTCTTGCATCTCGCATTTTTTGTTTATGTTCTTCAGATTTAGGTCTGCCACGTTGAAAATTACTTATTTTGTTTTTTGTTTCTTCTGAAAGTTTTTTACCCAAATTACCTTGTCTGATTTTTTCTATAGTTTCTTTAGAATGATTCCGTCCTGTTGATGCAACAAAAAATCGATTCATTATGTTACGATTATAAAACGCTCTTTCTCCATTTGGTAATTTAGCATTGAGAACATCATGGCGAAATTGTTCTGCGACCTCAGTATATGATAATTCTCTTTTAGTTTCACATAATTTTAGAAATTGAAATCTAAAATTTTCTTTTCCTAATCGTTGAATATCTTCATTCAACTCGTCTGATGAACTAGTATATTCTTTCCAATCGCTATCTTTTATAATAACCTTACGATTTTTTTTACCCTTTATTTTTTTTCTTTTTCTAAAACGAAATTGTTTTTTCCCAATATAAGCCTGTCCCGAAAGGATATTTGTAATAATATAAACAACCCCAAAATATTTATTTGGGTCAAAATCGGTATCAACTTCCCAATGTCCGTACATAAATAGTTCCTCAGTTTATAATATATTTATCTTGACTTAGAGGGTTTCTTGTGTTACACTTTATCCATACTTAGAAAAGAGAGGAATAGTGCGAAAGTTTTTTATAATATTGGCTTCTTTTTTCATATTCTCCCACACCGCAAACGCTCTAACATCCAAGTTTGATGGGGAATGGGATTTTACCATTTATAGCGCCTGTGATAAATCCGAAAATAAAATCAGCATTACTATAAAAGCACCGCGAGTTAATTCGTCTGAAAAAGTTCTTGACTTGGTGGGCGGAATAAGCGATAATGGTAAGATAGATATCGTTGCTGTTTATAATGGTAAGACCTTTTATACAAAAGGGATTATTATGCAAAAGACCGGAAGCGGTGAATGGGTATCCGATAATTGTTCCGGAACATGGAAAGCGGAAAAGAAATAATGGTAATTGAAACTATAAAAACTATCAAGGCATTCAAATGTAGTTCAGGACATCTTCATGAATCATTTGAAGAAGCAAAAGATTGTGAATTTGATGAATTGGTTTTTGATGCTTTTCAATCTTCTCCGTCCGGGTTTTATCGTGATATAGGTGGAGATAAAAGAATTAGAGAATTTGCTCAACTTTTACGAGGAAATGTTTATCCAAATTTTCGCAAAAAATTGATAAAAGCTTTGGAATATCTTCAAATACATTTTGGATTCAATGAATGAGCAATAAACGCCAAAAATATGCTAATCCCCCCGATTCGGTAACAATGGTGTTCCGCCCCCGAGGAAAATCTCTCAAAAAAGGTTCTCAAAATCGTCGCGTTATTGCGATTGGTTTGGACGAAAAACGCGAATATTTTTTACATTCAACCAAAGGCTACCGTAATAGGAGAAAATAATGCCTTATGTGCCAAGTGAAAAGACCGAAGGAAAACTCGATGATCGTTTTTATCTTGATCCAACAATAAAACAATTAGCCGAAGATATTGCTACTGTAAGTGCAAGACACGGTTATGAGGGAGCCTTTGCAGGTGAATTGAATTATTCTCTTACTCGTTTATTGCAAGAACTTCCCCGGGAACTTATCAAACAAAACCAAATCAAGGAAGAATTGCGTTATTGGATGCAGCCCTTGATGTATGGGGTATTGCTTGATGTTGCCTTAGAGCATAAGCGTCGGGTAAATGTTGCATACGAAGCCGAACAGATTGTAAAATCCGGTGATTGTTATGATACCCCATATTATACCCGACTTGTTGAAGTAGTCGATAAGGAAGGGAAACATATCGGTTATCAGGAAATTATGATGAAACGTTCAAATGATACGCTTTTTGAAGATAAACTACCCCAAAAAATGGTAGTGGAGTGAGGAGAAAAATGACTTATAAGTATGTTTATCTTGCTGGTCCTATTATGGGCTGCACTGAGGGGGAAGCGAAAGATTGGCGAAAATTCGTAGCCGACAAGATTGCTCCATATGGAATTGTTGGGGTATCACCTTTACGGTGTGAACCAATTGTTGGCGAACGTTATAATTTGACGTATGATACCGATCCAAAATTTGGCGCACCCCGAGCAATTGCCGGTAAGAATTATTTCGATGTTCGCAATTGTGATATGACCTTAGCATATCTTCCCAAACCCGAAGCGGGTAAATATCCATCCCTTGGAACAGTCGGAGAAATTTTCTGGACCAATGGGGTTGGAAAGCAAACAATTCTAGTTTCAGATGATCCTCTTATCATGAAACATCCGGTTATTGATTCGGTTGTGGCATGGAAATTGGAAAAGCTTCAAGATGCCTGTGAAGTTATTGTAGGTGTTATGGGAGCATATACGGGAGGAAAAAATGTTTAGGACAATTTATCTTTGTGGTCCAATATTTGGATGCACCGATGAAGAATGTAAGGATTGGCGTGATTATGTAACCAATTTGTGGAAAGATGATTTTCCATTATCTGAACGAAAAACATTGGACCCAATGCGTCGGGATTATCGGGGTCGCACCGATGATTTTTACGAAGAACTTGTTGAATTGGACAAGATTGATGTTATGAATAGTGATGTTATTTTGGTCAATTATGATAAGCCTAGCGTTGGCACTAGTATGGAAATTATGTATGCATGGGAACGAGGTAAATTGGTGGTAGTTGTTACCAAGGAAGGCACCCCGATCAGTCCGTGGATGTTATATCATAGCCATAAAATTGCTCATTCATTTTTAGATGCAATCAATTATATAGAGGGATTGAATAAATGACCAAAATAACCGAGAAATGGGATCGCTTTTATCTGGAATTAGCCGAGTTTGTTGCAACTAAACTATCCAAAGACCCTTCAACTAAAGTGGGGGCAGTTCTAGTAAATTACGATCATAATAAAGAATTTCTTGGTTATAATGGTTTTCCCCGGGGTGTGGACGACGATCCAGCCCGATATGATAATCGGGAATTGAAATACAAGATGGTTGTTCATGCCGAAGTGAATGCCATCCTCAAGGCAGGATTTTATTCTAAAGGTGGAACATTATATGTTTATCCAGCTTTTTCCCTTCCTCCAATTTGCAATGAATGTGTAAAGTATGCAATTCAAAGTGGAGTCAAGGAAATTGTTGGATTTGTTCCGACTCCTGAAGATGCCGAAAGAGCAAAACGTTGGCAGGAATCAATTGATATTGCCCGAACAATGTGTGATGAAGCCGGGGTTACTTATAGAGGCGTTGTAAGATAATGGATTTACGTTACATATCGGAACTAAAAAAGGAATGAAACCAAATGAACCAAAAATCAGTACAAAAATTCGTCAAAAGAGAGAAGAACTTCAAACAGAACTTAAAACCCTCAATAGTAAAGGGAAAAAATATAGCTGATGGAAGTGGTTTAAGATATAATACTGGTAAAAATAAACTTGAATTAATTCCTTCAGAATGGGAATGGGCGTTGGGTATGATCTTGACCCGAGGTGCAATAAAATATGATGTAAGAAACTGGGAAAAAGGAATGAGTCATTCTTATGTTCTTGGTTCAGGACGCCGCCATTTAGTCAAGTATTTGGCGGGTGAGAGATATGATCCTGAAACTGGTTGCCATCATCTGGCAATGGTTGCATGGAACATGTTGGCTCTAATGACCTATGACATTCGGGGTATTGGAGAGGATGATCTAAAGGATGTTGGGAACTTGGAATGGTTGGAAAAAACAGCCGTCGATCCCGGTCCTGCGTTACAGAAACTAATGGAAGAAAAGAATTTGCAACCTAAATAAATGCTAAATTTGGAAAAAACAATAGTTATAATTGTTGTGGGATTTATGCTTTCGAATTGTACCATATCAAAAGATTACTCATTGAGTTTGAGTATTCCAAGCATTCCTCATGATGAAATAGTTCATCCAGATGCATTAGTCTCATTGGATAGTTCGCCAGATTTTTCAGGTTTACAAGTAACAATTACTAGGACATTTCCATGAAAAAGATTATAATTTTTTTCTTATTGGGTCTGATTCTTGGAAGCTGTGCAGCTACACCCGAAGAAAGACAATTAGTGCGTCAAACTGCGGGTGAAAGTACAACCTTCCAATTACAAGGTACTGATGTAGCTTTAAATCGTTTGCATCCAATATTTGCAAAACGGTTGTCGTCTGCAATCAAGGAAGCTCGAAAACAAGGATTGAATGTTGGATGTTTTTCAGCATATCGTCCCCCGGGATTCAATATCGGGAAATATATAGACAAATATAATTCCCTTCATGCCTATGGTTTGGCTTGTGATGTATATGGTTTGGGGGGTCCAGATGATATAAGGGCATTTGTATGGTATCATATTGCCAAGAGACATAATCTTTGGAATCCTTACTATGGAACCAAATCATGGGCATGGGAATATAACCATTATCAGATGTATAAGAATATAAAGAAAATTCCCGCCAAATATAAACTTCGGGAAACTATCAAAGATGAAGGTCCTAAAAATATAGTCGATATGTGGCACGAAGGAACTGTGTTATTCTTTACTCAAATCTTTCATTGAGGATATATTATGGTTGTAACTAAAAATCCTGAAAAATTTACCTTAGATCAGGTTGTTTTCGATGTTCGTGAAGAATTAGAACGGGCTACATCAATTCATGGTCCGTTCTATTCTCCCCATGAAGGATATGCCGTCTTATTAGAGGAAGTCGATGAATTATGGGACGAAATTAAAAAAGGAAAGGGTCGTTCTTTATCTTATAAGGGAATGACCGAAGCAATTCAAGTAGCAGCAATGGCAATGCGTTTAGCAATGGACTTATATTATGCCAAACCCAAGGAATAAACCTCAAGCCAGAAACCTATTGGATGGAACGGGGGTCACCTATTCCAATCTTTTACGGTTCCTTGAAAATGCAACCAAAGATTTGGAAACGGAAGGTAAGGAAGATGCTGCCTTTTATTTCGGTCAGTTTCATGATTGGTTGCGAAATCACTACCACCCAAGCAAAAGTTTTATTTATGAATCTCGCATTTTGGGGTTATGATGATTTATCCAATCTATAGGAAAATTTGGGAAGAATTTCATAATAAAAAAATTCCAAATGGTTGGCATATACATCATGGAGTAAAAAGAATATATAAGGAGAAATCAAGTGCCTTGGCCCCGAAAACATAAACCCCGAACTGGACGCCGCAAGATTGGTTCGAAGAAACGTCGCGCCCGTCATAAGAACAAACATAGGTAAAAATGCAAAAGATAGTTTTTTATTGTGATCGATGTGGCACTGATATAATGCATAATGGTGTCTATGATCTTCAGCTAAATTTACATTATAGTGGTTTGGCTAACGATATAATTTACTTATCCGGAGATTTTTGTGCAGAATGTTATAATATTATCAAACAAAAAATCGGTAAGGAATTAGAATTTAACCGTTTTCAAACTTATGAGAATATAAGAAAAATTATGGAATGGGATGTTACACCCAAGCCGCCCGAAGATCATCATCCGACAGATTCGTAACATTTAGATCAAGACCTTTGTTACCCGGACAACGAATACCGGGAACCCAATGAGGTTCAGGACCTACCCCATCACCAGTATATTGCCATAAGAAGAAATCATCAAACCCATTCGGGAAACGATAACGCGATCCATATTGGGCAAGCCAAAGCTTATGGGATGTGATGTAATCCCGATCCACTCGATTTAGATCATCAATTGTTTCTTTCAGCTTATTACCCGAATAGATAATAGCCTTGCGACCCATCTTTTCTTCGATAAGATGCAAGAAATCGACGGCTTGATGAATGGTCATATCAGACCTGCGATTTTCTTCATAGTCTAAGGCTAAAAGGGTTCGAGGATCAGGTTGAGATGCATCAAGGAATTTATTGACTTGAGCAACGACATTTTCGGCGGAATTGAAATGATAGGCTCCCCATTCTAATCCAACCGACAAGGCTCCCTCTCTAAATTCATCATACATGGGGTCTTTATAATTGGTGCCTTGGCTGGCTTTGCAAATTATTCCGACAATGCCATAATCCTTGACTTTTTGCCAATCTTGACGGTCAATTTCTTCATAATGTGAAATATCGACCACTTTGGGAATGAAATCGGTCATTTTGTTGTTCTCCATTTTCCTAAATACTATTTATTAGGGGAGGGCTTCTATGGCATCTACAACCGAGGAACGGAAAGCGAAACGTTTGAAACAATTACAAGAAAATGTCGAAGCCCAAATTCTTATGACGGACGGTCCCGAAGATTTGCTGTTATTAGCCACTATATTCCTAGCTACTGCCAAAAACATCTTTTTATCGAATTTTCCCAAAGAACATACCCGCGACGTTTTGCATAAGTATGTGGACGATGTTACAAAATGATAACCCATTGATTTTCCACGTTTCTTAGTTCTTGACTCTACCCCTTTTATGTGATAAATTCTTATCATGACTGAAAAATGCAAATACATAGTATTCGAAGATGATCTTGGTTTAGAGGTCATTATAGTCTTTCCAAATGTAGTAAAACATTCGGATATCAAAGTAAATGGCAACATAGTGAGTGCTGGTTTTATTACTAGATGGGAAAATGGACTTAATTATGACTGTGGCTATACTTGCTATGGTAAGTCGATTAGTTTAGGCGTCGAAAGTCGCCCTGAAAAAGATGCAAAAATAGCTAAAAGACAGCTTGCCACTATGTTGATTAGTGATTGAATTATGAAGAAAACTCTCAAATTTGGCAAATACCCCGCCGATGGTTTTGTTGCCACCCTTGAAGAATATTACAAGGATGGTTTTGAAACTGGTGCCTCTTGGAAAGAGGATTATATTCCGGGGGGTCCGTGGGTTTGCTCCTATGGTTTCATTTTGACGCATGATGCCGATTGGCAGGCTTATTGCCAGCATACCAAGGATGGCAACGCCGAATGGCTCCGGGGGTTCAAGGCAGGATTAGATTCTCAATCCTCTAACCCATTGAAATCTCACGTTTCTTAGTTCTTGACATCATAAGAACATTCTGCTATGATTAGCTTATATGTGACGGTGTTACTCCACCTCCCTTGCCCCGGGGGTCGAAGCGTGGTAGCCGAGAGGGAAAAGAGGGCTAACCGGAAAAAAGTCCTATTTCCGGGGATGGCAGGGGGGACGCAGCCCATTCAAAAGGCTAGGCAAACTTCTAACCCATTGATTTTCCACGTTTCTTAGTTCTTGACATAGACAAAATCTTGTGCTAGGATTAGTTATGATGACAAAAAGCAAGATCAATACCGCAAGGCTCCGGAACAAGGAACCTTCGACGTATCAGAAAATGCGAGCTATTGTCCGTAAATGGGATGATTTAATACATTTTATGCATTATGATTATCGCCAAGTTGATACAATTGACCTAAACAGTCACGCTCGTATTCGTATGTCCAAAACAGCCGAAGGTCACACACTCTTAGAGATTTTGGAAAGCTAACATGACAAAACGTCAAGGATATTACCGCTTTTATAATGCAGGTAAATTCAATGGTCGCGGTGAGGATCATATTATGTTTTGTTTTTATGGTCCTGATAAAACTCCCGGGCAATGTCAACTTGTTCCGGCTTCACATGCTGCCGCAGAACTTGCAGCAATAAAGGCAAACCGAGATTATTTACCATTAACGGAATAATTCACATATGACAAAAACAGACCTAATTCGACAAGATGCGCTTGATCACGCCCGTAATGGCGAGTCGATGCGAAATTATGCTCTCATTATTGAGGGCTTCATGGACAAGGGAATCGCGGAAGATGACATTCTTCCGCGTGAGAATGTGTTCACCTATAATGCATGGATGGCACAAGGTCGCCGCGTCAAGCGGGGCGAGCATGGTGTGAAGATCACCACGTTTATCCCGAAAAAGGATAAAAAGACCGGCGAGAAAAAGGGTGTCCGTCCGTGGATTTCGACAGTGTTCCATGTGACGCAAACGGAGAAGGTAGCGTGACAAATTTACCGGAACTGTGTTATACGCGCATTCTTGGCGCTGCCCCGGGTCACCGCATGGGCGTGATCAAATGTGATGTATCGGGATATTATCCTTGTGATTATGATCAAGCGAAATATTCCGATGAACAAATTGAGGATTGGGTTCGATTGCTGAATGACCGCCTTGGGGTAACCCCGTCGCAACGTTTGGCAATGGAAACTGGTTCAATGTTTGGTTGGGATGTTCCGGGAGCAAATCCGGATAATTGGAAAGGTCTGAAATGACAACGCCTAAGATCAAATGGGTCTGGACAACATCGCGTAAATTAACCAGTTATGAAAAACGGTTTACCATACTTGAAGATCAGTATGGGGCAAAAGTCGAGTATCATATTACGGATCGTCTGAGTTTTCCGAAAGAAAAGGAAACGTTCAACGATTTACGCGAGTGTAAAGCATGGGCACAGATGATCGTGGATAGGGATAATTTGATATGAACATACCGAAGGTAAAATGGGTCAACCAAAATCCGGGAGCGAGTCCGGATGAAGGTCGTTATTGGGTAAGTTTGGAAGGTCGATTCTCGATTACCCCAAATTTCCGGCATACGATTTACCCGGACTCTTATACCGTTGTAGATGCTTTACAGCGTCGGGGTCCTGCAATGACTCATGTAACCTTTGATACCATTCGGGATTGTAAGGATTGGGCTAACGATCAGGTCCGTATAACATTGGAGAATGCACTGTGAAATTTAGTCGTACTTTAAATGATGATGTTATTCGTTTACATAATCTTGAACGAGTATTGGCAGATATGGATTTTGTAGCGAATGTAAAAAATACTTTTCGAACAGATGCTATAATAGAATCAGTTCGAGAAGAACGAAAATTTGTACAACAATGCTTAGAAGCACAAGTAAAAGCATTTTACAATGAAGAAACTAAGGATTGGCGATGGTAAAACGGCGAAGCATAATTGCCCGGGATTTAAAAACCCCGAAATATCGTCCACGTATTGTGGGCAATCGTAAACGGCGAGCTAATAAGCTGGCTTGTCGGGGAAAGGTAACCGATTAAGGAAATGAGACTATGAAGAAAAAATCTATATATCTGCGACATAAACCGGTATATCATCCGGATCGTAAACCTTATGTTGTTGACAAGGTGGTAAATAGTATCGAGTACGATCCGGGTCAATTTCTGACAATAGATCAGGTCCAGAGCCTATGTCGGATGCCGAATTGGACCGTGAACGTAGGGAAAAAATAAAATGCCAGTGAAAGCACAAGAGAATGGACCCTATATTATAATTCCCCGCATTTCTTATTGGGGTAAGCGGGCAGGTGGTTTCTATAGTCCACTTAGACCCAAAGGTGCGAATTATGAATGGGGTTTGATTGTAAAAATGAAAAAGTGGGGGGCTGGTTCTCAAAACAACGGTCCTACCGGTAAAAAGAATCGGTGGTATCAAGGTCGTTTTGGACATAGACCAAAACCCGCAAAGAAAACAAGTTCTACATGATCCTCATTATTCTAATCGGCACTCTTGCCCTTGGAATAATGATCGATAGGGCAATAGAGAGGCGAAGATGGCGGTATATCCGGAATGGACGGAAGAATTTACCAATGACCTAAAGCAGATGGTTGTTGGGGATCGTACCCATGTTGTGGTCGAAGCCTTGGCTCCGTTTGACCCGGATGCCCCGGTTGGTTTGGTCATGGAATGGGATGAAACGCGAGTTATTATCCGGGTGGATGGTAATCAGTGGCAGTTTAGACAAAAGGAAAATGTGTCATGAATGAGACAGTGAACGAGATTGTGGAAATTCGTCCGGTTTATAAAAAGAAACACGTTTATAAAGACGGTTCGCCGGGGTTCAATCGGGGATTAGCGGAGGTTACCTTGACTCATATCAAGAAAGAAATCGCCGCTAATTCCAAAAATAGGCGCAAGTATCGAGAGGATAATTTGATAGCCTAAAAAAAAGTGCTTGACACGATAAAAAAAGTATGATAGGGTAAATATTACAGTAAGGAAAGTTGCGATTTTCCTGTTCACTCGAACAAGGGAGAAGCCAATGACCTAGCGGTTAAAAACCGCAATTTTGACGCAGAAAGCATGTGAATGCAGGAATATTGGGGTTTAATTCCCCTACCGGTCAAAATAGGAACAAAGAAAAGTCTGTTAAAATTATAATTTTTATAGAGATAAATATAGAGTACCCAGTACCGGTTTGCTGGTTCCGGATAAAAAAATCAGCATAAACATAAAGTTAAGAAAAAAGTGAGATAAATAGAAAAAAGGGCTTGACACGACTAAATAGGTGTGATATAGTCTCTTTCGTAACTGGAAATAGGAACAATGAACACAGGTTGTAAACATAGCAGAATATCACTCACGCAATTGCGTGATCGTGGCATTGCGCCATGTTTAGAATCTTGGTATAAGCCCTTCGGGCAAAATACCGAGTAAAATCCAGCAAGGTCCGCCTTGCTGGTTATCCGGCGAGGCTAAAAACGGACCAAATCCGTAAAAATCTCGCCAGATAAGTTATACGCAGATTACAATTTGCGTATAATGCATTTTTTCGCTTGACATACAGGCGAGAGAATGTTATGATGATAGGTTACGGGGTAAGTATAGCCCAACCGCTGGTAGTACGATGGCGATAACTTTGCCATCCGGTAGGATTAGACGATGATCCTATTGTCCTTACGGGGTAAGTAAGGGGTGGTTTCGCTAGGGGTTATTTTCATCATGGATAAATCTTTATCCAAGGATTGAAAGAGTTTATGGGGATGTAGCTTAAGGTGGTAAAGCATCTCAACATTTATTCTTCTAATGATATCGTAGAAGAACCGTCAGATATCGGGCGGTTGTTTAGAAAGATGAGGGTTCGACTCCCTCCATTCTCTGCCCATAGAGAAAGAACGAGGCGTCAGCACACGCCTACAATTCAATTCTTAGATAAAGATTTGCCACCGAAACATTGGTAGTGATGTACCGGTTTCGTAAACTGGAAAACCAAGTCCGACTCTTGGCGGTGGCTCCATGCCTCTTAAGCATATGTGGTGATGCAGCCGCCTTGTAAGCGGCAGAATCAGATTCGATTTCTGAAAGAGGCTCCAATTCATGCTCCCTTCTTCTATCAGCTAGGAACCCCGGCTTTCAACCGGGAAAAACCGGGGCAGCACCGGTAGGGAGTGCCAATAACGTCGCAATAGGCTAGTGGCAGACCATATCCTTGGTACGGATAGAACCATGGTTCGATTCCATGTTGCGGCACCAATTCAAGAAAATATAAACATTGGTTGCAGCCAATGTTTCTTATCAGTTGCCTTTTACCTTGACCTAACTCTGCAAAGTTTTTGAGGTAAACTGTTTCATATCGTCTAACGGAGAGGACACCGCCCTTTTGCGGCGGGAATATGGGTTCGAGTCCCATTGTGATCTGCAATTGATCGGTTTCAAATTAGGAGTTCCTGTAGCTATTACGTGGAACGAAATGCGGGCAGTTATAGCTTCCCCGGCTCCTAAAATGCGCTGGACCCGACGCGGTAAAATATCGGGAACAAATTTATGGGCAACTGGCATATGGAAACTGGTACACCTAACGGTTTTAGAAACCGCGCTTTTGAGAGTTCGAGTCTCTCGTTGCCTACCAATACGTGGCTGTGGGATAAGTTGAAATAGGAACACACAGCGGGCTTAAAATCCGTTCCTTTGCGAGTTCGAGTCTCGCCAGCCACACCAATAATGTCGTTGTGGGCTAATTCGAAATAGGCACACGTTACTGCCTCAAAAGCAGCGCCTTTGCGGGTTCGAATCCCGCCAACGACACCAATAAGGCTCATTAGTTTAAAAGTAGAACGTTGCTTTTACACGGCAATTGAAGCGGGGCAGTACCGTTATGAGCTACCAATTAAGTGCTTGACATGCTCTCAAGAGCATGTTATAGTGCTTAGTATGCTCGCAAGAGCATTATAAAACACAAGTAAACTTTATAACTTTGGCGGTTTAGCGTCGTCAGGATAGCTTGGAGTGATCCAAGTTAAAGCTGTGTATCCTATTAAACAGCGCCCGCAAGGGTCCATCTAAACAAGCCTAGTCGTCCCCGCGAGGGGCTATCAGGGATGATGGTAGTATATATGACGACAAGGTGTGGTCCGAAAGGATAGGGGTAAGCCTCTGCGAAAGCAAGCCCAACCTAATATCCCGCAAGGATAGCCACACATGCAAACTTGTCTAGTAGGTATCGACAATAGGTAGTTACAGTAATCCGATGCTTCGCGGCAAAGGGTGGGTAGCATGATCTTCGGGAGAACGGACCCCGCTATTCGGAGGGGAGACGTATATCCTAGAGTCAGGTTGAGTAACTCGCAAGGTGAAAAACAGTTGGTGTGTTGTATTTTGTTTCCCAAAAGGAAGCGAAGCAACCGAACCAGCACATCAAAATAGGTTTAGAAAAAATGATCCATGGCGGATCATCTGCATATGAAGCAGAAAGGATTGGTTCGATTCCAATTTTTTTCACCAGAGAAAACGCAAAGTCTGGTTCGATGTTGATTGAGAAATGGTCTAAACCAATGGCGGCTTGCCGTAACATTGGCGATGAAGCCCCGCAAGGGTGAAGTTGTTATTTGATCGAATTATCCTAATGGGTTAGCGCCCATGAATAGCTCGCAAGGCTAAGGGTGAGATGATCGGTGAGTAGATCAACATGACAAGTGAAACGCTACACTTCAAAAAAAGCGACCTTGTTACACTACATGCCGAAACGGTATGTGGATGAAAGGGAACCCTTATAGTGCGCTAGTCGCCGCACCCGAGCAGGGTGGGGGATAATCCTAGAAGGTGTAACGCTAAACCCTGTAGTCTCAAGGGTCTAAAATATTCTCCAAGCACATTACAATGTGTTTCGACAATATAAGCGTCTTTAATTCATTGGCAGAATGCTTGTTCGACACGCAAGATGTAGAAAGTTCGATTCTTTCAAGACGCACCATTTCGATAAATATATGTAGTTCCATTGTAGGAGAACATATATGTTAGAAGGATTAATCGGATTTGCTATCGGGGCAATTGTTATTGGTGTTATTGCCAATCGCCGCCCTCAATGGTTTGCATCTATTGTAACCATGGCAAATAAAATCGATGATAAAGTCAACGCTGGTGTTACCAGTATAGTTGAAAAAGTTCAAAACAAATAATGTAGTGACCGCAGAAGCGACGAGAGCGCCCGATAAGCGTTTGCAAGAAGGGGCAGTACCTTCCACTACAACCAATATGGACCCGTGACCGGAACTGGCTACGGCGCGGACTTTTAATCCGTTTTATGAGAGTTCGAGTCTCTCCGGGTCTGCCAATATAAGGAGAGCATATTATGATAAAAAGAAAGGACAGCATATTATGATAAAAAGAACAAGAATTCTCACTCAGAGATATCAGTTTGATGACTGGCCTTCAAATAAATCATTCGAAGCAATTGAGTATGATGCATCAGGCCAATTGTTTTGGATTGCATACGACGAAAGTCCTATTCAAGTAATCTTTGAACAGCGATCAGCAGAATGTTGTTTTCCAATCGATATTAATATGGCAGAACATATATTCGAAACGTTTGGAAGAAAACTTGATCGATCAAAATTACCAAAAGAAGTTTTACATAGTAAAATGTGTATAAGTTAATACACGCATGGCTTGATGGGGAAGCAATGGACTCTTAATCCATGAAATGCGAGTTCGAATCTCGCTGCGTGTACCA